TTCCGCGAGAAATTGATATGGACGATGAGCCTATAATGATCCGTCTAAGCGGTTTCGGTTGAAAACCTTATAAACATAAGAAGGCATAACATGGGAAAAAAAAAGAAAACAGTCGCCGTACCGAAAAAGGTGTGCTGTACAAATTGCAAATTTATGGAATTCGGAGAAAAAGAACCAGGATGCTTACATCCAGAATCTATATTTGCAGACCAAGAAAATTGTAAAAATTTTTATCATACTTATTCATGTGAAAGATACAAAGAAATAGCAAAAGGTGAAAAAAGCGCTCAACACCCAGTTTTAGCGCATTTCAAAGATGTAGATGATGGAGAGGAATCGCTTGCATATTTGAATGAGCTTGAAGGTAAAGAGGTAGATATTCATTTAAGTTCCGGTGCTATGTATACTGGGAAAGTGGTTGGATATAATCTCACTAGTATCACATTTTTAAGATCATACGGGAATGAGCGTATGATGTTTCCTATGTCAGAAATAGTATCTCCGTTAGTTGTTTACGATCATCCACCATACGAAGGGGTAATTAAGCATGAAGACGAAGAAAATAATTGAAACGATTTGTACATTACTGTTTAAGATGATTATTATTCCGCCGATAATAATTATATCCTTATTGGTCGGTACAATATGCTCAATTATTGACTGGAAAACTGGAAGAACAAAAAAGTGAACATAATTTTTGTCGATACAAAAAATGTTGACGGATACAATTTGGATATATTGACTTTTATTTTTTTTGATGTATAATACCAGACAATAAAAATTAAAAGGAAGAATAATGCCGAAACAAATAAGCGATGTTGAACGAAAACGTATTATACAAATGGCGGCTTATGGCACAAGTTTGACAACGATATCAAGCAGACTTCAAATAAATAAAAATATTATCAAAGAAGTTATCGGTAACTCTAAATATAGAAACGAATATGAAATATACGGTAAGGTGACTTTCAAATGATAAAATCAATAATTATAATATGTCCGGTATTATTTTTTGTTTCATGTTCAAAAATAATTCCAGAAGAATATATTGTTGAAAACGCATTTACAATAACTATAAAAACAACGCGCGGTGGTATTGAATTCGTTCCTATACTTAAATTATACGGTAAAGGTTCAAACGAAATAGTTGTTGTTAATGAAAAAGATTTTCTAAATATTGAAGTCGGTGATACGGTTTTTGTAAAAAATAAAAATGTCATTAAGGTAGATAAAAAATGCGATACGACTTCAATAAAATAATAAAAACACTTATAAAAAAGAATTACACAGTATTTTATGGAAGTTCAAGTGATAGTTATGATTTGAATTTAGTTGGGATACGTTCAACAAATGCAAGAGTAGATTATTTTGATGATATACTTGCTGTATTTTTTTATAATAATTATTATTGGGATTATCGTGAATATAATGTAACTACACTTCCAGGTCTTCCGTATTTGCAATCGCCCATGAGCGCAAACGGGTGCGCTATCATTAAGGATGGTCAATATAAAGGGCTGTGGCAGCTAGGAATGCATTTTTCGCAATTTGCGCTTGTACAGAAAAATCCAATAACGGTGATTCGAGATAATGATAAAGATGGTCATTTTGATTTTGACGGACCAACTGAAACGGGTATGTTTGGAATAAATTGCCACAGAAAAGAAATAACGGGTATTAGCGAACGCGTTTCGATCGCCAGTGCCGGATGCGTTGTACATGCAGACCACGAAAGATTTGATAATGAATTTATGCCACTATGTAAAACGGCTGCGGGGATATGGGGTAATTCATTTACATTTACGCTATTGAACGAAGTAGATGTTTTGTCGGCAATCTAAAGAAAGGATAATCAGAAATGGTAAACTTTTCAATTGAATTCATTGAAGACGATGAAGAAAATACAAAAGAAGTCATAACTATACAGCCAGATTTGATCCGCGTAGATATGCTTACGAATTTAACAGCGCAGTCAACAACATACGAATTCGTAGAAATATTCAGAAAGATGATGTTAGCTATGGGGCATACGGCTATTGATCAGTTTATCGATTTTGAAGGCGGAGTGTTGGCGGAAGACGATCATAGACATGAAGACGAACAAGAATTTTTTAAAAAGGGGGACGGCGATGGGAAGAAATGAAATGCAAGAATATGAATTTGAACCGTGGGACGATGAAAAAATGATTTGTCCTCATTGCGGAAATAAATTCCAAAAAAAGTTTACGGATATACTTGATCTTGACGATGAATTAGACACTGACAGCGCATATGAAGAAAATGATCTTGAAATAATCGTGTGCAAATCATGCGGTAAACCTTCTACGCTTTCTGTTAAAACTGTTATTATTAAAGCAAAACAGATTGGTACGTTGCGCGGTATTGAACGAGATGAATGGGAAAAAAGATTTAAAGGACGGACGGCTACGGCAGAAGCATAAATGGGAATTATAACGGATGAACATGATAGGGTTATATCAAATACAATTCAATATTCACCGTTACAATCAGACTTTTTAGTATATGAAGAAAATTACGATGAAGATTTAATTAATAAAAGGAAATCGCAATGGAAAAAGACATTAAATCGGTAGCTATTGATTTCAAGACAGAAGAAACGCTTCTTACCATGACCGAAGAACAGCTCATGGACGAATATGAATGCTGCCGTAAAGCGATTGAAGCGATTGAAAGTTATATTATAGACATAGATCATACCGCATATAAAATGGGATATGACATCGAAGAAGAATTTGAGAACGATGATTTTGAAGATGAAGATATCGATGTGAACGAAGAAGATTAAGCATGAACTCAAAAATAACTCGCGTAAAAGCAATTAGAAATAAATGTATAGATTGCTCAGAAACAAATTTGGATAGATCAAATTGCAAAGAAATATCATGCCCATTGCATAATTTTAGAATGGGTAAAAGACCTAAAAAGTGTAAACCAGATTTAGCAATTAAGAAATATTGTAAATGGTGCTCTATTACATCGCAAGAAGTAATAGACTGCCCAGACGATAAGTGCGCATTATACCCATATAGGCATCCAAATGTACCAAATGATGCTAAAAGCGATGATGATACAAAAACACAGTCTGTAGTGCCAACTTTGGCGCTTAAAACCGATTCTATTGAGGTATAAAATGAATAGTTTTAACGGGAAATGCGTACAATGCGGTATAAATACACTGACTACCGCAGATGTTGATGGTATTTGTTCTATGTGCAGAATGATAAACAAATCAAATAAAGAATGTCATAATCCGCTATTTGAATATGCTGGATGGTATTGTCCTAGTTGCGGAAGTGTATATTCTCCATCAACGCGGGAATGTTTACGATGTAATCCGCCGTATGAATATAAAATAACCTGTTCTTGTGGCAAAGAGCATAATCATACTGGGATTCCAATGCCAAAAAATAATATTACTGGTCAATGCATCAGCGATAGGAACATAAAACTTTGAGTTTCGTACCAGATTATATCTGTCCAGAATGCGCAAAGGAATGCGGTGGTGAAGAAGAAATAAAAGATCTTCAGCCAGAACCGTTCACGCGCCTATGCGACGTATGCTTACGTCATAAAAGATGTATACAAGCAAGCAAGTTCAATAAATTAGACAACAAACTTTTGATCAAGGCACATGCGCGGATAAGGACTAAAATCAGCATGTCGTTAAAGGATTGCTATTGATTATGTAGGTTGAAAACCCGCAAATTGTAGACATAAAAACCACAAAGCGAGTTATTTCACCATGGACGAAATCATAAAAGTCTTTGCATCGGTTATTGATTACCCACAGCAGAATTTACCTTCAGATGTGTGGAGCTACAATGAAAAATCAAAAGAATACGCGCTTAAACCAGAAGTCAAAGCAGAAATACTTTCTAGGATTGAACAGTTCTTTAAAGAAAAAGGTTTTAAGAATATTGAAAAGTTTTGGCTGGGTACTGTTATCGGTAGTAGCATTGGTAGCCTATTTTATACTACGTCCACAGATATAGACGTAAAGTCAATTATAGACGTTGCCGAATTTATGAAAGCCAATGATTATGATGTTGGCGATCAAATGTGGAACATGGTGAAGGAAGTCCGCAAGAGTGATGTGATGGCGGCAAGCAACCCGCTGAAGACGACCAATAATCGCCCGATAGATATTTATTTTATAAACATCGCGGATTTTTCTGAAGACGGAATATCGGGTATCGCCGAAGATCATCTTAAAAAATACGATAGCCTTTACTTCGTAGAAGAGGATGTTTGGCTGAAAGAACCGCAACAGATCGCCGATATAGAAAAATACATAGACGAACGCGATAAAACCCTCCAAGAAGCCTATAAACGCGCCGATAAGATAGCCGAAGGTCTTGATATTGATATTGGTAAGGCTAACCGCGTGGCGACCGATATAGAGGCGTTTGGCGACTATATAGCCACCCTTAAACCAGAACAGAAGGCAAAGCTGCGCGATAGGCTTCAAAAGAAGCTTGACGAACTAGAAAAGATCATCCAAGATATGATTGACACGAAGAACGAAGTTCTTGAAGATCGCCAAAAGGCGTTTCAAGATTTGGATTTCACGCTTGATTATGAACACATGATTACGAGTATAAATTTTCATCCCGATAACGTTAAGATGAAACTACTTGTTAAATGGGCTTATTTCAATATAATTTCAAAATTGCAAGATATCGCGGAAGACCCAGTAACGGATGAAGTAGAAGTCAAAGAAGAAGACGTACCGGCTATCAAGGAAGTTGTTGCTAGTGGCGATGTTTATTTTAGGGGTGCACCATCGGATGAAATATCGGCGCATGATTTTCCTGGGATGTGGTTAAGTAAAGACGAGGCTATTGCGGAACAATACGGCGACACTTATAAGTATACATTAGAAAACGCAAATCTTTTGAATACAGAAGAGCCAGAAGCGCGGGATATAGAAATAGAATTTGCGAAAAAGTATCCAGTACTAGAAGAAGAAATGAATCAAACCGGAGAATGGACTGAACTATGGATGTTCCCGTGCGACGAATTAGTATCAATATTGAAGCAACGCGGTTATGACGGATATAACAATGGTTCAGATACATTTGTATTCAATCTTTTCAAAATAAAAAAAGCATCAAATAAAATAAACATAAATAGGTATGCTTCTGAAGTATTAAGTGATACGCCTACAGATGAGATGAAAGAACATTATGATAAACGAACTAAAAATCATATAGCGCTTGTCAAAAAATATTGCGAAAAACTTGTGCCTATATATGGTGATGAAATCATTCAGCGCGGTAAAGATCACGATAAAAGTAAATTTGAAGAACCAGAATATACTCCATATGTATTTACTACGTGGAGATATAAATGCAAAGATGATAATAAAGAATTCAAATGCTCTAAAGAAATGGAACAACGGATGAAAGATGCAACTGAGCATCACATAAAGAACAATCCACATCATCCTGAATTTCATACGGATAAATTAAATAATTTGATTAACACGAAAGACCGCGATGCTATTCCAGATGAAATGATTGATTCTACTAAAATGACTGATCTTGATATAGCAGAAATGTGCGCTGATTGGTGTGCTATGTCAGAAGAGCGCGGTAATAGCCCGATAGAATGGGCTGATAAAAACGTTAACAAGCGTTGGAAATTTGACGAAAAGCAATCAAAAAAAATATATGATTTGATAAATAAAATTTGGGAAAGTAAGAAGAAAATAAATATCCGCCGTGTTGCCGAACGGGGTAATCATACCGTGGGCGCAAGCCCAGCACATGATCCTATGGTCAGTAATGACAAAGTGGTTAATATTGGCGATGGCGGCGGATCAGTTATAGGTGAAACAAAAATTCTAACATTTGATGAAATAGAAAAGTCATCAAAGGCAATTGACCGAATACAGCCTATGCCGTGTATCTGGTACGAAAACGAAAGCGGCGAAAAGCGGTTCTTGTCAGAAAAGGAACTTGAAAACCCGTATGACATAGAAACAAATATCCAAAAAGATTATCCGATCCAAGTGAGTCACTTTCCAGTTGTGACAGAAACGTTCGTGGATACAGATAGCGGCGGACATATGACTTTTGAAACATCTATAAACTGTATTCAAGATATAGTTTTATATCTTGTTCAAAATCGCGGATGGAAGTTAACTGATGCAATAGTCACGGCTTCTGGGATGTGTGAAAGATGTTTAAACGTCATTTCGGAACAAGCTGGCGGTGAAAAATATCCGCAAGAACAAAAAGATTCTTCGCACACGCATTGTGATTTATGCGCTGTTGTAGATCCAGAATACGATATCTGGTGGAATACTACGTGGCAAGAAGAACTTAAAAAGATACCAGAAGCGGAAATGGCAAAGCCTATAACTGCATCAGATAAAAAAGCCAATAATAGTATATATACACTATTTATAAAAGAAGCGGTTCAGCATTTTAGGAAGAAGCTTGCGGCGGATATTTCTGGGATTCAAGAATTAGAAAATTGGGTAACTAATGCGATTGGTATGGAAGAAAAATACAAAAACATACTTTTGAAAATTGTACAACATATGAAAAACGCTACATCAAAAGATGATATGAAAGATGAAAAAAAATATTTCATGCAAAGATATCGTGAAATAAATTCGTATCCAGCTTCATATCCATTCCCAATTGCGGTTAAAAGAATATTGGATAAAATACAATTCATTGATAAACAAGCGTCTAAAAAGATAAACATCCGCCGAATAGAAGGGTAATACAGATGGGTAAAATAAATGTCCGTTATGCGCATCCAGGAGATCATCTTCACAAGCAAGATAGTAGCTTAGAAAAGCTAGAAGATCTTTTTAATAATCAAGGCTATGATAAAGCCATGCTTATAATTGACGGAGAAGAAAATCCTTATCGTCAAAAACCGTATGAACGCGGTAGCCAACCGAAAATGGAAGAATGGGAAAACAGAGAAGTAGAACTTGATTGGCTTATAAACGAAGCGCGTATGAATCATGACGCGCCGTTATTTGCCGTGTTGGGTCATAACGGAACATATTCAATTATAAAAGTATGGTCTAGCACAGACGTAGAGAAGCCTATTGTATATGTCGGTTCGGGTGATCGTATGGCGGCATTAAATGCGCGTACAGTGTTTGCAAAACGGCTAGAACAATTCACGCTACAAGAAATGCCTGATTTAAAACAGCACATCGGAAATTATATCGCTACGCTGAAAGAATTCACCAAGAAGTTCAAAGAAGACGAAGGCAACAAAGGACGGTTACCTAAAGTAGAAGATTTAGATCAAATTGAAGAATACGGTATTCAGAATTCTTTAGGATTCAATGGCGCACAATTGCGAGATAAAGTTTCTGAACTTACGGGGATAGGCAAAGAAAAAAATGTTGGCGATGCTCTATATAAGTTCGAACGCATTCTCAGCAAGGTCAAAGAATACGAACAAGAACTTCTGGATCAGCAAGCGCGGAAAGAAAAAGGTGTCGGCGAAGATAAAATCAAGAAAGACGAACGTTTTACGCAGACGTTGAAGGAAGATATCGTTGCCCTTAAAAAGCGCAAGGCATATCTGGAATATTTGATCGGATCGTTAAAGAAAATAAACGAAGCTGGAATCAGCCAGAAGTATATCAATTCGCTTGCCAAAAGTCTGACTGCGCAGTACAATCTTAAAGTCAATGACGTTAAGAAAACAGATAACGCGGTCGTGATCGAAGTAGAATCGCCGGCGAAGTTTACGCGGTGGACATTTGATGCGCTTCAAAAAGCGCTTGCCGACAAGGGTATGGAAGCGAAAGAATGGGGCGAAAACGAAGAAAAGATATCGTCCAAGTTCACCATTGAGATCCCGACAACGCTGACGTATAAAAATCTAAACGCGCAATTCAAAAACGCGGTTAAGGTTTTCATTGATCCGAATAAAGACATGCCGCTTGAACGGATCATATCAACGCTTGATACCGACTTCTTGAAAGAATACACAAAGGTTATTAACGAAATTCTGGCAGAAGATATCGAAAACATAAAGAGCGACAAGAAAAAAGGACTTATAGATTCTATCAAGTCGCTGTTCACCAAGACGGACGTGCAGAAATATATGCAGACTGAAACCGGTGATCAAGAACTTAAAACAGAAGAGCAATTTTACGGGGAGAAGAAAAAATGAAAAAATGGTTGTTACTGCTTTTCGTACCCATGTGTCTTTCTGCGCAGAATGTCACAAGTCTGTTTGTAACAAATGTCTATGACGGCGATACTATCCACGGTACAAATGTAACTGGGCAAGTTTGCTCAGTTAGACTTTACGGGATTGACGCTCCAGAACTTGAACAGCCGTATGGAACAAACGCAAAAATGGTTTTAAGTAATTATGTTATGAACAAAACTGTAGAAATAATTTTCATGGGAAAAGATCCTTTCGGCAGAATTATCGGCGTCATTAAGTGGAATCAGTCTAACATAAATATGCTGATGATCGTTGAAGGCATGGCGTGGTATTATGATATCGGAAATAAAGATTTGAACTTGGCGTATGCATTTAGAACTTTTCAGTACGAAGCTAAAATTGGAAAAGTCGGGCTATGGGCGGACAAAAATCCTATAAGCCCGTTCCAGTACAGAAGCGGAAATTTTGCAAAGTGGAATAAGAAAAAATGACACCACCACCACGAAAAGAAAAAAGATTGGAAAGTTTTGGCGGTTATTATTGGATCGCTTGCCGCGCTTATTTCTGCGGCAACACCCATCACGCTTAAAATTCTTGACACCGTAGAAAAAGTAAATATGATCAAATACGGTTTCATCAAGCCAGCTAAAAAATAGCGCTATTGACATTTGATTGTCTTTCAAGTATATTGTATGGAATGTCTGTCAATAAGAATTGCGACAGTCATTTTGTTCTTTGAAAATGGCGGTACTGGAAAAAGGTGGCTCCCGTTTTTGATACACGTCTAAACGGACATTACATCACCACGGCGGTTAAACTCCGCCTACCGCCGTCTTTTATAACCGGATGTAGCTCAATTGGCTTAGAGTACTCGCCCTGGGAGCGAGGGGTTGCGCGTTCGAGCCGCGCCTTCCGGAGGTATTATGGGCAGATGGTGAAATTGGCAACACTGCGGGTTTTGGTCCCGCCATTTTGCAGGTTCGAGTCCTGTTCTGCTCACATGGGGCTGTAAAGTTTCGATTATGGGATTGACACGGGCGACCGTGATAGCGCCAAGAAATGCCTATGAAAAATAGTGCGCGAATAATTCACATAACACGCGGCTTCGCCGCCGCCAGCTCCACATCGCCAACGTAGCTCAGTCGGTAGAGCGTCAGTTTTGTAAACTGAAAGTCGCGGGTTCAATCCCTGTCGTTGGCTTTTGCGGGAATAGATCAATGGTAGATCTTTTGATTTCCAATCAAAGTGTTATCGGTTCAAGTCCGATTTCCCGCTCATAAAATAATTAAGGAGCGCACATATGCTGTAGGTAACTTTATTATAAAGGAGCCACAACTATGTCACGAAGCTTCAGAAAAGTTCCAGGCTGGAACATGGTTAAACCCAAAAGAAGGAACGGCGGTAATCACGTAAACAAGAAAATACGTAGATTATCTATTGACTACGATCTTCCAGATGGGATGTATTTTAAAAAACTTAGCCATGAATTTCATCCATATGATGATGAATGCGTTCGCCTTGGTATATATTTCAGCCGCCAAGAGTGCGAAAGAAATGAAGAATGGTGCGAAAATGTTCATAACCATACTTGGTGGGGTAGATGGTTTACGATCACCAAGCCGTACAAGCGCACACCGATTTATAAATATTACATGAAACGAAGCAAATAAAAAGCACTTGACAAAAAACTAATTTGATGTACAATCAAACGAGTAAGTTTCAATAGGAGTGTCATATGGACACGCTTGAAAAAGCCCGTTTGTTATTGCAAGAAATACAAAAGTTCGGCGGTGAATCTTATATAGTCGGCGGTGCTGTAAGGGATTCCGTTTTAGGTATAACACCACACGATGTAGATATAGCCACGAACGTTCCAATGCATGTTCTTGAAAACAATTTTCCAACCTATGATCTTGGTAAAAATAAATCGTTTGGTGTTATAGGAATAAAGTATCTTGATGAGACATTTGAAGTGGCTCAGTTTAGAACAGAATCAGATTATTCCGATGGACGCCATCCGGACAAAGTATTATTTACAAATACGTTACAAGAAGACGTGTCTAGGCGCGATTTCACAATCAATGCTCTAGCTGCGGATATGTTTGGAGAAATAATAGATCATGTCGGAGGATTGAATGATATAAGAAGCCGTATAATAAGAACAGTAGGAAATCCAAGTCTGCGTTTTAACGAAGACCATTTACGTATGATACGCGCCGTTAGATTTGCTACGCGATTCAATTTTGTATTAGAATTTGATACAATGCAAGCTATAAGGGCTAATGCAAATAAAATATTGAGCGTATCGCCAGAACGTATATGGCAAGAAGTATGGAAAGCCGCTTCATATGGGAAATCATTTGCTAATTTTATAACACTACTCGATACCGTAGATTTGCTTCGGTATATATTTCCAGACATATATATTATGAAGCATGGACGATTTCCGCATGCGGCAATACATCATCCCGAGGGCGACACATATTCGCATACAATGAAGTGCATAGAATATCGTAACAGTTTTTCACCGCTTAGAAATATCATACTATTGTTCCATGACGTAGGCAAAATAAAAACGTATGTATACGAAGATGGGAAGCATACTTATCATGGGCATGAATCCGCTGGGCTTCCAATAATAGACAACGTATGTGATCAATATAGGGTGGATAATGAAACCCGCGAATGTATGAAATTCTGTACACAAGAGCATATGATATTCAAACAGCTACCAAAGATACGATCTTCAAAAGCTTTTGAATTATATCAAAACAAGTTTTTCAATATATTGAAAGAAATATGCGAAGCTGACGATCTATGCCGTGGTTTAGAAAATAGCATAGCAGAATGGTATGAACTTGAAAAATTTATAGAAGGGCTTGACGTAAAATACAAATCTCACACTTTCAAAAAAGCGTTTCACGAAATAATAAATGGCGGTGTCGTCATGAATATGAGGGGCATACCACCGGGTCCGCAAATAGGTAACGTTATAAACAATACTTTCCAGTGGATACTAGACAACAATATACCACTTTCGGATGTAGAAAAAATACTTGGTTATGCCGCATCAGCACCACTTGACAAAAAAATGGTTTAGTGTATAATACGATCTGTAATAACAAGGAGCGTAAAAGTGGACTTTAATAAAATAGCCGAAAAGAATTGCATCCTAAAGGCTACTGTCGGGTCAAAGCTTTACGGAACTAATTCTGAAAATTCTGATAACGATTATGTCGGCATATTCATGCCAGATGAAAACATGGTATATGGACTATATAAATGCGAACAAGTTGAAATTAAAACGAACGCATCGTCAAGCGGCGTAAAAAACAACGCCGGCGATACGGACTATACTTGCTATGAATTCCGTAAGTTCATCCATCTTTGCCAGAAGGCAACGCCGAATATCCTTGAAATACTTTTTGTGCCAGATCAATTGAAACTAATGGTTGGAAATTTTGGATATTTTGAATGGATTGTTAAACATAGAAATATGTTCATCACCAAAAGAATATTTGATACATTCATGGAGTACGCAATCGCGCAAGAGCGGCTTCTGAAAACTAAGACAATCAGATATAAGGCGCTGCTTGAAATGTACGCCTATCTGCAAGACGTTTATCCGGCAGACGTGGAAAATCCACTTGGAATTGATCGGCAGAAGAAACTTATCGAAATCTATCCAGATTTCAGAAACAAAAAAGGCGATATCAAGCAGTTCAACGAAACCATGCCGTTCAAGTACGTCTTTGAAAACATCAAGCGCGAAGTGGAAGGCTACGGATATCGTAAAGAAAATATCTTGAAACACAATTTTGAAATTAAATATGCTAGCCATATGGCGCGACTTCTTATGGAAGGTATAGAACTTACCGAAACTGGGATGATCAGCTATCCATTAGCGAATGCGGAGGTTATAAAAGCCATAAAGTACGGCGAAGTGAATGAAAGTGATTTCTACGGAATCGTTGAAACTTTGAAAAAACGTTTCCGCGAAGTTGAATCAAAATCAAATCTTCCCGCGCATCCAGACATGGACGACGTAAATAAGTTTCAGATTGAAATGATAAAAGACTTTTTAGGAGAATAAAAATGAAGTTTAATTTTTATGATGACGGATCATTATCGAAGAAAAGTATTGAAAACCGCATAGCGCGTGTGTTGAAACGTGATTATCTTGCATTAAGCAAATATGAATTTAAGAATTGTTTTGATGTATTTAACAATCTAAAAGCAAAGAAGTTTAAAATAGAAATTATTGTCAAGGAAGCGAAATAGAATGCCGTATCCCATCAGCGTAAAGAAAAACAATTACTTTGAAAAGCGGAAGAACAGCACGGTTCTTACGCCGAAACTGCTGGCGGATAATATATTTGATATCGTTCAAAGTTCTAATTGGTACGAATCTGAAAATCCAGTAGTATATGACATCGGTTGTAATTCTGGTGAATTAAGCCTTCCATTTAAAGATACCGCAATAAGTTGTGTCGGAATAGATATAGCAGACGTAAAATATCATAGCACTTTCATTAAATGCGATTTTCTTACAATTAACAAAAACAATTTCCCAGAAAACAATTTATCAAGATTATTTTTATGCAATCCGCCGTTTAACTGGGAATGCCAAGGTCATGGAAGAAAGCTTTTGCCAGAACTTTTTCTTCGGAAGATATTTGAATTGTTTGGCACGAAAGTTCCAGTAGTTTTAATAAGCCCTATGGGCATGATGTTAAATCAGAGATTAAAAAGTAAACGTTGGCCGTGGTTACGCGATTGCGGATGCGAAATAACATCGCGGCTTGTTATTCCAATAGACATATTCCCAGAAGTGGCTTTCCATGCGGAAGTTTTATTTTTCAATATTCACGGGATCAAGGCAACGTATTTTTTGGAAGGAGTTTGATCATGGAATTGCATGATTTTGAAATTGTTGAAAAAGATCGCGAAATCGATCAATATATTTGCGTTCAAATATTAGTTAGGATAAGGAAAAACGATACTGGCGAAGTGCGCGAATATAAAGACTATGCTATATGGGAAGATGATTTTGCTAATGATGGATTAGGACAGCCATCATTATTCATTTGGCAAGAAGGTAATTATGCTTGTGATTGTAACAGATATCTGTTCTTCCAACGTTCGGCTAATGAAGAAGAAGATTTGGATAAAAAGAATTGCGGTGATGATAAGTATTCTGTTCAGATATATAATCCGAAAAACGGAGAAATACTTTATAACGAATTTGAATAAGGAGCTCTTATGCGTGAAAAGATTATAGCGATTCTTCAACAACATCTATCTGTAACGGATGAATGGGGCGGATGTAAGGTTGCAGAATCGCAATTCAGCTATGGCTTTGAGGTTGACGGGATTGAAGATGCCGCCGATGAAATTATTGCTATGATTATAAATAATAAATGTAAAGAGTGAAAAATATGGAAGAACAAAAAGTAATACTTGACGATAGCCCAGAAGCGGCTGTCTATGAAACAAGACAAGTCACGGGATGGTTTTCAACAGACGGAAAGTATTTTTACGGGAACGATGAACGACAAGCGAAATATATGGGAAGTACCCATAGAAAATGTGATAAATGTGGTGGGTTAATCAGTAAAAACTCATTTTGTCGCTCTTGTTGGGATAGAAAACAACAAGAAGACTATCTGGCTATGCCTATCGTGGAATGGGATGGGAAAGCACCTATTTGTTTGACCGGCGGCGAACACTATTTTTTCAGCGAAGATGATCTATATTGTTATTGTGATAATAATGAAGTTCAGCCGCAAGATTTACAGTTGGTACTATGTAAGCCAATTTATGCGCATAAGCTTGAAAGCGAAGATTGGTGCGATGAGCTTCCAGAAGAAGGCGAAGTACCCGATTGGCTTATTACGGCAATTAAAGAATTTAACGAGAAGGTAAGATCGCAAAATGAACCGCTATCATATCTGCCTGGAGACAAGCGTGTCAATGTTAAGTTTGAAGTATAAAAGGTTATATTAAAAATGGAAGATTACATAGATTTAGAAATAGTGATAGAACAGCAAGGCGCTCCGATTGTTAACCATGGATATATAACAAGAAAATATCCAGATGTAGCAACGGCGTATATAGATATGCGTTCTAAATATTGCGAACATGAATGTACGATTAGCGGCAGTGATGAAACATGCGGGATATGCATCGGAACAAACGAAAGGTCGCTTTATTTGGACGAAAGCAAATCCAGAGAAGATTCCACGATGATAAAGTTTCCCCAATTTGTTGGGTGGAATATTTTCTCGGTTGATTCTTCGCGGTACACAATAGCAATATGCTTTGTTAAGGATTAATAAATGGAAAATAATTTTGCTTCAAAAAACGATACGCGATTTTTGTCTGGATATCCGCTGATAGAATCAATTCGTTCAAAATATAATCTATCATCAGAAAATTGGGCTAATCCGACACGATATAAATTCGGATGCATTGATACTCCATACTATGCCGAAATATGGATAGATGGAATGGATTATAATAACGTATATTGGTTGTTGGAGTCAATAGATTATTCAGAAGCCACAGCGATTCCTATTATTATATTTTCAAATAGCGAAGAAAGAAGTAAATTTAATTCGTATGATTTTGGACAACTACTAAAATTCATAATGTGGAACAGGCAACAATATTTTTGGATAAAAAATGGTGATCGCGGGGTATATGGCGATACTGTTGTTCCATACATGCATGAAGTTGAACCTGTTGAATCATACGGTAAGAGCGGATTAGTAAAATGCTATTTTGAACATGCGTCGCAAAAGCGTGTTGAATTTTTTCTAAATGAAAATGAATGCTTTAAATACAATTCAAAACCAGTTATAAATAATTGTGATTTGACAATTGATTTGAGAGTCGTTGGTCAATCTATCCCTTCATTACACATAAGCACCGACGAAGGTGATGGATTTGACTTTATTAGAAATAATGATCTACCTGATTGGCAAGACTATAAAAGCTGGGCAGAACAGCTAAGATATATCGCTAATCGTGTTGAAAAAATGAATTATGAAGCTGCTAATCAACCAAAAAATAAAATGGATAACCCGAATGGGAAATAAAGAAATCCAATCATTCACGTTAACAATTCCGCAGATGATAGGTATAATCGCGGTAGTAGTTATATTTGTATATATTATAACAGCAGGAGATTGCGTATGAAACTTTGGAAAGAAAGAAAAATGTTTACTAAGGCGTCACAGGAAATTATTTTACGTCCTGAATTCAAAGATGTCGGCGCTGACATAAATATGGTAATACAAGATGGGCATGATCCGAAAGAACATTATATCGTTCCGATTACATCAGAAGAAGCGCGTGAAATTGCGAAAGAACTTATTTCATACGCAGATGTAGTGGACGGTGAATAATATGAATAAACTTAAAATCGGAGATAAAATAACTATTCCTACTATTGATGTAGGATTAGGTTGGTCGCAGGATTTTAGATTTTATAGAAATAACAATCTTGCTGGAATTGAATTTACTGTTAATCATATTCAAGGCGGAGAAAATTGTTTGGTTCCTACATATGAACTTGTTGCTGATGGATATGGGGTAATAGGGAAATATGGTAATGGCGCTATAATCGTTTCTCATAATGAATTAGAAAAAGGAGAAAAACAAATGGAAAAAGAATGCGAATTTGAAAAAGAAGTAAACTATCGCGGGTATAGAATCGGACTTAATAAAAATAAATACCATGGATACAAATGGGAATTTACATTGATTGATCCGAACAATATTAGTATAGATTTCAATGATACTTATTATGAAACTGATGGTGACGCTATTGAAGCAGCGATTGAAGATGTAAATTTTTATATTGAACATGTCACTGAAATCAATATTGAAAATGCAAATAATAATGCCGAAGAAGAAGTCGGAAATAATGAAGTAAAAATCGCCGCCATAAAAGCGCTTCGCGGTGAAATATATGATCTTCAAGAAGAACGTAAAGTTATGCGCGGTAATGCAAATGCTATAAATACAATAGATGCAAATATACTTTGCCTAGCTGATCGAATCGTGGCGATAGCGAACGGAGATAAAAATGGATAATACTATAGAAAAAGCAAAAAAGTTTGCCGAAGAACGGCATAAAGGACAATTCCGCCGTGACGGTGTTACGCCTTATTTTGAACATGTAAGACGTGTGGCTGAATTGGTTAGTGGATCAAAAATAATAAAAACAATGCGTTCTGATGGTAATATTGAAGGATCAGATTCTTTTGTAGCTATTGCATATCTGCATGATGTTGTTGAAGATGGTAAAGCAACATATGAAGAAATAAAAGAACAATTTGGATTTGATATATATCTTGGAGTAAAAATGTTGACGCATGATAAATATGCAGATTACTTCAATTATATAAAAGATAATGTAAAAGGATACAGTATTGATTTTATAAAACACGCTGATCTTTTGGATAATCTTTCCGATTCGCCTACAGAAAAACAAGTTAAGAAATATTCAAAGGCGCTGAAAATACTTTTGGGGTTTGAAGAATAGGAGTGAAATATGCCGCGTGAAATAAAAAAATATAATGGTCGTTGGCATCAAATAGGTAAGGAGCAACATATTTATATCGGTGCATATAGTGTAGCCGATGCTTGCAGAATATGCACAACATTATCTGGTAATGATCGCGGATGGCGTAGAGAAATAGATGTATACTTTTGTAAAGGATGTTGGGGAAATTCAATGAAAGATGTTACAGTCGAACGTGGGGCTTGGGTATCAGAGGGTATGTTTGATAAGCCAGTTCGGGTAATTGACGCAAATGGAGAAAAAATATGCGAATAAAAACAAAACTAATCTATGATTGCCAGATTGATGGTAAAGATTATGGTGAAGCAACATTTGAATATCGGAATAGATATCAAGATTTAATCGTTAGATATAATGGAGGAGAAATATATTTCCAAATTGTTTTTCCTCCAGAAATATATGATTCATACATAAGGTTTTTTGGGCTTATAAGCAAGGCTAACGGGCGTGACATTTTGACTTCATGTTATTTTACATATATGAAACTTGAAAAAACGAAAATAGAAGATTAACCACTTGACATAAAAATATTTTAATGTATAATGTGGGTTAATAACAAGGAGATTATTAATGAAAAAACTTGTAAGAACAATCACATCAGTAAAAGAAATAGATGTGGAAGAGTTTAAGCGTCTATTTAAGAAGCTATTTGAATTTAAGACAAATGGTGCAGTTAAATTCAATAAAAATCCTCAATATGGTTACAGCAAGGGGGATGAAGATGCTCCGTTCTTTTCCGAATGCTATCTCTATAACCTTTTGGGAAAAGATGATGCGAGATCAGTTCAAGCAATACTTTATTGCATTGCTAAGCAAGTTCTTAGTGATGATGAAGTAAACAGAATTATGTAATAAGGATTAAAATATGAGAACACTAATCCTATTCCTTCTCTGCACAGCACTTTTATTTTCAGCTACGGTGACTTATGAATGGAATGTACTAAGAATCAGTACTGGTCCTTTTAATGATTATAAAAAAGTGGCGGTTGCTTTTTCTAAACTTGAAAAATGGCAAGTTGAACTTATGAAGCCAGTTCAATTGTATGGATATGCATCATCATTTGTAGTATATGTATACCCAATCCGGGCAATAACAAATAAATAGGAAATAAAAATGGCTAAAAAGAAAAAAGAACAAAAGAAATACTGGGTATTTGTTTGGTATGGTGAAGAAACCGTACTGATTGCACGAGGTGTTGATCGGAAAGAAGCTGAAAGCGAAATGAAGTCTTGGATGAAAGATCATAACTGCGATGAATTTGATGAGGATTCATTTATGGTATTTGATGAACCACCACTATCACCAGATTTCCTCAATATCAATATTATATATGAAAATACACGGTATGACGCGGGGATAAAAGAATGAAAAAAAAAGAAAAATTATATTGGGTATTCTTTATTTTAGATGCTGAAGATAACCAATTAGATGTTGTCTGTTTTGGCGTCAATAAAGAAAAGGCTATGGAAGAAATAGAATCTTATTGCTATGATCGGGAAATAAGCCCTTCCGATTTTGATAACTTCGTATCTTGGACATCTCCGCCTAAAAGCATAGGCTCTTCTATTTCAGTTGTAGACCCAGACCCAGAATATTCTGTGGAAATTAAATAAGGAGTTCTCATATGCGTAAGTCAATCATTTTCACGGTTCTTGTTTCAGTGGTAATGCTGCTTGTCCTGTCTTGTAGCGATGCAGAAATAGCATCCATGAATGTTTCAAAAGCCGCCGATCAGTTCGAGATTTACAGACGTGTAGTTTTTTACAATGGTATTACCCACCAGTATATCTTGATGGTCGAAGGTTATTGTTCTATTGAAAAAAGTGAAGACGGTATTCTGCGTGTAACCGTAAAGACAGAGAAAGGAGAATACCTTAAACATTATCTTGGACTTTCTGATAATGTAACCTTCTTTGCAGAACAGCTTATGGCATCGAAAGTAAGCGACAGAAGATATCGTGTTATCTTTAAGCCGTCTGCTATACTACCAGATGTTGAGGTTAGGTGATCAAGTATGGAACCGAAACTTAAACCATGTCCTTTCTGTGGAAGTAAGCCAAGATTTCGTAAGGACATAAATATGATTCATTGCACTAACAACACAAAATGCGATGCTCACATGGAAGCCCAAGACTGGGGCGGTCCAAAAAAGGATGCTCTTGCATGGTTAGTTATGGCTTGGAACAGAAGGATAAAAAGATGAAACTACTTAACACAATCCGCATATTCCTTTGGCTGAAGTTGTGCGAAACTTGGAAGTTTTTACTTGCAGGAATATACTTTATTTTAGTTGTTATAGGAACAATATTAGTAACGTATAAAATATATTGGAAATTTGGGATCATATTTTATATATTTGGTTTAGTCCTAGCTGGGGTATTTGTCATATTTATTAATGAAACAATTCCATGGTTCAAACAAAACTGGAAAGAAGCAAAGCGGATCGCGGAAGAAGAAAAATCCATTGATCTAATAAAAAAGCACAAAGATCAACTTTCAGAGATAAAAGTAGATGCTTCTGCTTGGAATAAAGGTATAATTGATTTTGTTGAAGAAAATAAAAAAGTATTGCAACATATAGGAAAAAATAAAAATCTATTTCCACAAATATCAAAAATAACCTTAGATAGAATAAAAAAGATGGAAAAACTTCATAAAAAAGCACAGAAAAGTAAACTTGTGTTTAAAGGTGGTAAAAAATGAAACATAAATATTGGTATGCTTTTTATGAGAAATATGTTATAGAGGAGGGTGATAGTTACACAGAAAGCGCTGTTTTTATGAATCTGCATCCTATTATTTGGGCGTGTAAAAAAAGGAAAGCGTGTACCATTGATATAAAGTTTTTTCATGAAATTGATAAAGACACTTTTAATTCATGGATTGGTACACGTTATTACGAGGTTAAAAAATGAAAACAACCGAAGTATTGAAACTGTTCTTTAAGCTTAAAGGGCGGGAGATTTATCGGGCAAGAAAAAACCTATTGATTGTTTTACTGACCATTATTGGATTACCTATTGTGATATGCCTATGCGGTACAATTATCAGTTTACCATACTATATAAACCCAAAGTTCTTTGATAGTATCCTTGGGCTTCTTGATATTAGTTTTAGGACAGATATGGAAGTATGGAGAAAATCTTTATTTTTCGCCGGTTATTTTCTATGCTTGCTGGTAATACTACTTTTTATAGTAACTCCTATTGTTTTGATATCCAAATGGTTCCGTGCCAACTGGATCAAAGCAAAGAAAATACTTGAACGGGAAGAGGGGAAAAAAGAATCATGGAAGAATAATGATTCTAACTTATTTCTAAGAGGTGGAAAATGAAAATAAATACTGTACTACTTTTAATATTTATATTTTTTAGTATATCATCGTGTTCTATTTATTCACCTCCAACAAGTTTGGATGGTATTACTTTGTATACTAAGGATGGCAAAGAAATTAAGTTGGAATGGTGCGGGGGTTATAAATGGTTCTTCAAGGAAAAAATTATAGTTATGGATAATACAGGTAAAACAAATATAGAGTGGAGGTACATGGAAAAATGAGATGGATAAGAAAAGAACCGAAAATGCCTGAAATAGGTGATACTCGTATAGTTACACGGTTTTTGTTTTTCCCTGTGGAATTACTAACATTGTCCAGAAAAGAAATACAGTTTCGTTGGTTAGAAATAGCAAGAATTGAACAAAAATATATAGAAGTATTACATTTTGATGATTACGGGGCTGAAAATTCAATGGAATGGATAGACAAAAGGTGGGCAAATTAGTATGACCTGCGCTAATTGCGGCAAAGAAGTTACCGAAATCCGTTTCGGGTATAAGCACTATGTATTCTGCTGCTTGGAATGTATGTATGACTTTGTTGAAAATGGGAAGGAGAAAACGAAATGAAACAAGTTATAGTTGTTCGTAAAGATTTAAACATGCGCAAAGGCAAAATGTGCGCACAAGCAGCTCATGCATCGATGAAGGTAATTACCGATAGATTGATTTGGGACTCGGCTCATCCTGGTTCATATGATCCGGAGCTTAGAACCACTCCGGAAATTACCGAATGGCTTACTGGCATTTTCACCAAAGTGGTAGTCAGCGTGGATTCTGAAGATGAACTAGTTGACATTTACAATAAAGCGCAAGAAGCTAAAATACTTTCTTGTATTATTGAAGATTGTGGTCTTACTGAGTTTCATGGAATACCAACAAAAACTGTTGTTGCTGTTGGACCGGCAAAATCAGAAGATATAGATAAAATTACCAGACATTTAAAATTGTTATAAAAAAGGAAAAAACAAAATGATAGCTCTAACAATTACTTCAATAACTTGGGGGATTCTAGGTTTAATCGCCCTTATGCTATACTATTACGGAAAGAATATTATTACATTAGTAATAGGTACAATATTTGTATCTTTATTCGGAATTGGCGGTATCTCTTTTATGTTTCTTAATGTTCTAAAAGAAATATTGGGGGAATAATAGGTATTATTGCAAGTGGCGTTATTGACAAAAAGCTTGTTTCATATATAATACGGCTTCATAATAAAAATATCGAGAGTAAGAAATAATGGACAAAAATAACTACCACCCTCAAAATGGTTGCTGGAATTGCAAGCATGAGTTTGTGTGGGAAGATTATGATTCCCCTTATGAATTTTTCTGTAATATAGACAATGATAGACCTAAATGTGGAAGCTCTTTAATAGAAGAGACATTTAATTTTGAAGTTGAAGAAAATAATATGATTTCAAATCCGTTAATGGGCGGGGATGCAGATTACCCTGATTCAGTCCAATGGGATATTTGGGCAGATAAACATAGTGTACGTGAAGCTGGTATATGTGATAAATGGGAGGAAAAGAAATGAAAAAGATAATCATTCTATTTGCGATCTTAACGGTTGCTTTGTTTGCGGGTGTGAAAAAACAAATAAAGTATAAATATGTAATAACAGTTTTTGAAGGTGGGCTTGGATTGAGAATATATTATACAGATAAATATAATATTTATCAAAATTCAGGAGGTATACCCGCTTGGGAATTTAATAAAGGTTCAGATAATAAAAAAATAATAGTCCCGGTAGCAAGAACTATAATTGAGGAACAGTAAAATGTCATACAAAGATGATGGAATGATTTTTGTAGATGAAGATCATGGTACTATTATTGATGGTAAATACAAAGAATGTATTTTGCCACCATCTGAAGCAGTAAAAGTTATGACCGATAAATGGATTGATGATGGGCAATACTGTATTCAGACTGTTAGTGATCTGCGCGATGCACTTATTGATGCACAGCAAAAGCTTAAACAAGCGGCGGCATGGTTCTATGAGTATGAACTTATCCATCATAACAAAGGTGATGTAGAAAAGGCTAAGAGAAATCGTGGACGTGGGGACTATTGTTTTGGGATAAAAAAATGAAAATCAAAGTCGGTGAAAATTCTTGTAATATTGATGCACCTATATCAGAAGGTGGATGTGAGATTTATGATGCTGATTTCCCAACAGATGCGGTTAAGTTTACAATTTCATGCGATTACCGCGATAAAAAATACGCTGCTCACAAATGTAAATATGAAGGAACGTGCGATTTCAAAAGGGAAGTAACTGATCGGGATCTTAAAGAATATCCGGATTTGTTTGAAGAAGGAGATGAATGATGGATAGAGAAAATGCAAAAATACTGGCACCTATTATAAAAGCATTTGCTGAAGGGAAGACTATTCAATTTAGGGTTACGCCCACAGATACTTGGAAGGATTTAATAGCGACTAATATTAATTTTAATTATCCACCAAATGATTTTCGCATAAAACCAGAAAATACAGATGAAGAAATAGAAGAACTGAAGAAGGCTTATGCTGCTGGGAAGAAGATTCAGTTTTACACAAAACTTTTTGGCGGATGGCGTGATGCTGGAAGCCCAGCATGGTGTCCATACACAAAATACCGCCTTGCGCCAGGTCAGGAAGAAACACCACTGTGCCAGACATGTGTCCGTGGGGAGAATCATGGTAAGACGTGCTTCGTGGATAGTCATGTTATTAAGTGCAGTTCACATAAACCGCTTTCCCATGAAGACATTTTGCGCGGGTGGTTTAGATATATAAAAGATGGGGATGTAGAAGGTCATTCTTGGGTAAGAGTTTTATCTTATTGTCGGGGAAAGTACACTTTGGAAGGATATGGTAGACATACTTATGATGAACTTTGTTCTAAATTTGAATGGCGTGAAAGTCCAGAGGAATATACCCTATGAACTATCTTTATACCGCATATTTACTTTTAGTTGCGTCCATTGGAATTTGTATTGTTTCGGCTGTGATGTCATATAAAAAGAATAGGATAAAAAAATGAAAAAGGATGAAACACTAACAGACAAAATCTTTCAGCTTACTACCCCGTATGATAACCCATACCAAGGCAAAACCCCACGATGGTTATTTGTATGTTCGGCGGGGCTGTTACGATCACCCACCGGCGCTGCTGTTGCCATTAAGCCTGGATTACAAAATGATTAAACGCGAATTCTATTGGAAATTCTTTGAACAACCAAAACGCCGAATAAGGTATTTTATAGAAAAATATATATTCGGATTGAATACTAATCCCAAACATATTCAGTGGTATGTTGACAAACATAGGAATGAAATTCTTCTTGATCCGCCGTATAAGATTGTTAAGCTTCTTGGCTGGACTGATCAGTTTGAAGAAGACTACTACTATGTTGTAGAAAGAATCAGTAAAAATGGAAGATTAGAAGTGGTGTATTCTTCTTGTGTATGTGGGTTTATTAGGTTAAAAAATAAATTATCTAACTATGATTATTACGATTTGGAACATCTGTGGTTCATGAATACACATCACCTTAAGAATTGTAAATACTATAAAGTTTTGAGCAGAATTAAAATTAAATAGGATATAACATGGTAAAAGATAGTTTCTTTAGTATAGAAAATATTCCAATTGGAACATTTATAAATTATTCTGGTAAAGATTATTTGGTAACAAATGATTATTTCCATAAAAGAATAATAGTATCACAAGAAGGATATTCTGTACCTATCAAAAATATAAATATGAAATTTATAAAAATATATAAAGAGTATGAATACAAAGGAAATATGTTTAAAAGAAAATGTAAAGAATATTGGATGCCAGCATGAAAGATTACATCGTAGTATCAATCGAAGTTGATCAATTTTTGGAACTTGAAACCAAGTATGCCATTGAAGCGGGGATTCAAGATGTTGTTGCTGGCATTTTTCTTGAACAAGGTATCAATAAATATTCACGATCATTCCGCGCTGAAGATGTAAAAAGAGATTGCGAATATATTATGTCAGATAAATACCTATCTGAGGATGAATGAAAATGGAATACAAAAAATGCCCAGAAGGGTTAGGACACAATGGCGATTGCTGCTGTACGTGTGAACACCAATTCGTAATAAAAGGATGGACGAAAGAAGGAAAACCAGAAGTCCAAGGCTGGGCTTGCCTATCATATTACTTCGTTGACAAAACAAAAGAAATCCATCATGTCAATACTAAAAGTCCGCATGGTTGTTGCGAAATGCATAAGGAGAAATAAATATGAACCGAAATAAAGTACAACAACTGAAGCACGGCGTTTACCGGATCTACTGGAAAGGGTGCAAAAACTATTCAGTAGCAAGCATCGGATCTACATCAGATGGATCAAGATGGCTCGCGCCGGCGAATTGGATATCTGGACATTCCAGCGAAGAAGATACATGGGATCGTATAGACCATGTTGAACTGATTGAAGAAGCGAAGTACGATCAAGAAGAAAAGACGAAAAAGAAAAAATCGGTGTGGCAAGTATTTCTGAACATAGGTTTCGTCTGTACCGTCATATCTATGTTCATAGATTTGATTTCAGTCATGCTAAGTGATAATCTAAATTTGACGGTTAAGATGATATTCTTTTTCGTACTTGGATTATTCGGATTGATTATGATTGGAGCTAAACAAAATGCAGATAAACATTAACAGCATTGTCCGCGTTGAACTGACCGAATACGGCAACGAGATACTTAGTAAAAAAATGGTCACGGATTATTATTCCGGTCGTGAAAAATCTTATCCTGGGATGAAAGGAAATATGCTGACCACCGAACTTTGGGATATCATGCGGATCTTTGGCGACTGTCTGTGGATGGGGAACACCTACATCCCGTTCAAGAACAACGAAATAACATTCGTAGAACCTATTGACAAAAATAATATCTGATGTATAATGGGCGCGATAAGAAAAAACAAGGAGATGAACAATGGCTAAAGTTTTATACGGGAACACAAGTACTACAACGGCATGGTTCAATAATGTAAGAAAAGGCGATCTTGTTATGTTGCATACAGAAGTAAAAACTGCGATATGTATAGTAACTTGGGACGGGCATTTGTTAGATTTGGAAACGGGTGATATTTATCCAGGGAAAAATATAAGTAAGAATTTTTTTGATAATTTCCAAAACTTGATTACAGGAACTTTCTTTGTCACAGATATAAAATCTGGAGAAAAAGTTACATTGGAACAGGAATAAAAAAAATGGATATGGGAACAACAAAGCATCGTAAAACAATCATAAGCCACGGTGACGGTTTTCGGTGGGAGATAGACTGCTACGAAGACGTGACAGAAATAAGCTATTACGAAAAACAAACAATATCAGAAGCTTCAGTTCCAGCCGTTTACGGTGACGTTCTAGTTCAGCGTTTTTCAATAGGACAAGGGTTTGATCTTGAAGTTTTTCAAGAAGCGATAAAAATGCGTAAGGCATGCGAAGAAGAACAAGAAAAAGAAAAGCCAATTCCAATCCGTTCAATATGGGATAAAACAAAGGAGCCAAGAAATGGCAAAAATAACTAAAGTGATCTGCGACCATTGCGGTAAAGAAATGTATAGTTCAGCATACGCAGTAGACAAAGCAATAGGCATAGCGTATATATACGAAAACGTGTCTGAAGAGCCTATTGTTAAATTGAAGGATTTTGATATCTGCGCGGGATGCATTACAAAACTTAATTTGGCTATAGAAACAACAATTTACAATTTTAATCCAAATCTCTTGAAGGATGCCGGCGATGGAAAATAAAAAATACATTTATCTATACTGCTTGGTCAATAAAGACGGGAAATATTCTTGCGAATTCGACAATGAAACTTTTACAGACGACATTTCCAAAGCAGATTTTTATTTTGATGATTCTTTGTGTGGACCTACAAAGCGGGGTCAAAAAATAAAGCAGTTCAAATTCATATGTGTAGAGGAAAATAAATGTTCCACAAAGAAAAAGCGGAAATAAAAGAAAAAAAAGCCAAGCGACTACGGCAACTTTGTGAAGAAGAAACGAAGCTGTGGGCTTCTATGCGCAATCGCTACATGGACAACCTTATTCCTCTGGATAAGCCAATATTCTACGGGTATAAGAAATTCTTTGTTGTCCGTGAAGACTATGCGCGGCGTAGAGACGCCATGATCTATAGACGATTGTGTAAATGTATCCAATCAGTAATAACTTCACGTGATACAGACTTTATGTACAAAGATTGGAAGACGGGAAAGATGAAGCCGATGGAACATAAACCAAGGTATTACCGCGAAGTTGAATTCGGTAAAGTCCCATTGGATTTGCAGAAGTATTTCAGAAAAGTAATTCGCACCGAAACCATCTGGTTCGGAAAGCAAGTCATAAACTATCCAATATACGAACTTGAAAAAGACTTCATGTTCGTGCCGGCTATGGATAAGCACTACATAACCCATAAACGGAAGATTTACCCAGAAATCGAATCGCGGATTGAAGAAATAAGAAAAGAAATCTGGGACGGCGGTAAGAACGAAGCCATCCTTCGCAAAATGAAAGGCTGGGGCAACGGATACGAAAAAGGCTACGATGATATCAAACGAAAGATCGAAGAAGATTGGTTAAATAAAATGGCGGAAGCGGAGGTTCAAGGCTATGTCGAAATTTAGAACAGACAAAGAAATCGAAAAAGAAATTAAATGGCTGGAAGAAAACAAACCGAATATACGTAGGTTCAATGGTTTCGGTGAAAACAATCACGAAAAAGTAGATGCAGAAATAGATGTTCTAAAAAATCGGCGTACTGAAATGCAGATATATTCTATATACGAATCGTTTGATTCTATACACGAAGACGACGCAGAAGCAGAATCACACGCAGAACTAGACGCGGCGCTTGACGCATACAGATGGATGTCAGGTGAAGATAATATGCCGCCGTCAGAAGATTGGGAAAATGCGGTGATTAAAAAATGAACAAATTACTTCCACACCCTAAACATCCAATGTGCGATGCGTGCGTAAATGAACATTATATTTTTTGCTATAAAGAGAAATGCCGTTTGACGCAAGTATATGACTTCGATATGAATCAACTCAAAAAAACAACAAAAGCCGACATAAAGAAAATAAAAGAAAACGAAAAGATAATTGATCTTGCGGTAAAAGCGGTTGCGCATTATGATAATCATAACCATTTTGAAATAGGAAAGGACATGTTGAGACTTTTTTCCGTGATACGCAAGTTTAACAAATCAAGGATCAAAAAATGAACAAGAAAAAAATAGAAATTATAAGAAGCTCGACGTTTTTTAGTGATGACATAATTGATATTTCAAGAATACTTGATGAAGCAATAGACGGGTATCTAACGAAAAAGGATAAAATAATAAACATACAAGTAAAAGAAACAGACGGTCAATCGCGGTTTTGGATCTACGTAATTATAAACGGAGAAGATGAAAATGAACAACAATAAAATCGAAATTGAAAAATCGGAATACATAAGTCTGCTTGTCGCGCAAGAGAGACTTTCACGCCTTGAAATCGGCGGCGTAGATAACTGGGATTGGTACGGAGAATCATTAAATCCAGAAGACGAACCAGATATGGATGAATTTAAAGAAAATCTTGAAAAGGAATATGGGATAAAAAAGTGAGCGCATGCAAAAAACAAAGAGGCGCGTATGAAAAGTCAGACAGAAAAAAATTCATACAAGCCATGAAGGAAATTAAACATTTCCAAAAAGAAACATACGCCGCCAGCAAAGCGCTCCAAGTCCTTGCACCAAGCAGTTTCATCATAGTTGAACACGGGCAGAAACTACTGTATGAATATACAGTATTGGCCGCCAAAGCCTACTTCCCAGGTAAAGAAAAAGCGGCGCACGAATGGATCGAATGGTTCATGTATGAATGCGACATGGGGAAGAAGCCGATGGAAGCGCGGATCAATGACAAGCCGTTTCCGGTAAGGAATTTCGGCGAACTGTACGATGTGATTATGGCTTAAATAAAAGGAGAATCAAAGATGGCAATGACATTTAAGCAGGCTAGGGAAAAGCTGAATAAAATAGCTTGTGGGAAAAAGTTAAGATCAATTATATATGAAATAAACGAAACTGAATTTGGCGCATCAGTTTAATGTTATTTGTTTATAGACGGATATAATCTTGCCGAAGGATCTACGTGGGAAGAAGCATTTAGTGAATTGAATTCAAATGTGCGTTCTGGAAAGAACAAGCCGCTAAACGTGAAGCAAGCACCTTGATTTATTTTATACTTAGATGTATAATGTAAAAATAAACGAACAAACAAAAAAGGAGAACTAGACAATGACAATCAGTTTCAACGCGGCGGAAATGAAAAAAATCACGGACGCCAAAGTATCTTTCAAGGGGCTTCAGCCGGTGATCAATTTCGCGGTGAAGGAAGATAAGATCGCCGTAGGCGTGGACAATACGCTCATGCAGGTGATCGGTTCTATCAAGATCGACGCGGTGGTTAATCCCGAAGTTACGTTTTCGCTTCACTATACCCAGGTGAATGATATCCTTGCGAAGTTTGGGAAGCGCGATATATTTCTGGAATATAAGGAAAAAGAAATTACACTGCGGGACAATAAGTTCAATTTCCGTCTGCGGCCATTGGCGAGCGGATTTAGTTCTATCATCGGAGCGATGAAGGCGTTTAAGGGAACGAACGAAATGGTTTTCACGGTGGATGCTTTTAAGGATATTTTTGGGCGCATGACGGATTTCGTTGCTACTACAGATAACCGTCCGGCGCTTCGCGGGATCAATATGAAGTCAGTTGATGAAAAGCTTCATGTCGCGGCTACTGATACGAAGAAGCTTTCATATCACAAAATTGATGATGCGACAGCTTACGGTATGAAAGAGCCGCCGAGTGGTATATCTATAAACCTTGATCAAGCGGCCATCTGCAAGGTAATTAGCGAAGCCGAAGATACCATTATCATGAAGTGGAACGAACGTTCGGCGGTTTTTGAATACGGTAATATCGTGCTTATGTCGCAGCTTATCGAAGGCAAATATCCAAAATATGAACAGCTAACATTGCCGTCATATAAGTACAATACCGTAGTGGATAAGGCCGAACTGCTTGAAGCTATATCAATGGTTTCCACAATGCTTAAAGGCGGCGTTATGCTCGCGAGTATTTCCCACCGCATAGGGATGCATTTTGGAAAAGAAGGAATCCGAGTTTATGCAACGGCGGAAGGCGGCGATTCAGATTCCATTCTTGAATATGCAAACGACATTGAAGACTATGATATGTTCTTCAACGCGGATTACCTTACGACGATTCTGGATAAGATCGAAACACCCAAGGTTGAGCTTCATTTTGAATCAGATAAAGCGCCTGTAAAGGTAGTGTCGCACCAGGGCGACAAAAACAATTACTTTATCTTCATGCCGCTGACGAACGAATAAGCCATCTCCTTCCACCTCACCTCCTTGTTAGCCCCACGGAAGTTTCACCCCTTCTTCCGTGGGGTTTTTTATATGTATATAAACATAATATTTTCATCATATTTTATGCATATATACTGATAAAATAAATCTATAACTTAATACCGGCACACAACAATTTTAACCATGTGCCAGTAAGTGTATATATACTCCACTTACTGGCTAATAATGTAAAGCACTGATTATTATATGCCATTAAGCGCGGGTACAATTTGTATGATTTGTATTACTAACGTCGTGTTTGTCGGGTTTATGTCTGGTTTAAGCCGATTATTCCATTAAAAACACTTGACATTTTATGTATCATAAAGTATATTGTAAGTGTAAGAATGAAGCGAAGGAGTTTGAGAATGAAAGTATTCACCGTTGAATTCGCGGATGGCGAATGCATTCCAGTCGAAGCTAATAGCGCCGAAGAAGCAAGAATCCTAGCACAAGCGGCAAGGATCAGAAACGGTAAGACGTTCAAGGACGCTATTGTTCATTGGTAAAATAAATCTAAAGTACTTGTTTAGGGAGATAATCTATGAAAATAATGTATGCGGTTGTTCACAAGGATTATATTGATTCAAGGCATTTCTGCTTGATGACATCAAATAAAAAGGCAGCCATATTCGCGTGGGAAAAAAGTAATGAAAAACATTGTCCGAATATAAGCTATAAGAAAAGCAAAAAAAATGGCTGGATGGTTCAAGCATATAAAGTCACGCCCGTACCAAAAAAAAGGAGATCGGCATGAACAAGATCATCAATTTCGGTAGCGTGAATCTGGGATACAAGAAAGCCAATTCTGAAGTGTACTGCCGCATAGAGATCAAAGACGGACGACTTTTGATCACGGGCGTTATTGGACCGCGCAAGGGCGGCAATGCGGACGGCGGTTGTGGTCAGATTGATACCGAATTTAAGCATCGTGATCAGACGAATAACGGATACCAATTTACCGCCGATAATATAAAATTCGCTTCTGGCTGGGACAAAGAATCGTTCTTGGACTTTCTTGATATCTGGGATAAATGGCATCAAAACGATATGCGGTCGGCTTGCGAACATCAGCGGAAGCTTGGATGGACGTTCCAGACTCACAAAGGACAGAAATGCCCCGAATGCGGATATCTTATCGGTTCTGCATGGCTGAAGGAAGAACTCCCCGCCGAAGTTATCAAGCGCCTGGAATCGTTTCCCGAAAGCAAGAAAACACCGGCGTGGTGCTAAAGGAGAAATAAAATGGTAACAGCAATATACTACACTGACAGAATTGGTTTTTTGGGATGTAAAGATGAGAAAACGGCGGATCATTTTATAAAAACGCTTATAGAAGCATATGGAGCTTCCATAAAATGGTCTATGGTTATTGATAATCAGCACGGCAAAGTTCTTTCGCACAAATTATATGGATATGTCTAATGAAACAAATAAATAGCATAAGACAAAAAGAAGTTATCTGCCCTTATTGCGGAGCAATTGTGCTAGATAAAAATTGTGATGAATACCATGGTGTTTGTCAATGTTGTGATCAAGAATTCAATCTTACCATTGAAACTTTGTTTACAACTGAAGTAATTAAGGAATAAACCATGGAACATTACAATTTCAGAAATCTTCCTTGCACAATCCGTGAAGACGGTGATCTCTGGTACGTCAGCGGGGTTTACGACGATGGTATTCTTATGACATCGGGCGTCCTTGAATGGTGCTACGACGAAGCTGACGCCAAATATCATATGAACAAAATGGAAAATTACGGTTTCTTCTCACGCCTTTGCTACGGAAAATTTAACGAAATGGCAAGGAATTAAATCATGATAATCAAAATCAGCAAAAAATATTCGATTGAAATCAATTTCAGGATTATCAATCGCGAAATGATCAAACCCAAAAACAGCGGTTTGTTCATCCCGAACTTCTGGGATATGCTTGGCATGTACCCGATTATACGGAATTGGAAACAGAGATGCCCTGCAAATCAAGAATCTTGGTGGTGGAAATTAAACTCCATCAAAGAAGTTCGTGAAAAATATAATATCGGGCTGAAGGAAGCCAAAGACGCGGTTGAATATATCATCATGAAAAGGAAGATGTAACATGGGACAAGCAAAAGCTCGCGGTACATTTGAACAGCGGAAAGAACAAGCGGAAAAGAACTACGAAAAATACGTGGCTGAACGGGCATTGAAGCAAAAAGAAAGTAAAATGCCTTCTAGTGCAAAAGGAATGATACAATATCTTGCTTCGGTATCGGGTAATTCTTCTTATAGTACGAAAAAGGCTATGAAAAAATTGCATAAAGCAGATAAACTTGCGGGGAAATAAAGGAGTTAACCCATGGAAAAGAAAACAATCTATCAGTACAAAGTCGGCGAAACGATCCTTACGCGGACATGCCGCCGAATCGACGAATCCGTTTCTTTCTACGATTACCTCGTAAAGAAAAACTACGAGATCATTCTGATCGCGTAAAGGGAGAAATTGAATGATACAAGAAAATAAAGATTGGCTTAAAGATTATTATAGTAATCTTAAATATATAAACGAAAAAGCATATATTATTTCTACAATGGCATCATCTTTTTATAAGATTGGAATGGACTCGACAGGAGATCGATTGGGTTCTATCGCACAAGATTTGCTTGTTATAGAAGAATCCTTACGAGATATAATATCTGAAAAAATAGGCAAAGATTTTAATCAGTCAATTGAGAATTCTAATAATATTCTTAAAACTGCATTTGCGGTTCTTGAAAAAAAGGTGAAATAGAAAAAATGGTTATAGGATCGTAAACAAATGAAAACAGTTTATCTTGTCACATACCAATTGCCGAAAGATCTGGTTGTCGGAGTCTATGAAGACGAAGACCAGGCTCAGAAACATTATGATGAAGTTCCAGATAAAAGATGCCCGCTGCTTTATCCATGCCCTATTGATATGATAAAAAGGCAATCTGGATATTCAAAGCGGCTCGACAAGATCGTAAATAAATTATTGAGGGAGAATAAAAAATGAACATTTTCAACAAAGACTTTCAGACGATTGAAGAAGGCGAAAAGCTTCTTGCTAAAGTTAGGGCGACCCGCGATCAGATGGGCGGTGCTCTTTACTGGAATGTCGTCAACGCCGATATGCTTGAAATCGAACAGAAGCTTAACATGATGAAAATTGATAAGGAAATTAACAAATGAAAATCGAAGTAGAATCAGAAGAACTTAAAAAGATCGCGAGGAATATTATTGATTGCAGTGGTGAACAGGATAAGATAATATGTCTCGCGGGTGACATAACTTTTATGGTATCCGTGGCGGAATCTAATGCTCGGGAAAGTATTGAAAAGGAGAATAAAAAATGACTGAAGTAACACAAAAAAGATACAAGTCTTATGGCGGATGTGTCTATGATACAAAAGAGGAATGCGCCAGGGCTGATATGGAATATCAAATCCATAAGTTCGTGGAAACTATTTCGGTATATAGATCATGCGATGCCTGCGATGTTTCTTCAGCTTTGATAAACAAAAAAGAAATATTATTGAAAATATACAACGGCGAACAGGTATATTGAAAATGAAGTGCGATTTATGCGGATTTGAATCAATCTACATCCAGCAGTTCCGCCATCCAGATCATAAGAATGATAACTGGAATTCGGAAGACGGGTCTATGTCGGTGATCCACTGCCCGAAATGCGGGGATAAGATACTACTGTATTTTTGTACAGTACCTAACCCGAAGAAGGAGAAGGCGCGAAAACATTTTTATGCGACATCTGATTGGGCTAAACCAACTCCACTGCCATTCCAATGGGCGATACATACGGATCCCATTGGTGTTCCAATGTCATTATACGCGGCTATGAAATCTATGTTTAAGCGGTGGAAGAAACAAGATGATATAGACCTACCGCCGAACAAATAATGCTTGACTTTTTCTGGATATATATTATATTATATAAATACGATAGTTAATTAATAACATCATATAGGAAATTACAAATGATAAGAATTTTCAAAGAAACTGAAGATTTTAAAGCAAACCATGCCGCCGAGCAATGGTGTTCAGAAAATGGATATTCAGTAGGTATAATGCAAGGTAATTTACCACGTGGAATTAAAAATGGAAATTTTAGTATTGCTAAATGGTCCAATCTTGATAATTTTGAAAAAAGACAACTTGATGGTGTAATGACGGGTAATTTTCGTAATGGGCCGATAACTATAAAAATCAATATCTTATGCGATCAATGTGACTTTGATGATGCTAGCGAATGCGGTATGGATAAATCTCCGTTGCGCCAATGCCTCTGAGATATATTGATGTGGAAGGATAAAAAAGTCTATATCTGTTCGCAGAACAAAGCGCTTGACTTTTTCTGGATATGTATTATATTATAAGTGTGGTAACGAAAACGAAGGAGCTTTAGAATGCAAAAGAACATTTCCATTTCATCAACGGTGATGATCAATGCTGAAGAAAAGCGCGAAGTGATTACGCTGACGCACAAGGTAGACGGAAAGTATACCTACATAACGGATTCAAACGCGCCGTGTACCAAGGAACATGTGGAAGCGCATACGCCCGAAGAAGCTTTGAAGAACCATGACGCGATGCTTACCATCGCCGCGATGCACGAATAAAGGGGTGGTTGAAAATGTGCAATATAACTGGGTTGATGTGCGATTGTGGAACTGTTCTTGAAACACATATCGGTGATTTCAGCGTTGAACCTGAAAAAATAAAAGCATTCTGTCCTAAATGTAAACAAAAAGCATTAAAATATATTCTTAAATTTGATAAGCAACTTATTGTTTTTGCAAGCGAAGGATGTTTGTTCATGGTGGAACTTCCAAGAAGTATCGCGCTTAACGGCGGTAAAGAATGTATACAATATAAAAATTCGGTACGAAACAAAAGGAGTAAAAAATGATTTGGAGCGTCAAAGATATCGGGATAAACAGCCCCGCGCAGAAAGCGCTGTACCATATGCGCCGAACGTTCGTCAGATCCATACGGCGCATGAAGCAGACGAAGCGCAGAATGATGGCAAGAAAGAACAAGGCGGTGTGATATGATCGTTGTAATAAAAAACAAAGAATGCCATGAAGCATGGCAAAATTATTTCAAAACTTTTCCTGGTCTTTCTACTCCGACAAATCTGTGTGACGCATGGTTCAAGCAATTGAAAAACGAATATCCGCCATATAAGGATGAATCAAAATGAAATCAGAAAGAAAAAAATACATAGTTTATATCGAAAACGGTAAAGTTGATCATTCACATGAAGCCGAAGAATCATACGCCTTTGAAGATAAAGAGATCAGCAGATTCAAACTTTTGTTGGCTATTATAACCGACAACCACTTTGCGCGGTATATGGCGGATGTACTCAGATATGCTATTCGTCATTATGAATCATATCGCGGAAATGGTGCGGCGGACGTAGTTCTATTCCAAGTATCAAAAAAATATAACAAAATATGGAAAGACAAAAAATGAAGTCAGAAAACGGAATCGTAATCGGCGACCTGGAATTCATGGACTACGGCGATTATACATATACGTATGACGCCGCGCAAGATGCATACTACAAGCAGCGTATCGGGTCTGATACGCTGTATGATTCTGATGAAGAAGAATTTGAATACATTGACGAAAAGCTTTCGGAACTTTTCGCGGCGGCAAAGATATCATGAAAAAGAACTTTGGTATAAAAATCGGCGAAACATATCGGCTGAAATCAAGCCCGACATACAGCTACGTTAAGGTAGTAGCTATCGACGAAAAGAAAACGCCGAAGCTTGCAAAATGTGAACATACAGTGTATAAAGGTGATCTGGTCGGTTTCATCCGATGGTTCAAACTATCTGATCTAAAGAAGGAGTAAGAAAATGGATGTTGAAAATTCAGATCAAATTTATCCACTTATTTACGATATCGATGATATGGGCGAAGATATTATGGCCGCTTACGACGAAAAAGAACTTGCAGAAGAACGGCTTGCCGCCGATAAACGCTTTGAAGAGTTTATCAATACTAAGCCGTGTACATGCACTGGCGATGAAGTATGCCAAAGCTGCCTTGAAAAATACGTGGTAAAATAAGCTTGACTTTTTATGGATTTATGATTATAATATAAAAGACCGCATAACAGCGGTGGAGGAGTGGTAACAATGTACGTTCAATGTGGCAAAGACTATAAGCTTGTAACTGAAGCGCGGATAGAACCAACACAGAATTGGGATAACTGCAAATATATAATCCGATTTTATTATTTTTCATGGAATGATGGTCAGCTCGTTCGGCATTCGTATATGTCTGAACTGTTTGATTCTGAATTAAAAGCAGAAGCGGCTTTATCCACTGCGATAAAGAATAATTCTATTTATTACATTCGCGGAAATTCCTGACGACAAGGAGTAAGAAAATGAAAATCATAACAATCTTTGGACAAAGAAAAGAATCATATCCAGGTGAATACGCACCTGAACTGATCGACGCTGTTGATGAATGTGCGGATATCGACAACGGAAAATACATGCAAGATGAAATGGAAAAAGCGCATAAGCTTGTCGCCGATGGGGAATTTTCATTTGTTCGCAGAATGGAATTTGATATCGACGATAAAGAATTTGATAAAGCATTCTACGGCGAAACGATAAAAGCAAAGGTTATCAAGGAGTAACACAATGAAAGCAATGATCGACTATGTAAAAGACGGTCGGGTATTTATCCGCGTACATGCCTTGAACAAGCGGGAAAAATGTCTGCTTACGCTTTTTAGCGAGCAGTGTAACAATAGGAAATATCTTCCAGAAGAAATCAGCGGTAACGCCGGATACGTGAACGTAAGATTCAACGGCGAATGCGGAACAGCTTCGGGACTTGATAGGCTAGACGCAATGTGTATTGAAGCGCCGTTTGTTCCGCCGGCACCAGCCAAGAAAAGTTTCTTTGAACGTATTTTTGGCAAATAAAAGGAGTAACAAAATGTTTATACCGCTTTCACAAGAATCTAATTCGGAATGGATTGAAACAGACGATATATCTTATATTGGTAAGATTCTTGATACAAACAGCCCACACTGCCATTTCAAGATCATCTACAAATCGAAATATTCCGACGATCTTTATTTCAATTCAAAGTTTGCTGCTGAATATGCTCGTGCTGAAATCATAAAAATAAAAACGGGGAGTAACAAATGAAATACCAAATCACAGAAGAAGACGCGAAGAAGATGTGCGTGGCGTTATATTCCATGATAGATGCCGTTTACGGTCAAGCAGAACATGATATCGGAAATGGCGATGGGCTTACGGTCGAAGAATGTAAACTTATAAAAGAAATACTCGCCAAGCATCCGCAAGGAAATATCTGGCAGAATGTCGGGCATCAGCCGAATATGATTGAAATCGTTAAGGAAAAAAAAGAATATCCATACATGCACCTTGAACCAGGTTCCAATGAAGACAACATTGTCAATTTCTGCAACAAATGCGAAAACAAAATAAAAAACCAGATTCATAGATGCTTCAGGTGCAAGAAGTTTTATAAGCACGGCGATCAGCATCCAGACCTTGAAATGAATTTCATCCCCAAGGAACAAGGGATATCCGATCTACGGGATTAAAAAAAATGAAAGACTTAATACCAATAAGAGACGCAGTTCGGGTTTCATTCGCATTCGCAGTAAGGCATTACCCGTGCTTTTCTTTGGAATATTCTGATAAGCTACATGATCAGATATTAAACAAAAAGTATATCGGCAGGTATGATATCCATACACCCATCGGCGATATCTTTGCCGTTGTATGCCAAGCGCACGGTATTTTTGACGATCAGTATTACGATCTCGCAAAAGAATATTTCTTTAACGCATAAAGGAGTTAAATCATGAACATCGAAAAAATTAAACACGGTTCTTTTTACAAGATGAAAGATGGCGGCGTTGTTTTTATTCGTCCAACGTCAACATCTTGGAAAGATTTCGCCATGGGTGTTTATATAATAAACGCCGAAAAAACACAAAGCGTCTATGGAAATCCGTTCATACCCACAGAAACGCGCATGGCTGGCGAAGAATACGGGATATCAATCAATCACATAGAATGCGAAGTAGAAATAGAAACTAAGGAAAAGTAATGCAAACATTTTTACCACATATGAATCTTGTTAAAGCTATCAGTATGCTTGACAACAAACGTCTTGGTAAGCAGCGCGTTGAAGCAATCCAGATCGCTTCATGCCTCTTGGAAAAGGAAACAAGATGGAAGAACCATCCGGCGGTTCTTATGTGGAAAGGATATGAAGAATATTTAGTTGTATGGTATCTCTATACAGCCATAAGAACGTATGAAATGAGGGGATTCAAAAATGAAAAATGCTATGAACATTTTTACAGATTAAGTGAAAAAGTAAAGCCGCAAAAATTATTAGGTAATATTATTTTTGGCATGGTGTGTTTTTTAGCATATGCATGGTTATTTGGATGGGTTGGTTATCGATTAGGATATGATAAAGCGTTAGAAAAACCCAAGCGCAAGCCGCGCAAGCGTAAACCGGTGAAGGGGTGACACATGTCCATTCTTAATGAAAAAGATATTAAAAGCATGAGTTTGGAAAGAAAAAAAGAATACTGCGATTGGTGTTCATACCATTTTGGCGGACATTGTAATAAATGTTCACTATATGATTTTAAGAAATCAAGAATAACTGATTATGAAAAATTCAAAGCACTTGAAGATGCTATTGAAATGTTGGAATCTAAAGAACACAATTTTGATGTTTGCGGAAATTACAAAAAAGCACGACATTATTTAGCTGAAGAACTTAGAAAAAAACTTGTAAAAAGTATATATTACACCGCCGCCCAGTCAGCGGTGAAGGTGGAAGAATGAATACGAAATACATATGCAATCAATGTGAATCACCATGCTATTCAGATTGTCCAAATGACGAAACGCCGGAGTGTTGTGAAGATACTGCGATATGGGAAAGACAATCAGTGTCAGAAAAACCAAAGCGCAATCCGCTTAAACGTAAGTCAGCGATGAAGGGGGATGCAGAATGAAAATGAAATACCACATTGACGATGCATTTGGAGTAAGATGGGCGTCTTTCTTAAATAAGGATGAGCGCGATAGTTGCTTAGAACATCTTGTAGAAAACAATGAAGACTGTACTTACGTTCCAATCGACGAAAAACCAAAGCGCAAGACGCGCAAGGAGAAGAAATAACATGGAATGTCCTGAATGCAAACACGAACTTATACACCACGATATATTCGGTAGATTGTTTCAACATCAAGACGGTAAAGTTTTAGGTGATATATACATATGCGAAAATGAACAATGTACACGATTTGAAGATTTTTTTTATACATATCGAAATAACGAAAGTGAACTTCATGAAGGATATCCATGTTAAACACGGAATTAGTATAAGGATAAAAAATAATGCAAGAAGTAAAATCAATAAAAGATATTGGTCTTGGCGGAGAATTATGCGAATATTGTCCTCTTGACAAAAAAGGTGTATATTCTACTCCTAGTGGAATTTCAGCAGGATGTGAAGGATCGCACTGCGATAGGGCTTATGATATTTATCTTGAACATTTGATAGAACTAGAAGAAAGTGGATCTGAAAATGGCGAATAACGAAACGGCAATATTAATTTCAATAATTTCGATTGTGATCACGGTCGCGAATGTTATATTTACTATAATTAGAAAAATTATCGGGTAATAAAATTATTATTCCCTAAATCGATTATTTAGTTGATAATTATGTAATATGTGTATCACTGTTTTTTAAGTGGTGCAATATCAACTAAGGAAAAAACTATGATCGGCATAGGGGATTATATACCCACATCAGAAGAAATAAATGCTATTAAAACAGTAATTGAAAGCGGTAGAATAAGCGAAGGGAAGTATACACGCGAGTTTGAAAAAAGATGGTCTGAATATATCGGTAAAAAATATACTGTTGCATGCAACTCTGGTACCTCGGCGCTCATGCTCGCGCTAACAGCTATGCGTATGAAATACAGAAAAGGTTATGTATTAACTACGGCATTGTCATATGTAGCAACATCTAATGCAATAATAACTAGCGGTCTTTCAGCTTTGTTTGTTGATATCGATAGCACAACATTTGGAATAACGGCAGAGAATGTAATGGCGGCGCTCAATCGGTATCATTATAAAGATATAGTCGGTATTTTACCTGTACACCTATTTGGTATAAAATGCGATATAGATAAAATAAAAGAGATCGCAGATAAAAAAGGTTTGTGGCTAATTGAAGATTGTTCTCAGGCGCATGGTACTGTAGGAACAGCGAAGCATGGTATATGTTCTACATACTCGTTTTATTGTGCACATAATATACAAGCTGGAGAACTTGGCGCTATTGTTTCTGACAACGAGAGCCTAGTGTCTATTATGCGAAAACTTAAAAGCAACGGGAGATCATGCGCGTGTAATGTTTGTACACGTAAAAATGGAACGTGCCCTGATAACAAATCAAGATTCAATCACGAACTTATTGGTTATAATTTTAGGACTAATGAATTTGCCACAGCTATAGCAAATGAACAATTGAAAAAAGCAAATTATATATTTTCGGAACGTGAAAAAAATGTAAAATATTTTATTTCAATGCTTTCAGATATTAAAAAAATTCAGTTGCCATCGCATGTTGACGGAACAAGTTATATGGCTTTCCCGATTATCTGCAAGGGTATTGATCGTGACGAAGTTTGTAGAAAAATAGAAAGCATGGGTGTTGAAACTCGTCCGATATTCGGGTCTATACCTTTGCAACCGGCGTATAATATTTATAACGCCGAAACACCAACAGCCGATAGCATTGCAAAAAATGGTTTTTATGTTGGATGTCATCAATATCTTACTGATGATGATAAAGTAAAAATAATTAATTCTATAAGGAGCGCTTGTGAATAAATATTCGAGGATATTTGTAGCTGGCCATAATGGAATGTTAGGAAGTGCAATTGTAAAATCACTAACAGTTTCTAACTATAATAATTTAGTTTTGAAATCAAGAAGTGAAGTTGATCTATTTAATGGCGAACAAGTTAACGATTTATTTAGAAAAAATGATATTGAATATGTTTTTATTTCCGCAGCCAAAGTGGGCGGAATAAAGGCCAACATGGCAGATAAATATAAATTTCTTGTTGATAATATAAAAATACAAAATAATATTATAGAATCTGCATATAAATATCGAGTAAAAAAAATATGTTTCGTGGGTAGTTCATGCATGTATCCGGCAAAATGCGAACAGCCAATGAAAGAAGAATATTTGCTATCTGGAAAGTTAGAAATAACGAATGAAGGTTACGCTCTTGCGAAAATAATAGGCATGAAGCAAATAGAATATCTAAAAAAAGAATATGGTCTTAATGGAATCACTGTCATACCGTGTAACCTATATGGTTCAAATGATTGTTTTGATGAAAACCGTTCGCACGTGCTCCAAGCACTCGTGAAAAAAATTGTAGATGCTTATTATAACAAGGATGAACATATAATTGCATGGGGCGATGGGTCACCCAAGCGCGAAATGATGCATGTTGATGATTGTGCCAACGCAATCGTGAATGCCATGGTAAAATATGAAAGTGATATTCCATTAAATATTGGTACAGGTGTTGAATATTCAATAAATGAATTCATTGAAATAATATGCAAGTGTGTTGGATACACTGGTAAAATAATATATGATAAGTCCATGCCTAATGGTATGATGAGAAAATGCATGGACGTGTCGCGGATGAAGTCACTCGGATATGAACCGAAAATAGATATAAATGAAGGCATAGATAAATTAATAAAAGAATACATTTCTATCCGTAAATAATATTTTTTAACTCCTGCCGGCTATTGACATTTTATTTTTTAAGTGTATAATGCGGTAAGGAGTTAACAAATATGAATATTAATGATATCGTAAATGCTGTGTTTGAACTTGGCGGAGCTATTGTCGTCTGGATCAACGCGATGAAGCTTTACAAGGACAAGAAGGTGGTCGGCGTATTCTGGCCGGTGTGGATCTTTTACAGCGTCTGGGGGATTTGGAATCTTTGGTATTATCCTTCACTGGGTCAATGGTTCAGTGTGGCGGCTGGTTCTCTGCTTGTTGTTGGTAATAGCGTTTGGTGCATTATGGCTGGATACTATGTTATGTTCAAGAAGAACGCCGGCATTGTAAAAGACTGTGGCAAGTGTTGTCGGGACGATGAAATATGTCACGTTTGTTCAGAAGATAAGAATATGTTCAAGCCGTATTCTGGAAAATAAAATGATTATTTCAAAAACTATTGATGGTAATCGCAAACTATATTTTACAATTGATGAAAAGAATAAAGATCAAATACTTAATATAGCCGCGATGATTATGTCAGGATATGGCAAGCATGAAGGTAGACCTACGGATTTTGGTTTTGAACATCAGTTCGCCGATCATTGTCTGAATCTCGCAACGCAATTGGTGTCATCTCATGAGTTAAAACTTTTTTATTCATTTGGTCGTGAAGAAGAGGTGTATTAATAATGAAAAATTCAGAACTTATGAAGATTGCATTAAAAAATGTAATAAACGATTCCGTATATCAAATGAATATTTTATTAGTTAATTTACCAACAGACGAACAAGAAAAATGTTCTGCATATGCGCGAGATTGTCTAAATATTGGCGTAGACCTATTCAAGAAAAAGATCATCAACGAAGAAAATAAAGAATCAATACGCAATCTGAAAAAAGGTGGTATACGCGGATGATTACAATTATAATAGGGCAAGTTATTTTGTTCGTGGGAGTTATAGTTCTTATTCTTGCGGCGATCAGCGGGTTCGTTTCAAATGTAAATACAAGTGAATACGAATATGGTATTAAAGAACCGAAGATAACCATTGATGAAGAACTTGGACCGATTCATATTCGGGTTAAGGTTTACGCATTTGATCGTGCAGATAATGGAAATCATTTTGAACCGCCTTCTGAATTTGTGGTAACTGATTACGAAGTGTTTTTTATAGATCACAAGACGGGCGAAGAAGTTCTTGTCCCGCCGATTGTAGACGAAATGCTTTCAAATGATAACGACTGGTTTGAAAACATCTGCGACGAATGCCAGTATCGATTTGAAGAAGTTGACAGACTGCTTGAAAAAGAAATAGATCGCCAGCTTGAAAAGGACGAACTGGAATTCAAGTCGGCGTTGCGCGATGAGCAGGAAGATAAATATGAATATATGCAAAAATGGTATCCACGTCAGATATGCGCCGAATGCGCACAAGCCGCTGGCGGTAAGATGGCGGAAGGACATATATGTTCATGGTATTCTGTTAGATGCGATGTATGCGGAGAAAAAAAGCCGTGTACTGAACCGAGTGATTTTGGATATCCTAGTGTAGTTCTTCTAATAAAACGTAAAGAAGAAATTGAAGAATCGCGGCAGATAGACGAGCAAGATAAATCTAGTAAGGAATAAAATAAATGCCAATAAACAAATGGAAAATATTAGCGCATATGTTTAGGGATAGATGGATTGAATCTGATCAGAAACATATGAATCTTTTGTTAACTGGGATTGACGATGGATTGCGGCATAAAAACGAAAAAGAAAAGATTATTGAAATAGCAAAAAAAGCAGTATGCGAAATGTGTGTTGTGAGGCAAAGGCAGCATACATGCATTGATACCGTTAATGGATGTGATGCATTTAAATCAATTATTGAATGGAGAAAATTATGAGCGGCGGAAGTTTAGATTATGTCTATCAGAAAGTCAACGATGCGGTGGATGAAATAGAATGTCGCGCAAAAACTAATCTTCATAAAGCATTCGCAAAGCATCTTAGAAAAGTATCTGATGCGCTACATGATATCGAATGGGTATTCAACGGTGATTGTGGAACGCCTTCAGAAGAAAAGGCTATCCGCGCTTGTATAACTCCAACCGATGAACTTAAATGCGCAACAGAAGAAGCAAGGCGGGTTCTGGCTGAACTACAAGCAGTTCTGAAGCGGATAGAATAATGAGAAGTATAAAAATTGAAAAGCGCAAGTTTCATTTTAATAAGAACTTTGCACACTTGGATGGTATTCTGGAAAAGAATAAAGTGGTTTTGGCTGGCGGCGCTTTACGAAAAATCATTGACCATAAAGATGTGACTTGCGATTATGATATTTTCTTTTTGGATCAATCGCGTGTAGATACTACACTGACGGCACTTAACGATCACGGCTACACAAAGGTATTTGAATGCCCACGAGGTAAGCTACATACTTACATCCAAGGTTCAAATAAGATACAGATTTGTTCAGAATTTTTTTATCAAGATTATGAAACGCTTCTAAAGTCGTTTGATTTTTACGCGTGTATGTTTCTTTATGACGGGGATAAGATGTATTTCTACCCGCAGTCAGTGCGCGATGTTACTAGGAAGATTGTCACCATTAACCGCGTGACATATCCCGTGGCTACAATGAACAGACTGATGAAGTACAACAAGAAGGGCTACTACGTCGGCGATGCAATTAAGACCGTTCTGAAAGCCTATAAAACGCAAGAATTCACAGAGGAAGAACACCGGTTCTATATAGATTAACATGAACAAGACAATAGGACAATCTAAACCGTCGCTAAATCAGCATTACAGCCACGTTACGCATGATCGCAGTATAAGTGACATGCTAGCCGTAATACAACGTAACTGGGTCTTTCTAAGCAAGCAGGCGGGGTATTATGGCATCCAAGACGCCATCGGGCTATATGCGAGGTTCGGCGCGATTGATATCTGTGAGGAATATAAGAAAGCATTGGCGCATGAAGAAGATACCAAGAACCGTTTTAAAGCGTGGCAGAAGTGTCACAAAAAGACATCATAATATGTGACATAAAAATTTATGTAGATAGATACTTCGTACATAAAAATAGAACGCATAAACTGTAACATCAATGTTACAATTTTATAATGTACGATACATATCAATTCATGAGGCGCACAACAAAGTGTAACCTCGAAGTTACAGTTTCAACGGTTGAAAAATAAATAAACAGTAGAAACTTTGCAAAGGATTCTGCCGTTGAAGATAAAATGTATTTACTGCGATAAGCCGCTATATATAAAAGCCGGTGACAACCCAGGAAAAAATGACCCACAAGTGGAGAATCGTGGCTTCTTCGACAATTTCTACAACGGCACAGTATGGGATTCATGCTACGTAGAAAAAAAAGATCGCAGCGAAATGATCGATCAGTACCTTAACAAGTACAAAAAAAATTATCCAGGCAAGAAGCGCGTACCAGAATTACTTGAAGACGATGTGGGTATTTCCGATGTTGTGAAAACATCCGGCGTCATAAAAAAAACATACGCATTTTATAAGTGTCCGCACTGCCAAAGAACTTTTTTCAAAAGTTTAAATACCGCTAATATGCAGAAGCTAAACCACGAGGACCCAAGCTCAACTGATTATCAGCACTTGGATAATGAGCGAGAGTTTGGCACTTCCTCGGTAGACCGAACAGGAGCTTCGCCATATAGTAAGCCGAATGATTTCAATAGAGGCAATGCCGCTGTTGATTCAGATAAGAAACCGTTGAAGAAAAAGTACAAGTTTAAGAGGTAATTACCATGGGTATCAAAAGCAATTTTCTCGGAACGCATACGATGGGCAAGGCGATGTCGGATGCGCTGCGCCGAATGGCTTGCAAGAAAGAACCGCAGAAGGTAGAAGCGCCACTTGTCGGCGATAAGATCGCTTATGCCGAAGCCGAAAAGCTTGGCTTTGTAAAATCGGCTCGCGCTCTTGGGCGCAATGCTTTTGAAGCGACTTGTGATCTTGGAAAAGTGATAGATTCTGGCTCGGTGTGGACCTTGACTACAAATGCCGATGGACAGAAGTTCTTCGTCAAGCAGATTGATGAAGCGGGTAACATTGTCCGCAAACTTAAAGCATCTAAAACTAAATCGGTTAAAGTCACTTTCGCCGAAAAAACTTTTCATGCGCCAGTGCTTAAAGTTGTTGAAGCCGATTATAAACGTATGTTCGGCGTCACTCCCGAAGAAGTAGAAAAGAATGGGAAAGAAATCGGCGAAGATACCGAAGACGAAGGTTATATAACCAAGTTCTATGACTTCAATGGTAAATCGTATTTCATATCAAAAGCTATTGGAGATAATCTTGTAGCCAGTTTTGGTGAAATTGAAAGCGAAGCTAAACGTGACAAAAATGAATCTGCCGAAGCTCAGCTTGGTGTAAAAGCCGAATCGCTCATGGAAAAGATTCAGCACGAACTTATATCTGTACTGCAAAATAACGATAAGCGCGATGGTATGCCGTTTGAAGTTAGCGATACGCTCGGCGGCGAAACATCTGTATATGATTTCAATCTGAAAGAAGATCTTGATGAATTCAAGAAAGATATCGGAGAACTTGGATACGAAGTTGTTTCGGTGAATGCCGGTGTTGCTACGGTGCAGAAGAAACGGGTTGAAGAAGCATCATCAAATGAAAAGAAAGTAGAAGCTTCCAAAGAAGTTAAGGCTGAAGTGCTTCCTTATTCCGCTGATGAAATCGCGGCGCTTGTTAAAGACGTTAACGGTTTTTATGGTGTGATGCTTGATGAAGTTCAGACGAAAGAACTTGCGGATATCCTTTTCAATAAAGAAAAAGAAACCGTAGACAGCGGAAAGCTTTTTACTGACTTTGACTGGAAAGCAACGGTAGAATCTTTCCTTTCATCGAAAGAAGAAAAGAAAGAAGTAGAAGCTGCTAAATCAGTAGTCGCCGAAGAAAAGCCCGAAGAACAAGTATTCAATACGCCCGAAGAGGCTACATCCTATATAAACGATAAGCGGAAGTCCACGGCTATGCCGCCAGATAAGGTCTACGAAACGAAGAAGGACGAGAATGGCAAGTTCCGTCTTGTTCCTAAGACGGCATCGGTAGAAAAGAAAGCTGAAGAACCCATAGACGAAGTTGCGGCGAATGAACTTTATATCTTCGCCGTAAATGATAGTGATCTTTACCGACAGATGCTTCAGCCGATTCAGAAGAATCTCATAAACAAAAAAGCGCAAGGTGTATATAACCCAACGCTCGCGCTTAAAGCGTTTATGAATTTTATGCAGATCGCTGCGCAGAAGTACACGAAGGAATATGCTTCTGATCGTGACAAATGGTACGATCTGTTCCCAGTAGAAGTGCGCAAAGCGGCGGCAAATGAAGCGCTGAAGTATTTTGAAACCGAAGCCGAACTTGGTAACTATGATAACTATCTGCATAAGAAGTATCAGAAGAAACCCGCCGCGCCTACCCCAGAAGTCACCCCTCCAGTCGAAGCGGATATGAACAAAGAAGGTTCACATAAAGTCAAAGCCGAAGATGAAGAAACCGGCGAACTTAATATGCGCCTCGAATCTGCGATTAATCGCCTTATAGAAAAAGGCGAAGATATTGATTATATTCTTCAATACGTAAATTCTATGAATCGTATGGAAGGCGAATTCGCGCAAGGTGAAAAGTTCAATATTACCAAGGACGAACTGATATCCATAATAACCGAACAGATGGGTTATGAGATTGAAGGTGATATGGTAAAGAAAGCGTCCGCCGTAGAAACTGACGAACCAGGAAGCTTAGAATCTATAAAACTTTCTTTTTATTCTACTGATGAAAGCACGGGTGGAAAATATTATCTTGATGAAAATGATAATGTGTATAAAACCGTTGAAGGTGTTATGTATGAATGTACGGATGAAGGAGAACCGCTCGCTGAATTAAAAGCTCCGTATGAAATTATTGAAACGGAAACAGTTGAGGAGTAATCAATATGGAACTTTCAAATTGCAGAATCCACAAAGGTAAACTTGTGCGCATGTTTAAGGGAGCTTGCGGTGGGAAGAACGAAATCTTTTGTTCTACGCCGGACTGCATAAATAACTGCGTGGAAGAATCGAAATGCGGACTGCCGCTGGTGAACGTTGTCGGAGCAAACTGCAATGATTATGTTCCAAAGAAAGAACAGACTGTTACTGTTGCTTCAACCGCTTCGCGGAAAGTTACTATCAAGCGTACAGCAGCGGAGAAAGAAGATGAAAAAGATATCACTATTGAAGTGCCTGAATCGAATGCGAAAGATATCAAATCACCCGCCGATAAAGACAAAGGAAACGCAGAAGAAAAAGAAGTCCAAGAAGTAAAAGATACCGCATCAATTAAAAGCGAACTGTGGACGACTACGCTGAACAAGACTATTGAAGAAGCGCTTGATGTAGAATCCGCCGCCGATGCATGGATGAAAAACATGAAGAAATCTCTCGGTGAAAAACTCGCCGACGAAGAAATATCAGAAGCGGATTATGATTCGCTGCTTGATGAACTTGAAGATATGCACGAAAACGGAATCCTTGAAGACGCGATTAAGGATAAGATAAACGAATCGGCTGGCGACATAGATGGAGGGGCAGAAGAACCACCGCTTGAAGAAGCGCCAAAGGATGAAAAGACGAAAGAAGAAGAACCGAAAAAGGAAGAAGAAAAGCCGACTGAAAAGAAAGAAGAAGCCAAGCCCAAAAAGAAGACCAAGGAAGAACTTCCGGAACTGCCTGGTCTTGATCTTGAAAACGTCTAAGGAATAACACATGCCAGTATACAGCAAAAAGATATATCTCCCGATTGAACTTTTCGACAGATTAAGCGTACAAGAGTACAATTCAATGATGGAAGATATTTTTGCGATTTATTTTCGCAATAAGCCGGAGATATTGAATGATATCGTTGATAAGTCTGAAGGCAATACAGATCTTCTTGAACAGCTCAAAAAAGAAGAAATTGAACGAGCATTCAAAAAAGAATATGCCTATGACACGGATATACTTCGTAGTAGACCAGAGGACGAACTGGCTGAATATCTTGTTGAATTTATTGATGACTATAATAAAAAAGTAGAAATACAGAATCCCGAAACAGCAAAGATAGAAAAAAATAAAACTGAAGAACCCGCTGAAGAAGCGAAATAAAAAACAAACTAACCAAAGGAACATAGAATGAAAAACTACAATGCATCAGTACAAACAATTTCGTATCAAGTATCAGAAGATAACCCCGCGCTTATCAATCAAGCCATAACGAAAACATTTTTTGAATCGCCAATAATGAAAGATATAATCAAAGACGATATACATATTGTTGATTTGTTTTCTTCTGGACGGAACATTTATGATGCAATCCCGCGAAATCTTCTTTGCACATATATGCCAGTTGACATTTCTATGGACGAACGTTTCAAAACAGATCAACGCGTTCTTCCTATCATTAGTACTGACATAAATAAAATCAAACTTGATGATGCTATCTGCGATGTTATATTTGCGCCTGCAAGCAAAGTCGGTTACGGAAAATACCATCAAAGTATGTTTGAAATCGAACGCATCATAAAGCCGGGCGGATATCTTATCGCAGAAATGTCAAGGTTTTGGTTTACACGCCAGTTCAATCAGATTTTGTTCTGCTCACGCGAATGGGATCTCATTTCTGCTTCAGAAATAAATTATATGTATCGTGGACCAGACGGAAGCAACCCAACTGCAAAATATTATTTGGTTTACCGTAAGCGGTAGGTTGAAAAAAGAATAAAAAGAAGGAACGGATCAAAAACACGAGGTTAAAGATATGGCTATTTTTTCACCAGGTTTTCTGAAGAAGGCATTGAAGCATGCTGTTGCCGGAGATTCTATCGGCGAAGGATTTAATATCAGACATGTAACCGTACCGCATCAAGGGTGGTACAACCCGCTTTATCTAAAAGAAGCCACGTATAAAATTCTACAGAAAAATATTCGCAAGGCTGGTTTTTCTGTTACGTCAGCCAATTACGAAAAGATAGATTATAAAATGGATAATTCTAATCGAAAGATAACAAGCGGTCATGTCGATTTTATAATGAAAATCATGACGCCAGACGGGCAAGACAGGTCAGTGAACGCTTCTGTTGTCATAGAAAATGATATTATATGCGATACCGTTGATCATTTCACAGATAATTGCGGTAACAAATATGCATTCACACGCGCCGGTCTTAAATCGTTTTTAATGGGCGTAGAAGAAGAAACCAATAAGCCGCACGAAACTGTTTATCCTTCTGTTGGTGACGGCGGTAGTCAGTCTGGGCAAGCTGGCGGCGCAGAACCGAATCTTGCTTTCATGCAAAAAGATTTGAAAATTATGAAACTTGGTCATGCAAAAGATAGCCGCATAACTGAAGCTATGAATAAAATTGCGGCTACGAATGAACAAGTTATTGAACTTTTTATAAATGATAGTTTTCCCAAGGATAAGATGACTTCATGGGGTACACCGAATTTAAAGATAACTAAACAGTCGAATGGTTGGGCGCTGGTAAATTACAGTACACCGTTACTGTATCGTGATGCTGATGGAATGGTTTACTTTAATACACAAAAATATTCCGTATCGACATCTCGAATACAGAATCTTATTAGAAGTATTCTCGGTGGAAAAGAACCAGTTGAAGTTGATGAATCTGGTATAAAAGAAAAAATAGGAGCATCAAAATGAATTTCAAACCAGTAACAGTTTTCACGGATAAGACACCGAGCAAGCCAAGAACGGTAACAGCTTCAACTAGAAAGGCAGAATATCATTCTGATCAATTGGATGGGTTGAACAAAAACAGCGAATATCCGATTACAGTTCAATTCCACGATGCCGATGGGAATAAAACAAAATGGATGGATATTAACCAAGAAAGTATTCCCGTTATCATTTCTTTTTTGGAAAGCATGAAGAAGGGCGAACCGAAAGAAGTATCCGCCGCCGCTGAAGAACCAAAAGAAGAAAAAAAAGACGAACCGAAAGATACTCCAAAGGAAATGCCAAAAGACGCTCCGAAAGATTCGCCCAAAGCGTTTAACGTTAAGTTCGACGGTAATATCACCGTAACTGATGGTAAAGGAGAAGTTGTTCTTACGCTTAATGCGCCAGATCTTTCGCCTGAAGATATTGACAAGCTGAAATCCAGCGACATAAAATCTCTTGCAGAAAAGTTTACTAAGATAAAAGAACTTGGGCTTACACTTGAAAATACAAATCTTGATTTCGGCGATCTTTCCAAAGAAAGTCTTCCGCCACCAGAGGCGATAGGAAAAGATGCCGCGCCTTCTGATGATAAGCCGCTTGGAGCTTGGGCTACTAATAAATTGAAAAGCATCGAAGCTAAAGTAGAACAAAAATAATTCGGAGTATCCAATGGAATTCTTTAATGGCGAAAAAGTAATAGTTGCGCGAAATATAAAAACCGAATCTGGTGAAATGATAAAATGCGCAGAAGAAGTTATCATAACCAAGATACGCCCCGATCTTATTTCTGTTCAGTGGAACAAAGATAAGCGGGAACTGAATGCGCTTACTCCGCCAGATTCTATATTTAAGTATACTGAAAGCAATCGGCAGATCGCGGATAACCGCAAAGAGTTTCTTAACCTTCTGGCGATGCAGAAGACGGCCATTGACGTTCAAGGATTTCTTGGTCGTGTAAAAGAATACTGGGATAAGAACAAGGCTGATGTTAAAGCAGCGCTTGAATTCATAGGTAAGACCATTAAGAACCGCATCGCTGACTTTACTGGAGAATTCGATAAGCTTTACAACGGGCTGAAAGGCATAATCGGCGTACAGTATACCGAAACTCTCGCGCAGTATATACCCGACCTTGCCGCCAATAAAGTAGCAAAGATGAAAACATCTATGGTTAAAACTTCCGCCAATATGGACCAAGTATTCATCAAAGCGGAAGATTCGTATGTTCCTTCGGATGCCGTGTATGATGTGATACTGAATAGGCTATCAAATCTGCTCGGCGACAATTACCCGCATGAAGTTGTGGCAAGTGTTGTGCCGACAATCGCGGAGTATACGGATGATCAAAAGAAGCTTATACTTAAAATCTCTAAGCTCGCGGAAAATTATCGTGTCGCCCAAAGCGTTCTTCCGCTTGCGTTTCTGGATAAAGAAGACCTTGATATCGTTACTGCGGAAGAAGATAAAGCATTAGAAATCGCCGATAAATATGATGTCAAAAATAAGAATAAAAAGTTGAAAACAAAGCAAGTTGTGAACGAAGAAAAGCGCCCGTGTCAGCTTCTGCCGGCGAAAGGCGCACAGCCAGAAATGGCGGAAATAGATCGGATTAACGCTGATCCGAATTCAAACGCGGGACATTTCTTTTAATCGGAGTTATTTATGCATGAACAGCTTGCACAATATGCCAAGCGCTATTCTGAAACAGACCTTGAAATTCTGTTGAAAGGCGGGCTTGAAGTTACGCATAAAATAGCTTCCAACATAGCCATCTATGAAGATAAAGTTCCGGTTGAAGAAGCAAAAGCACAGATAGAAAATGCCGATCTTATGTCGGCTGTTTTAGCGTGTATACAGGAAGAAGGTTTCATAGCTGAAATAAACGGCGAACATCTTGTTGTCGCTCAATCTTCCAAGTTTGAAGAAAAGCTTGCGAATAAGGTTTGGGTTGGCGATCACGTTGGACAAGAACTTGTTCGTCAGGCAAAGAAAGCAAAAGAAAAGATGGTCAAGATACAACGTGTGCCGTCTAAGTTCGCAAAGCCGGCAGAAGAACTCGGCTGGGGAACACCTGGCTATACCTATTGTTCTGTTTGGAGAATACCAGCAACTCATACGATTGAAATAGGCGGATATGTCGTACCGGCATATATGGTTGGATATACACAGAAAATCATGCCGCGCTCGACGCAGTGGGGAACGAAGGAAAACGAAAATAAGCAGATCGTTCCTGACCGCGCAAAGATTTCAAAGCTTGAATCGGTGAACAGAATTCTCACAGCTATGGAAAGCTCGGCGCGTCTTGTTCAGAAAGAAAATCCCAAGACGGGCGAAAAGGAATGGGCGCTTGTTTCTACGGATGATTCGGCTAAAACACTTAGGTATTTTGGACCAGATAAACCGTCAAATGAAGCTGTAGAAAAAGAAGAAAAGCGCGTTAATTATTTTAAGCATAATGCACATTATCTTGGTTCTGAAAAATCAGTTAAGACATTCATAGAAATTGATGGAAATGAAAAAGACGTAGAAGTTTTTTTTGATTATACGCCAGCGGAAAAAGAAACTGGAACTGGCGAACAGCTTGTCATAAATCGGGTTATTGATGTTGCCACTGGTGATAAACTTGATCTGAATGAAGCGCAGATTGACGCGCTTAAAGAAAAGGCATTTGAGTCTCTTGAAAATGGCAAAGAATAAATGGCGAAACACACGGATTATGATTGGCTAACAACACGCGAAAGGAACTTGAAGAAGACGAAGAAAGATACGCGTCGGGAAATGGACATTGATATCGATGGACTTCCCCAAGAAAGCAACGGCGGTTACGATATGGTCGGGAAGCAAAGCCCGTCCGATAAGAATATAATAAGCCCAGTGGCGCATAGGACGAACAGGAGTACGACAATGAATATGCCAAAATGGATTGAAAAGGCGGCTAACATCTTCGTTGGCAAGAAGATAGGCGAAGAAAAGATAGTTACCGCATCCGAAAAGAATCCTAATCTGTCCGCCGTTGATGCATACCTTGACAAGAACAGAATTCATCTTAATGAATTTATGTATACAAGCCTTTTGAAAAAGGCGGAAGCGGTTACGGTTAATTTGGCTTCTGACTTTAATACAATCGGCAAAATGGTCAAAGAGGTTTACGATGAAGCACTTCACCAAGCGCAGACTCCACAGCCAGTTGAAAAAACGGCTGGAAAATATGACTACACGTTTACCGCGAATATTGCGAAAGCGCAGAAATCGCAAGTCAAACAAACCGCTAGTGGATATACTACACTTGCTGAATGTATCTCTGATATCGCTGCCAAAATGAAAACAGAAGTAACATCTGACGAAATACAGGATGTTACTAAACAAGTACAGAATGAAATAAGCAAGCGCCGCCATGCGTCTAATGACGATATAACTTCTCTGGTCGTAAAAGCTGTTGAAGTAATCGCGGCTAAGAAGACGGGCGTTAAACTTGCGCACAATGGTATCCGCACTACCGTTGATCAGATAAAACTTGAAGCGGCGCAAAAAGTGGCGATAGCCTCTACGCTTGAACAGAATAAAGTGACAAAAGTCAAGGCTGAAGCACTTTCAGAAGCGGCGAAAAAATCGGTGAAAGAAGCCGCTGAAAGAATGACATTTCCTAAAAATAAAGTAACAGTTCAAAAGCAAGTAAATCTCCCCGAAGGTTATCAAAAGAAAGAAATGGATGAAGGAAAGGAAATTTCTACTCCAGCCACAAAACAAGCTGAAAAACTTTTCCAAAAGATCGTCGATCAGTTTTCTGTCATTGCTGAAATAGAAGAAAAAGTGAAAATAAAGATAGAAGAAATAAAAAAAGAGGAAGGACTTCAGAAAGAAGTTGAAAAGATGGAAGCTGCCGTTACGGATCTTGCTACCCTCGCTGGAACAGCTCACAACAATGCAATACAAATTCAAAGCAAAGCTACGGCAGCATATAATTATGCAGTTCTTGTTACGCACGAAAAGCAAAAAGAAGAACCTACTGAAGAAGAAATTGTTGCAGAGATGAAAAAGAAGATTCCATTTTTTGATCTTCAACAGTATAATGAAATGTCGAAAGCGCTTTCTGAATCAATAAAATCTATTAAAGCGGCTAAAGGATTTAAGCTTGTTGAAAAGTCTATGCCGGAACTGAAAATAGTTACGAAGGGTTCGCTGAATGTTACCGCAGAAGAATATGTTGATCTTGTTTCTGCTATAGAAACACTTTCGGCACAAGTATCTGAATTTAATTCAGTTATGGAAAAAGATCTTGCGGAATTTGAATCCGTTGATCTCGGTGAAGAAGTAGCAGAAGAACAGATCGCGGCTTCAGCTAAACCGAAGCTTGAAAAGAAGGCTGAAGCTGATGATACGTACTATGTTGAAGTATCACTACAACCATCTAGCGGAGGATTTGGTGAATGGGCACGCCACGCAAATTCACATGGCCCTTACACAGAAAATGAAGTATACGGAGATATTTTTGATATATTAAATATGGCTAAAGAAAATATCGATAGAGAAATATATCAACTGGGAGAAGCTGATGTCCCAAAAGAAATTGATGATATCCGTGGTAAAATACATAATGAGCCAACTTTTGTTTTCGGTTATTTGGACGAAAACAATGAGCCAAAATATTTTGGCGTAGATGAAATTGGAAAAAATGAAATCAAAGGTATGGAAAAAGAATCTTCTTGGAAATCCACTAAACCGCCCAGGCAGTGGTTCAATGAAAAAGCCAACGAAATCAGCAAAGGAAATCCAGATTATACCGACGAACAAGTAAATGCTACCGTTGGTAAAATTTGGTCAGACATGAGCGAAAAGGATAAGGCGGCAAAACGCCACAGCGAAGGCAAGGAATACGGTACGCCGAAAAAGGCTTCGCTCAACAAGCTTGGCAATGACTTCATGCTGCGCAAAGCTGGGTTCCCAGATCGTTACCCATACATCGACAAATGCCGTAACTGCGCATTCTTCTATAGCGGTCTTGGAACGGTATACGACAAGTGCGTAGACTGTATCCACTTCTACAGTGAACCTGAGTTGAAAGATATGGCAAAGGAAGATATCAGCGGATTGGGGGACTATTTTTATGATAAGAGCAACAAGTTCAATGTAGGGACGCCCGTATTCAATACGAAACACGCTTCGCTTAAAGTAGACGCCACACAATATAACAAGCTTGATGAAGATTCAAAAAAGCTTGTAAAAGAAACCATTGCTCTTGAAAATGAGATATCTAGTCTAATGGAAAAACCCGGCAATAGGGATATTGTGAATAAAAAATATCAAGAGTACAAATCCCAAAGAGCATCTTTATCTGGAAAATATGGGTATCAAAACGAATCGTTTAATGAAGCGGTTAAACAATATATGAAAAGTAATTCTTAAAACAACGGATTACCATCTTCATCATACGGCAAATCGAAAATAATATTTAGATTTTCACCGACAAATATTCGCCACGATGATTCCATATCAAACAACGTTTTTGTTGTTTCAAAAGCAAATTTATAATATGGCATTATATTTATAAATTTCGTTGTGAAACTTATTGCGTTGATAAATATGTGTACAAGCAAGAAACGCATAGGCATAAAGAATATATTGAATAAAACGTCAGTAATCTTATCCCGCGTATGCGCATTCGGGATCAGCATCGTTAATATGTTTTTCATACGTTCAACTCCTTCAAGTATAATATAACATATATCCAGAAAAAGTCAAGCGGAATAAATACTGCGGATCGCTGAAAAACATGTGTGAAATACCTTTCGTGCCACCTATATAATAGGTCACGGAGTTACCACCGTTGCCGGACTTCCACGCATCGCAGATAGGCGTGGACGGAAAACGGGCAGTAGCTTGCTGCCCGCGCCGAGTTGTTAGATCACACATGTTTGTTTTTTAACATTTTCAGCGATCCGCAGTATTCACGTCCAAGATTATATAGTAAATCACTAAAAGTGCTTCATGAAAAACTTGTCTATTACTGCCTCAAATCGCTTTTCCATTTCTGAATTAATACCAATTCCCTCGCCATTATTGATACTTAAATACAGTCTGCATCCATATATGTTTTCATCAGAAATAACATACTTCCCGACACGAATGTTCGTAATTTTTTGGTCTTTTTTAGTGTTCGATGTATCCATAAAAACACTCCTTATTTACGTCCAAGATTCTACCGTATTTATGAGATCATCAATCCTATGTATTTGGTACGCGCTATTGAATGACGGGCGACCGCCATACATAGGTATTTCAAAAAGGAAAAAACAATCATTCTTTTTCCAGATTTCTGCTTTGCCGTAGTCGCTTTCAGGGATTACGTATACTTCGCCGTCTTTAAGATTAAGAATTTGTTCTTTATCAGTCATTTTATTTAACCTATCGTACTTTACGCCGATATTCATTGTTGAATTCAGCAACTTTTTTAAATGTATTATAGTTAACAACCCATCCAAGCCCAGCAGAATAAACTTGATCTGTTTTATTAACTTTTTCTCCGATATTGAGATATCTGTAACCGTCCATGCTGTCTGAATATTTTTTGAAATAAATATAATTAGAATTTTGGCATATATTCCTTATCGCATGTGTGCAATCTCGATAACATTTATTACATTTCATTTTTTTTATCTACCTTCTTCATTCTAAAATCAGATGTATAACGATGTGTAGGACCGAATAGTTTTTCTTCAAAACCGCAATGTGGGCATTTTCCTTTATAATATCCGCCCATCATTGCGGGAAGATCTTCAAATTCGCTCTTATATATCGGATAACCGCATTTCCAACAGATTTGCATGTCATCTTTAACATACATGGTTTTATCTTTATTATTGACAAGTTGAATCTTTAAATCATTTTCAAGTATATGTTTTTCAATTCGATTAACAATATCATATTTTTTTTCACAGTCCATGCAAATATCTGCCGTATTTGTAAATATAAGACAGCCAGTATTAAACTGATAGCCGCGATAATACAAGGGCTTATCCATATTTTTTTGCCCTTTATAATGACGCCGAGAACTTCGGGAATATGTTTCATAATCGTATTTTTTATCACAATAAGAACATGATCTCATTCTATCTATACGGTAATTAAATTGTCCGCTTGTTAATGATTTTGATATAATCTCATTCATTAAGGGCAATTCAAATCCTATACTTTTTTCATATTTTTTTTTATTTATTATTTCTTGTACTCCATGCGACACCTTCCCATCAAGAAGAAGAAGCTCTTCGTACTTTAATGAAACATTCGTAGTGTTAATCATTTTTCGGCTCATATTCTTTTACGTAGTTATCTATCCCACCACAAGCGATTACTTTATCAATGCGCGTACCGCGATCCTTATAATCAAGTTTATGACCTATTATAATTTCGATCATACCTTTAGCAATTGCCTTATGTCGGATGTATTCATTTTTTGGTTTGCTTTTTTTCATAGCCATATCTATAAGTGTGGCAAGTTCGCAATCTGTGTAATACAAAAATGCATCATCTACGCTACGGATATTGTGTTCGGTTATTATCATTTTACCACTCCTTTTTATTTATAAACAATTTTGCGCTCACTAGGAGCGGCCAATAACAGGGCTGATATCTATCCCTACAATTTGGCAGCATGGCGGCAACCACACCCATTGCTAATCCATTCATTCTTGCCAGAGAATTGTAGATATAGCCATTGAAGTCGTTTCAGACTCCGCTACCCCCAGTCAACGCAAAATTTTTTTTCAAAGAACAATAAGAAAAAAGGTAGCGCAACTTCCTTCATGACAACGATAGCCTTTATCCCACGATAACGGGAGGCTAAATCATGTTTTATTTGTTTCTACTTCTTAGGTTCTCAACACCGCTTCATTGCCTCTGGTAACAACGGAGGTCCTAGACGCTCCGTAAAGGTATCTTTCAACCTGAATAATGAACGGGTAAGTTTCCTTAACCCGCAGGCTCCGCGATGCACCGTAAATAGTGCGCTTTTCAAAGAACAATAATAAAAAATCCTTCCTATCTACGCCTTCAGCCGTAAGGCACTAATGGATTCCTCTTTCGAGGCTATCCTCACATAGCGGAGAAGTATGCCTAATCCTGTGCCAGGCTTGACACTTTGAAACATCTTTACCATTCAAGGAATAGTGTTCTGGCTCTAAAGGCTCCTTCTCGGAAGGACTATCAAAGAACTACGTATAATATACTATAAATCGTAAAAAAGTCAAGCGTTATTTATCTTATTAAGTTCGTCTATAAGCCTTTGATTTTCTATAGATACGGAATCACATATTTCTTGCATTCTTTCTTTTTCGCGTTTTAGTTCTTCAAACTGCAACAAGAGTTGGCGATAAGCCGCATCACCATCTTCATTTTTCTTTTTAAGATTATCTATTGCAATGTAAGCGGCAGTAAGTGCAAAAATAGCGTCTAGTCTTGGTTCTTCTGAATGCTGTATGTCTTGAATGTCTTCTTGAAGGCTCATGTTTCACCATCCTGTAAATAATAAATAATTTTTATCGAAATCGAATGTCTTGTATATTCTTACAAGATCAAACACTTGATATTCGTATGCATCTGATTTTACCAGGTGTTCAGATTTTTTATCAAGGTTGTATGGCGTAAAGCCGTAATCACTTTTCCAATTACACTTCAGACGATTATTTATAAAACCATATAAATTAGATTTGCTTATCGCGTCAAAATCTTTATTTTCCAGACCAGTGATAAGCGCATCAAATATTTCTTGTAGATAATCGCCCATTTCTTTGTGGATGAATTCTATTTGCACTTTGACAAATTCATCATCTACCATCCAAAAATCATATTCGCGGGTCATGTATTTATGGGTATCCATGTTGAGAAAAAAACATCTTTTATACTCTTTACCGTCACCTCCCCAATATTTTCCAAATTCATATAATTCTTTTGTAGGGATATCATGCGGTGAAACATAATATCCTTCACCATCATATTCCCCATATTTCTTTTTCAATTCATCTACGGTAAGAGTTCGTATCTTATCACCTTTTTTCTTTGAAATGCACTGAAGATATTGTCTGTAACCCATTTTTATATTCCTTTTTTAATTCTTGCGCGTCTTGTATTATAATCAATAATTTCTGTTATTATGGCAAATATAATTTCTAGCATTGGTACAAGAAATATTGATATACAAAAGAAAATAAATAATATGGGTAAAAATTTCATTTCTTACCAACCTTGCGCGGCTTGCGCTTTGGTTTTATAACCATAAGTATCTTATGGCAGTCGCATTCACATAGCCACTGTGCTAAAGGTACTTGATTGATAACTCTGCCCTTTTTATGACCGCACTCTAAACATTTTGACATCAGCATTCACCATTTCACCTTAGACTTACGTTTAAGCGGCTTGCGCTTGGGTTTCCAATTTGTACATACAACATAATCATATAGGCATCTTTCTGGAATACCGTTTTTTGTTTCAGAAATGCACTTTGTGTTCCCAGCATCGCAAGCATCGCATACATACTTTTTATATTTCATTCTGCATCCACCTTCACCGCTGACGGTACTGCAGCGCGTTTCAAGTGTTGTTTACAAAATAATTCACCGGTAACAGGTTTTCGTGAACATTGCTTAAATAACAACCCTGACGGTATTTCCATCGCGCATTTATTTTCTTGATACGCACGTCCATTCGGCATACCTGGCCATGATCCGTACCTATAAAGTCGCGCTTCATCTTTTGTTTTCGGTAGATTTATCATATACATCACTCCTTATCGTTAGCTGACGGGGCGGTAGTGCGCTCAACGCTGTTGTTTGGAAGTTCAAAAAATGGCGTTTTGTCTTTTTTATCAGTGAAAGCCTTCCCATTGCAACTACAGCACCCGTAAGTATTACCTGAATATAAATAAACCACATCTCCTTTTTTATAATCCCTTTGTAGCCAAGAGCATTCGCTTTTCAATACATCCCGTATCAATATATATTTATTTTCCATACATCACTCATTATCGTTAGCTGACGTGGCGTCAGTGCTCTTCAAGTGTTTTTCTATTGCGCGTATACACGCTTTTACTTTTGGTATGTCAGATATTAGCAATTCAATTGTACCGCCATTGCCATGACCTGCATTTGGGTATAAGTACATTTCTGAATCTGTAGATATATAAACTGATTCCCTGCGTATTTCAGCCGAAAAACTCCCCATAGATTTAGTTTGATTCAAACATAGCCCCATACATCACTCCTTTGCGGCTTCGGCGTTAATCTTTATCATTGCCTCACATAATTTTGTGCCGATACAAGGCGATTTGTAACCACACATTTTACATATTTCAACAGACGCAACTATAAGCATGTTAAGCTTAACCTTCCGGAGTGCGGCGGCGTGGTCGGATTTAAGTTTTGCAATTTCTTTCTTCATCTGCTCGTTGTTATACTTTAATTGGCAAGCGGTTGCATGATATTTATTACGTTCAAGACTTATTTCAGTGATTTTATTTTCAAGTTTTTCAATCATTTTCATTAGTTTTTATCCTCCTGTTCCTGTGCTATTTATACACGATTTTTTTAATTCAGTGCTCATAGTGAACCGCTGGAGATACGTACACGTTTCCGCGCATTTATCCACTTTCGTTTTTGAATAAACGCCCCATCCAGCATCGCAGTATTTACATGGCAATATTCCAAGTTCAAGCGCACCTTCCGGATTCAGAGGTACAATTTTTACATTTTCGCTCATTTGTTTGATCCCAACAGAACTTCACCGCCAGGTCCAGTTTTTGTTCTCATTTTTAAACTTTCTGTATGATGCAATGGTATAGTCATAAAATTGAATTCTAATTGTTTTTCAAGCGTGTAGATAGTCTGGTTATCGCATTTCTCTTCGCGGATTATATGACCGTCATGCCGCAATTTTTTTATTATCTGCGACATCTTTTCAGATACTTCGCCGCAGACATGGATCGGATTATTCTGAAGCGTAAAAAGCACATTCACTTCATCAATTTCAAGCGCATGATCCGTATAAAAATCTTCATCATGCTCAATATACTCTTCGCCCATGATCTGCTTACAAAGCTTAACGACTTCGCCAAGTGTATAGTTTTCAAGATTAGCATATTCATCTAGTATATGAATCGCGACTGATTTACGTCCAGCGTAATAATTTTCATTCTTTTCCATCAGTCTTAACCTCGGTTTTTATTTTTATTTGATGCGCCTTCTCGAAGCACGGGCGGCATAAAACTCCAATAAAAGGTACATCCTTTTTCGTATTGTTACACCACAGCCCGAATTGATGGCATTTTATATTTTTTTCTTTTTTATTTACTTCCATTCAAAGTCCCTTGAAAGTTCTTCGGCTGTAAAACCAGTTGACGGGTCATTCATATCTATATCCTTACTACTTTGATATTTAAGAAAATAAATTATACCGCGTGTAAGCCAATCTGAATATGCTTCTACCATTACCCATGTAACTGCTCCACGCTTCTTAAACCATTTTTTAAGAATTTCTCCGTGTGACAATATTTTATAATCTGGTGCAACCCTATATTCATAGTCGTTTCTCAAACATAGTTTAACTACATCAATCCACTTATCATCAGACCCTTTTCTACGGCTTTGTATCCTTGTACCTTCACCAAATTTTTTTGCAATATATGATGCTGCTAATGCCATATCCCTTGACATACAATATAGTTCCATAATTAACCACCTATTAGAAATAATAACCCCAGATTTTCATACTGAGGCGCTATGCGCGGTGGAATTCGTAGCCGCGACGACTTAGGCGATTTCATCCTAGGATTAGCCTAATCTTTTGGTCCGCAGGATTGTATCAAGCAGACCGTGCGCCACCCAAGGGGTTGAGCCTTGCGAACACTTTGTTCGGAACCGTCGGTGGCAATATAAACTCTGGCTATGCGGGTAATCCCGCTATTCTTTCGCGCTTGTTTCGTGATTGAGGTCCGTAAGCAATAATTTGCAAACTTAATACATCTATGCCATTATTAATTATTTATATATGGATTAAAATGTACTTACCACTAACTCCCGCCATAGACTACGGCAGACGGCTGACCAACCGAACCTTTATTGCCTGTGTTTCAAAACAACACCGATAGCCAGATTTTTTCAAAGATCAAAAAGAAAATCTTGTGGGTAGGTCGTTAATCCTACTATGCGCACATGCCACCACATTTCTGTGATAATACCTGTTATTATCGCCCAGTACCTTTACGGCATATGATACTACTTAGCTGGAACGAATCTGCGCATGATACAGTTTACTTTCAAATCTGCGTGTCTACTTTCCACGCCGCCACAAGACTTTCAAAGAACATAAAAAAGCTGTACGGCAAATCGTTACTTTTGCTAGGCTGTTTCCACCTTCTACGGATACTATGTATCAGCCGGTTCGGGGTGTGCAAGCCAAGTCCGATCCCATCTTTGCGTGTCTACGTTTTCCACGCCGCGTACAGCTTTCAAAGAACTGTTATACATTGTACATCAAAATATAAAAATGTCAAGACCGAAAATGCATAAAAAAAGTTGATATTTCGGCAAAGAATAGAACATCAAACAGGGCAATAGAACCATGCTTTTATCCTTTCGAGATGAGATTAATATGCAAAAAAAAGCCGACACTTCGCCGACTATATATAAAGTAAAAACGCCGTCTGGCAAATGGAAGATTCTTGACAACGCCGAAATGATGTTTAACGGCGTTGGGAAAGTTACCGACCCCGATACGAATAAGATCTTTGATCCGAAGGAATATGTTCCGATCAGCTCGCGGGATTTTGCTATTCAGCCGCCAAAGCGCCAGAAAAAAGCCGAAGAAATGTCCACTGTAGAAATTGATCAGATCGGTTTCCGCGATACGGACGAACGCCCAGCGGGTAAACGCCGGCGAAAGAAAACGCGCAATATGTACACCCAGGAAGAAGGCGTGGATGACGTGACCTATGAAGGCACTGGCGGCAAGCGCAATCAGTTCAAAAACGTATTGAATAAAGATGATATTTCGGAAGTGTCTATTAACGGTTTGCCGCTTGTGAACTTTCCGACTTCGGATATCGTTCTTTCCATGCTTGATAGAAAGGCATTTCCGCGGTTTGAGGTTAAAGGAACAACAATAGATATAGAACTTGAAAAAGTTCCAGAAGAAAATCGGCGGCAGTTTCTTAAAGATTTTATCGACAATAAAATATCAATCGGCGGTGTTCAGTATAAAGATATGGATGTCTTGGATAAGAAATCGATCCATGATCTTTATATGAAGTTCAAAATGCGCCCCGTGAAAAAGGTAAGCAAGATAAAAACGAAGCGGAAGACTTCGATGCTTCCAGAAGAAAAGCCTGACGAGCAGAAGGACAAAGAAGAACAATACGACTACCCGATGCTGCACGATCAGATGAATATGATGCAAGAACGCTAAAAAGTTGATATTAAGGAAGTAATACATGGAACAAGACAAAGAGCAAATCATTTATAATAAAGGCATTCTTACATCGACGCTCGGCGCGGTTGTAGCAAATATTGAAAAAATTAAAAGCGAAATCTTTTTCCTTTATGACGAAACGCTTCCGGATGATGAAACTAAGAATGACCTTGATATGGTTTTGATAAAGCTCGCTGAAGCGCAAGAGGAAATTCTTACTATTGTAAAAAAGAATAGCGCGGATTCTGATTCATACATGTCATACATGTGAGTTAAAAACAAATGAAAAACGAACAACCAACACTACCTTTAGGAAAAACGGCGATGAAAAAAGGCGGCGAAAGTCTTTCTGATGGGCTTGTGAAAAAAGCTAGTTCAATGGCGGCAGCTTCATCGTCGTCTGGAACGGGCGTACAGCCGACAAGTACGTATCATCCGCTGTATCAGGCGACTTCGCTGATATTGCCTACGAGAATTCGTGAAATAAATCAATGGACAAGATCATTTTATAAAAAAGAACCTCTTGTTTACACCGGAACAAATTTAAATGCCGAATTTCCTATAACTGGTTTTAGAAATCTTTGTTCGGATAAAAAAGTACAAGACTATTTTGACCATATGGCATTTGATGTTTGGAATATTAACAAGCTGCTAAGTTTTGTATCCCTTGAACACGAAAAAATTGGAAATGTTTTCGTTACAGGGACGTGGGATGAAGAAAATGGAACTTGGAAAAAATTCCAGTGTCTAAATCCAGATTATGTTGAAGTCGAATCTACACCATTTGCAGATAAACCAATACTCAGCCTTGACCCCGATGATGGTCTTCGTCGTGTAGTAAAAGAGCGTTCTCCAAAAGCGCTTTATGATCAGCTTGATCCAGTAATGATAGAGTATATATCCAAGGGCAAGAAAGTACCTTTGTCTGATATCCAAATTGTATTGCAAAAAAGCCGACAGCGCGAAGACGGGGCTGAAGTAACCGAAGAAAAAGAATACTCTTTTCCGCAAGTCTGGCATTTGGCAAATAAAAATTCTCCATACGAAGCTTACGGCACTTCTCCTATTTATGCTTGCCTACAAGCTTTGATATATAAAGACCTTATACGCCAGACACAGTTTTCTATCGCTCGCCGGCATTGGAAGCCGATTAAGGTTGTGAAGGTTGGCGATCAGAATAATCGCGCGAATACAGCCACGTTGAAGGCTGTACAGCAAAAGCTTATGGAAGCTTCTTCCACGAATGATGGATGGCTTATTTGGCATAACTATCTTACGGTAGATTATATCGGATCTTCGGGACATCTTGTACCGATGGATCGCGAGTTAGAGTGGGTTAACAGTGAAATTTACGCCGCGCTCGGAATAAATAAAGCAATGATCATGGGCGAAAGCGTGAACTATGCTTCGGCGAACGTAGGGCTTAAAATATTGATTGGGCGCTACGAACGCAGACAGAAAATGTATACTGAATTCATAAAAGAATTTATTTATAAGCCCGTTGCGCGTGTGCAAGAGTTTTATAAGACGACCGCCGATGGACATCAAGAACTTATCATACCCGATATTGAATGGGGAATGATGCGTATGTTTGATGACGCACAGCAAAAAACGCTTCTGCAATCGCTTCAGAAGGCGGGTCTTGTCAGCAAACGTTCGCTGCTTACTTTCTGTAATATTGACTTTGATCGCGAAAAGGAACTTATTTCAAAAGAAAAAGAAGAAGAACGCCAAGCCAAGACGAAAGAAAAGTTTGAAGATAAAAAGACAAATACCAGCCTGAATAAAACAGACAAGGGTGGTGATACTGGTGGCGATAAACAATTGGAACTCGATCTCGGAGGCGGGGGTGAAGCGGGTGCTGGAGGTGGCGAAACGCCAGCAGAAGCACCGAAAACACCGCCAGCGGAAACCGCGCCAGCAGAAGCACCGTTAGAACTTAACATCTAAGGAGAAAAGCCATGATGATAAAAACTGGAACAGTCGTTCAAGATTCAATCACGAAGGTTGAAATTGACGGAAATAGTGAAATAATAACCGAAACTGTTATCAAAGCGAAAAAGAGAAAAGATTTTCTTGACGAAGAGGAACTAAGTTATGATGTGTGTACTATTGATCAATAAAATCAATTTTACGGGTATGTAACATGGTTTTGTATACCCGTGTAGCCGTACCAGCCATTAAAATATTTCTTGCTGCGTTTAAATCTCTGTCAAGGACTAACCCGCAATGATTGCAACTATGGATTCTGACATTAAATGCTTTTGGAACCATAGCCCCGCAACCAGAACAGATTTGAGAAGTGTTCTTGGGATTTACTTTAATAAGTTCTTTACCAGCGTATTCTGCTTTATAACGAAGCATATCAAAGAATTGGAACCAAGCGACATCTTTCATACTCCTATTCAGAGCCGTATAAGTATTCCACGATTTCATGCCTTCAATGCAAATCACATCATAATTTTTAATGTAATGATTTGCAACTTTATGTTGAAAATCTCGACGTTGATTTGCAATGTATTCGTGGATTTTCGCAACTTTTATTCTTTGTTTTTCCCTCCTTTTAGATTGACGTTGCTTCTTAGAAAGTTTTTTTTGTTCTTTTGCCAATTTTTCTTGACTACGATTCAAAAATCTTGGATTTTCTATTTTCATTCCATCGCTATCTGTTATAAAAGATTCACACCCAACATCAATTCCAATAGATTGATTAGTTTTTTTAATCATATTTTTTGGAACATCGCTACAAGATATGCATACAAACCATTTTCCAATTGTGTTTTTGCATATAGTAATTGTTTTTATTCTACCGATTATATTTCTATGGAATTTTATTTTAAATGTACCAATTTTTCTAATAACAAGTTTATTGTCTACAATTTTCCATCCAGCTTGGGACAAAGTAAACGAATTATATCTGTTATATTTTTTAAAACGAGGATATCCTGGTTTTTCGCCGCGCTTGATTCTATTAAAAAAACCATTAAATGCTTTTTCAACTCTATCGGTAACGTCATAAAGCGTTTGAGACGGTACTTGTTTATATTCAGGGAATTCGTTTTTCAAGTCTGGAAGTTGATAATTTTGGTCATAGCTAGAAATATTTTTTTTCGTGTGAGCATAGTAATTGCGTCTTTGTTCAAGACAAAGGTTATACACCAAACGACAAAGTTCAAGAACGGTGTTGGCTTTCTTTTCAGTCTCTTTATTCAGATATGCTCTGAATTTGAAGGTTTTATTCATTTATTTCCATGTTACTTCTATAATATAATCAATATTTCAAAAAAGTCAAAAGTTGATTTTAGGGTAAAAGCTGAATCATCAATAAGGATCTCATAATGATGTACAAAACAGCATCCTGGGGAGATAACGTAACTTCATACGAAGTGATTGAGCGCGATCATGCGAAATCACGGGGTAATGAATATTCGTTAAGTGTCTTCGGGAGCAAATCGCGGTTTCAGAAAAAATATGCTTATGTTCTTGATGATTATCGTAGCCGTATTGCTTCTAAAATAAAAGCGCAGAATCTTACAATCGGAAATTACGATCCAGAATTTCATTACTTTCGTGTTATAGCTGTCCACGGCGACACGCCGAATGATAACGGTGATATGTTTCGTTGGGGTAGCATGGATGATAAAAATTCGCCTGAGCTTATGCGCTTTGATAAGCAAACTGAAAGATATGTTTACGAAAGTTTTGTCGGTCGTGGCAACTTTAAAAACCACGCCAATGATGATGTATCAAAAGCAGTCGGTATCGTTCTTGATTCTGTGCCTAATCATAATGGTCGCTTTATTGAATGTCTGCTTGCGGTGGACGAGGTTAAAGATCCTGAACTGGTAAGGTCGATCAATAAGGGCTACATCAACGCCGTTTCGATGGGCGCTGTTGTCGGGCATTCGTATTGCAGCGTCTGCAACAATATGGCTAAAACCGAAGCGGATTTCTGCGATCACGTTAAGTTCCATAAGGCGCAGAAGATCCACATCGGTGGGAAAGAACAGCACGTCTACGAAGATAACCGCAATGTGAATTTTATAGAATTGAGCTGGGTTACGGTTCCCGCAGATAAATCGGCGCTTCTTCTTGAAAAAGTTGCAAGCCGCGTCCAGCGCGGAGAACAGATAGACCTTGGCGATGAAAAGATGGTTAATGCCGTAGCGACGTGGATATATCTCTACGGCGAAGAACATACAAGAAATCTTCTCGGCGGTATTGTTGATGCCGTGCAAGACATAAAAAACATCTAGGAGTATTACGATGGGATTTTCAAGAAACAAAATGTCTATTGGAATGAGCGAACGCCAACGCGCAATACAGGCTGATCTTAATGCTCGTTCACAGCAAAAGGGCGGTAATGTTAATCCAGAAGTTCTTGGCGCTATAAATACTGAAGAATTTTCTTTTGCTGGATCTCTCGGGATACCGAATGAAGCGGTTATCACGGCGGCGACTAAAGCTGGTGGCAATTCTGTTCCAGGAATGGGTATGAAGCTTAACCCCGAAATAGAAGCTATCGTTGCGAAGGCAAAGAATCGGCTTACTTCGGTTGCGGGTATGGTTCCACAGCAAACCACTAGTGATGTTTTTGTAACTGATCCAAGTCAGTCCGCTGTGCCGCGCATTGCTATGAATAAGCAAGCCGCGAAAGATGAACTTTCTACGCGCAAGGCGAATCTTATTCTGAAACGCAACGCCAAAATGAAACAGATGGAATGGTCACAAGACAAGAATCTTAAAGTTGAAGTGGCCGATATGAACCGCGAAATTAAGAAGATCGATTCACAGCTTCAAGGACTCTAATTATGTTTACAACCTATGCTTCCCGAGCAAACCTTCTGGTCGAAAAGATTAAAATTACGGCAGAAGAACAAGCCATACTGGACCTATTCAAAGAAAGTCAATCAATTGAATTGGATCAGATACCTTACCGCATGGCGAATAAAGATTTTCAATCGCTTATGCAGAAGGGCTACGTGCGGACGGCTGGGAACAACACGGTTATTCTTTTGAAGAAGGCTGAAGAAAAAAACGATCCTATTATGGTCGATTCTGCCGGTCAATATATTATAACAATTACTTTTGAAAAACCGATATCAAATGAAATAACGCATAATATAAGTCAAGATTTTATTGCGCCCGTTATTGAAGCACAAGACGGCGAATATCCTTTACCGCGAATAGAAGTTGACGGTAATAAAATGCATATTATCGTTCCAGAAAATGTTGATGAATATGAATATAAAAAAATTCTTCAAAAACCAATTGATGATTATGTTGCACTTGCTGGATATAAACCCGTGAATGCATCATTCAATAAAAATATTTATGAAAAATCTAAACCAAGTATCATTGCTTTGAAACAGAAGCAAGCCGAAACTCCTACAGAAATTGAAATGGAACATAAAAAAACGTTTGATAAAATCAGAAAAGACGTTAAAGAAGATGGCAAGCTTGACATGAAGGATAAAGATATCGCCAAAAGCATTTCTAAAGATCATGGCAAAGAACTTGATCCGAAGAACCCCGCCGAAGGCGTAAAAGAATATTATGATGAAAAGACGGGACTGCCGGCATTTGAAAAAAAGCTTGAAAAGAAAGAGGAGAAGAAATAATGGAAAAGCAAGCGCTTGACGATGAACCTAAAAAGCACAAGAAAGATAATTATACTTTCTATCCAGAACTGTCTGGAGCTGGTGATCCAGATCTGATCAAGAAACGGATCACCGAACTGAAAGGCGCGATCAAGGCTTTGTCTAAAGACGCCGAGTTCTTTTCAAAGGAAATCCAGAATCTTCAGTCTTATGTTGATCTGTTTGAAAACATGATAGGTAAGAAGAAAGAAGAAGGATCTGAAAAGCAAGCCGGCGTTCTTCCTAAAAAAGCCAACCAGCTTGACGTTATGGATTTTAAGAAAAAGAAAGAAAACGAAGCGGCGTTTTATTCCAAAGCCTACGGCGACAAAGGCTTTGCGTCTAAACTGACTAAAGACTATAAACCGTCTGGGCGGTCATTCCCGAAGGTTTAATTCTTTATAAACTATGAAAGCAATTTTAGGAGATTTCTAATGAAATATTCAGCCACCTTTAATAGACTTCCTACCAAAACTGCGTCTTTTTGGCAAGTCACCGATGAATCTGGAAAGGAAGTAATAAAGGCTTCTGTCGCCCAGCTTTGGGGTAAACAGGCTTTCAAGATGTATGATAAGGTTGCTACTGAAGATTATGGTAATGCGATCCTTGCGCGTATAGAAAAGGATGGTCTGGAAAAGGTTGCGGCAACGATGGGCGTTGAGCCGATGATCGGCGGCGATGCGCCGAAGGCAAAGCCGAAGTTTAATTTTAATAAACCGAAATCTGATGTTCCGGCTGTAGACAATTCGGCAAAAATTCCCAAAGAACTTCCGAAAGCAGAAGCGCCGAAAGCGGATGCTGAAAAGAAACCTGAAGCGCCGAAAAAGAAATCAGTCAAAGACTATGCAAAGGAACTTGAAGCCTTCGTAACCGACATTGAAATCGACGAGAAGAAAAATGAATACCAGTTCAAGACCGAAGATGGCGGCGAAGTCGTTGTGAAGGTCGAAGCTAAAAAAGCGGACAAAAAAGAGGACGCGCCGAAGTCGGAAGATGCGCCAAAAGCCGAAAAGAAAGAGGAAAAAGAAGCTTCACTTGTCACCGCAGAAGCGGACAAAAAAGAGGACAAAGGCTTCAAGATCGAAATAACCAAAGAAGGCAAGAAGGGCATGTGCAAACAGACTTCTGAAATCCTTACCAAGTTTATGACTGATCACGAAAAAGATATGGAAAAACTCGTCAAAGAAATTGAAGGCGAAGACGAAAAGCCCGAAACGAAAAAGGAAGAAAAGAAGGAAGATAAGACTGAAAAGAAAGAGCCGAAAGAAAAAGATGAAAAAGAAACGCCGAAAGAAGAAAAGATGGAGCATAAGAAAAGCGCTTCCGCATCTCATTCTAAGGCGTTTGATGTTTTTCTCGACGGCAAAAATATTGATACCGTGTTCTATTCTATTGATGAAGTGGTAGATGCCGATGAAGTTAAGAAATCTCTTATTGAACATGACGGATATGACCCAAATATTGAAGTGGAAGAAGTGATTTCTAATAAAAAAGCATCGCTTGAAGTGGAAGAAGATATTCCCGAAAAACACGCCAATCAGTTGAATACCATGTCCTTCAAGAAAAAGACCGTGAACGAAAAAGACTTCTATTCAAAGGCTTACGGCGATAAGGGTTTTGCGAATGGTCTTACGAAGAACTACAGCGGAAAAGATGGTCGAGCATTTCCGAAGATTGCTGCTAAGAATAAAGTCGATTATCCTTTCGTTGTAAATCCAAAGGCATCCAAGCCCGAAGGTGCGAAAGAATATTTCGGTAAAGAATACGGCGATGAACAGTACGGTAAGAAACTTACCAAGAAATATAATCCAGGTAAACGGGCATACCCCGCCGCGCTTATTACCAAGATGATGCAAAAGCAGGCTTCGCTTAAAAAGGAAGCGCTTGAACTGTGGAAGTCTGCGCCGAATTATGGCGGAGAAGATTATAGCGATTATTACGTAGTCGCTGTTCGCACTCGCGATTCTAACGCTGTTGAAGAAAGTAATTTCGAATCGGCTTTGAAAAAGCTCGGCGGTGAAAAAGATGGCGTTATGGTTGCCCGTGCAAATCATTGGGCTGTCGGATGGGTTGAATATCTTCTTGTACATAAAGGTGCGGCTGAAAAGGTTGCTATTGCGCAAGATATCGAAGCCAAGCTCGCCGAATATCCTATTCTCGACGAAGACGATATGTCACAGCGCGAAATACAAATAGCCGATCAAGCCTACGAAGATTATATAAAAGATGAAGCGATAGAACATCTTGGTCTGAATGCGGATGAACTTTCCCCAGAAGATTTTGAAGCATTGAAAGATGCGGTTATGCAAGGTATGGAATATGGTGAAGAACCAACGGTAGCTTCGTGGAATATTGTTGAAGAAGCTTGGAATAACTACAAGGTTCAGCAAGAAACTGGTTCTAAACATACTCCCGATCTTCCTGGGGTTGAAGCGCGTAAGAATAAGTTCCGCGAAATGAAAGCCAAAAGGATTGCATCAATGGAAAAGAAAGCTGAACAGAAGAAAGTGGCGTATGATTTTACTGCTAATCAAGATATCGCTGTCGGCGATAAAGTTGAGGGCGGTACAGTAGTTGAAGTTAAGCGCGTACAGGATGTTTACGCTAACGAAGAAGAATTTAATCAATGGCAAGAAACATACGGGCAAGAAGGGCTTTCTTGGGAAGGTAATGAAATTGTCACCGTTGATATTGATAAAGAAGGTATTGTCGTTGAAAAGTTTATCTACGAAATTGAAAAGGATGAACCCGTGGAAACTGAAAAGCAAATACCAATGGCTACTGAAACCAAAGTAGAAGATAAGCCAGCGGCTATGGCGGCAGCGAAAGAAAAGCTTCTTCTGGCTGAAAAAGATAAGCAAATCAAGTATCTTGAAAAGAAGGTCGCAAACACCGAATTGAAAGTTGAAAAGTTGGCAAATGATAGAAACGAACTGATCGACGAAAAGGTTATTCGGATCAAAGCTGAAAAATCGCTTGATCTGTATAAGTTCGCACTGTCGAAAGGTTTGGTTGAAGAAACCGAAAAAGATGAGTTCATTGAACAGACTATGGATATGGACGATAAGTCTTTTGCGCTTTTCGATGCTAATATAAAGAAAATGGCATCAAAAGTGGTTACTGCGTCGAACACTTCTACGGAAGTTACGAATAAGAACGGTTCGAGAATTATTGTCAAGAACGCTGGCATGAAAAAGATTCCAAATCTCGCGTCCGAAAAAGTAGAACTGGGAGACTTTAAGAGCGCGGATTTGAAAGACAAGATTGCTAGTATCTGGACAGTTACAAAACGCCCACAAGAATAACGCTACGAAGTACGAAATTTTTTTATGAGAGGTATCGCAAATGCTTAAACCTGTGAAGCAATCCTTCCAAGGTGCATCAAGTCTCCCTCTCACCGCCGCTGCTATCGCGACGATCACTGCAACTCTTAGTGATCTCTTGAAGCTCGGCGCGATGAAACTTCAGCTCCCGTATGGCACTGGCACATTCGGCGCGGGACTGATAGTGAAACTTTCAAGCGAGTCTGGTGAAACCAAACTCGACCTTGCAAGTGGGAGCAATACTGCTTATGGGGTAACGGCTGATAATTATGCCGATTACGCTCAGAGCGGTAAAATGTCTTTTTTCCCCCTTACGGACGGCCTTGAAGCCGATGTGCAGGGCAACTACGACACGGGATATACTTATTCCGTGGGCGCAAGACTTACCTATGTCCCTTCGGGAGCAAACCAAGGCAAGCTGATTCCGGCAACCGCTTATACGACACAAGAAATTGTGGCGATAGTGGTTACTGCTCCGGCTAATGCTGCTAATGACGACATCATGCGCGTCAAGTTCTGCTTTCAAGCGGAAGCGGTAGCATAAGGAGCAATGAACATGGAAAATCTTAATGCTCAGGAAAAGTCGGCGCTTGTTGATTCAATGTTTGAATCGACTGAAGGCCGCATGGCTCTCGCCGCTTCTATGGCGAACCCAATCCGCATGGACATGGACTATCAGGGCATTTCCCGTAAGGTGCTCGTGGTAGACGCCATTCCCCAGGGCGAATTGGTTGTTTATGACCGTGACGTTCGTCTCCCAGCGAAAGTTATCGGTATGCGTGGACGCATCGAAGATGGTATCCTCGAAGGCGAACGCGTGACGGTCCCGACGTTCAACGTCGTGTCCTATCCGCAAGTACCCATCGACCAGATCCAGACTCGTAAGTTCAATATCGTTGACCGCGCACAGCAACGTGCGAAGAACGACATGATGGCGACTGAAGATACCTTTCTGTTCACCGCTCTCGAAGCGGCTGCGGCAAGTGGTATCAACGGTATTGCTACCGTGGCGGGAACTGTGGATAAAGACGCACTGCTTAACGTCTACCAAGAAGTAGGTAAGTGGCCGCTGAATCCCGCGAAGATCGTTATGAACTTCGTCAATTACGTTGACCTGCTCCGCTTTACTCGCGATGAAATCGATCCAGTGACGCAGCGCGAAGTCTTGATGACTGGCCTGTGGGCGCATATCTGGACGACTGACATCCTCGTTTCTAACCTTTGCCCCGTGAACCGCGTGTTCGTGATCGCCGAACCGGAACAGACTGGTGTGCTCCCGATCCGTCAGGACATCACCGTTACTCCGTCGGATATCATGCCGCGCCTTACGCTCGGCTGGGTTATCTACGAAACAATCGGCATGGGTATCCTTAACCCGCGCTCGGTTGCGAAGCTTGAAGTTTCGGGTAAGACGACTTTCACGCCTTGGTATCTCAGCAATACCATCGGTGAAGCTATCTACACTCCGAACGGCTCTATTTCGTAATCACTTTGATACGAAGGGAGGGGATATTTTGTCCCCTCCCTTTTTATCTTAATTAACAAACAACAATAACAAAAACATTTTAGGAGAAACACAATGATTCTGCAAAACGTATCCCGTAAGACACACATTCTTTCATTTCTTCGCCGGAAACAATCTGATCCGGCAATCACACTTACAAGCGGACAGGCAATCGACTTGGCTACGAAAGGGTACAAGGACGAAGAGCTTAACAGCAATCCGCAAATTCAAATGCTACTTCAGAGTGGCGAAATCAAAGCGCTCACCACAATGCCGCCAGTTACGCCGGCGATGGTGCATCAAGCCGAACAAGCAAATACCGCACTTGAACGCGAAAGAATTATTGAATTCGTAAAGAATCATTTCGCTGTTACGCTGATAGAATATCATCGTGATAAAGCACGCGATACAAAAGACTTTGAGCTTGAAACAATTTGCAAAGATCGGCTTTCTGAAATAGGCTATCGTTAACTAAGAATATTATAGGCTTTTGAAATGATAATCATTAACAAAGCTGTTGGTAGTCTACGCATATCAGATATACAATATACCTTGACTACAAAACAAATGGTAAAAATATCTGACTACGTGGATAAACAAGTTTTGGAAAGAAGTTTGTTAGCCCCTCGCGGCAATCTTTACATGGCAAAAAAAGACGGTCTTGTGCAAATCGTTCACGAATACGACAACGAATATAAACGTTATGAAGAACGTATTTTGGCACAAGCGAATTTTTATGATCCGAATACAAGAGTTGTAAAGATGCGCGAGGGGTTACTTAAATTTCATTCACTTAAAACGCATAAAGAAAAAGAAGATTTCATTGAAGGACTTGGTTTCCTTTACTATGATTTCTTCATTGAATTGCGCAATAAGTTGATAAGTCCAGAACATATAGAGATAAAAAAACTCGTAGAAAGAAAAATCAATTCGTTCAAGGACCAGAAGATTGCGGAAGGATTTGTTCTTCTTGATTTTTCATAACATACAATAATAACGCATCAGGATAAAAAATGTCTTTAGAAGTCATATGGCATGCGCCTGTGTACGATCCTTCGGGTTATGCTTCTTGTGCCAGAGATTACATCTTCGCACTGCATGAGGCGGGTGTGAAAGTTCGCGTTCAGCCAGTAACATTTTGGTCGCCGATAGCAACTCCGGCAGTCAGCGGAGAAAAGCTAGAACTGTTGAAGTCATTGGAAAATACTGAAGTATCTCCAACTTGTCCGCGTGTATGGCACATGGTTCCAGACCTTTATAAAAAGCTTGATCCGCAGCGGAATGAACTTGGCTATACTGTATTTGAAACTGACGGTCTGCCGGCTCATTGGGTAGAACAGATGAACAAAATGGCTGGTATATTAGTTCCATGTTCTTTCAATCTTGAAACTTTCCAGAACGGAGGTTTCAATAAAAACAGAATGACGGTAATACCACATATCGTTGATACCGAAACGATGAACCCAGATAATTATAAGCCACTTGATCTAACAGCAAATGGCGCTATGCCAAAGAAAGATTTTTATTTCCTTTCAGTGATGGACGTTACGCACAGAAAGGGATGGGATATTATGCTACGGGCATATCTGCGCGAATTCGACGGCGATCAGAACGTTGGCCTTATATTCAAAGGATACTTCGGCGGCGTCACAGAAAATCATAAAAAGAATCTTATCAATCGTCTTCAAGACTTTGGACGTAAAATGATGCTTAAAAGGCCGCCATCGGTTATTTTCTATGGAGATATTCTTGACCAATCCGATCTTCCGCGTCTTTACAAGTCATGCGATTGCTTCTTATCGCCTCACCGTGGTGGTGGCTGGGAACTCGGATGTAGCGAATCTATGGCTATGGGATTGCCATGTATTGCTACGGGATGGTCAGGAAATATGCAGTTCATGAACGAAAATAATGCCTACCTAATCGACGTGGTTGAATTCAAGACGATTGATGAAGAAATGACCAAGATCACGCCTAATTATAAAGGTCAGAAATGGGCAGAACCTTCGGAAGCTCATCTTCGGAAGCTTATGCGCCATGTCTATGAAAACAGAGCAGAAGCAAAAGCGAAAGGCGCATTGGCGCGGAAGCATCTTATGGAAAACTTTAATAAAAAAGTTATCGCCGATAAGCTGATCGAAGTAATAAAAAAATATAGCTAGAGTATAATCATGAATGAAATAAAAATTGTTTCTCCTGATGGCAAATCAACAAGCGCTTCCATAGAAAAGGATGGAATAAAATTAAAAAAAATACAGCACATTGTTGCATATATAAATTATGATGAAGTAATCAACTATATGTATTTTTATGATTCGGATGGGAAACAATATAAATGCATTTTGAAAAATTACGAAATAAATGGATTGCTTTCTGAAATTAAAGAAAATAAAAAAGAAATTGATAAGGAGAAAATTAATGGCTCGCTATGATTTTACTTGTACAAAATGCACACACGCCGTTGAGGTCAATGTTTCTATAAACGATATAGAAAAACACGAACAGAAATGCGAAAAGTGCGGCGCAGATATGCAGCGTTTGTTTAACATGCCGTTTGTAAAATATGTAGGCCCCGGTTTTTACAAGACCGAGTATGCCACTCAGCATCTCGGCGGCGGTATGGAACTTAGGCATAAATGAAAAACAATGAACATTCTAACATTTTCTACACATGAAGGGTATCAATATAATCTGTGTAAGACAGGTCATAACTTTGACATCCTTGAATCTGATAAGCTTGGCGGCGTGAAAGGCTGGGACGAAAGGCAAAGACCGCTTCCACCAAACGCTCACGTCATAAGCGCTGTAGATAATTACGATAGGTACGATCTGATCTTATGTCAGAAGATAGAAGATTGGTATCGCGTCAAAGATATTCAAAAGAAAAAAATCATTCTATTTCATGTTCTTTGGAGTAGGAACTGGGATATATCTGAAGAAGACGACTTTAAGGGTCGCGATGGTTTAATAGCGCAGATGAAAGATGATTACAAGGTTTATATCCTTGAATCAAAACGGAAATCGTGGAATAGTTTTGACGATAAGTCGGTTATTATAAACCACGGCGTTGATCTGAACGATTATAATAAAAAATTCAATGGAAACACGCAATCGGTTCTACGCGCTTGTCACTTCTTCCGTGATCGCGATTGGTGGTGCGGCTATGATAAATTCCTAAAAGTCTTGCGCGGATCGCCGCACATGATACTTGGGAACAACCCAAATACGCCGAATAGCTTCTATCCAGAAAACTTTGAAACGTATAAAGATTTCTTTTATGGGTTTCGCGTGTATTTTAATTCAACTACGAATGATGATTATCCTTTGAGTATGCTTGATGCTTTCGCGGCGGGTATGCCTGTAGTATCAACATGCGCCAAGAACGAACCGCAATATATCTATCACGGTTATAACGGCTATGTGTCAGACGATGACGAATGTTTGCATGAGTCCATAAGCATGATGCTACAAGATCGTAGAAAGGCGCGGCTAATAGGCAAAGCAGGCAAAGATATCATTGACGAACATTTCAATCTAAAGAAATTCATAGACAAGTGGAACGAAACATTTGAGCTTGCAAGGAAATAACTATGAAATACATAACCATACCCGCAACGCGCCCACAGTATCTTGAACAAGTAATCGAATCGCTGAAGCCGAATAAGAACCTTGATCAATATACGCTATTGATCGTGCTTGAACCGTGTTATAAGAAAGAATTGCCGGATCTGTCTTGGATAAAGCATATCGTTGTACGCAACGAGCAGACACGCGGAGTGGATAACAATCAACATTTTATTTTGGATTATGCTTTCAGCCGTGATGCGGAATATGTTATTCGCCTTGAAGACGATCTGTGTGTTAGTCCAGACGTTACGGAATTGGCTGAATGGTATGTCAGTCAACCGTTGCTGGAAGACCAAGTCTGCATGATACTTTGGAGCGGAAGCACGACCGAAGAAAATCCAACAAAAATAATTATGCACGATTATTTTTGTCCGTGGGGGAATGTTATTACTAAACCGCAATGGGAAAACCATTGGAAGAACCAAATGCAAAACAAAGATAATTGTTCTGTGTTTGATTGTGAACATAATTTCGGATGGGACTGGATTTTAAATGGATACTTTATTAAATATAAAAAGCACTCAATGGTTCCGGCACTATCTCGTATAAAAAATGTAGGCGTAGATGGTGTATATTCTAACGAATGGGTTTGGAAAAAGTCATTTAATGGCAAAATCAACAACACGAAAATTTATAATCGTACAGACTATTCACTATGAAAATAGGATTTATCAACCAATCTCAAATCGGATACGGCGCATGGGAGACCACAATAAATCTTATCAAAGAAGCCAAAAATCGCGGACACGAAACATATCTGAATGAATACCGCGACGATCTTGATTTTTATGTCATAGGTATGTTTTATGACTCCGATGGTGTTGCTAAGATAATCAAAAATAAGCCGTATGTTTATATCGAACATTCTATTGAGATGATACTGCACGAAAAAGAAATCATTCGTAAACACATATTGCCAAACGCAAAAAAGATTTATTTCTTTTCGCCACGGCAACGGGAAAACATATTATATAATTTAAATTCGGCAAGTCAAAAAATTATTGAAAACAATCATGCTTATTTAGTCGTTCCTATTGACACAGAATTCTGGAAAGCAATAGATATTGAACGCGAATTTAACTTGAATATATTCGTTGGGTTAATCCATTCTAACAAAGGCGTGTGTCAGATACTTCAAGAAGCCAAACAAAAACCAAACCAAAAATTTGTATTTATAGGTTCTGGCGGTGGAGATATTGACGTAAACACATTTATAAACGGATATCCTAATTGCCAATATATCGGTCATCAAAACAAAGAACAGCTACGCGAATGGTATTCACGTGCGTCTAATCTTTATATTCTTGCATCAAATGGAGCGGTTGAGAGCGCAAGTCGTGTCGTTTTTGAAGCGGTTCTATGCGGATGTAATCCAATAGTTAATAAAAATGTTGGTAATTCCAGTTATCCATGGTATAACGACCGTTCAAAAATAATAGAAAATATAAAAGAATCAATCAATAACTTTTATTGTTTTATAGAAAGCGCAAAATGATAAAATATTTATTTTATTCGGGACCATATACCTATGCTGAATGGATACTGCCGATATATTATAAGTTAGACGAACCAAAATTATATATAACCAACTGTGAATACACCAGAAAAGAAATCGAAAGCAGAAATATGCCGTGCTCTGATATACCGAACAACGAATACATAAAATCAATATATGAAAATAACAATATTGAATGTACCGTTTTTGGCGACGAAGATATGTCCCAATATATATATCAATACGTTATTCTTAAAAAAGCTAGAAGTCTTTGCCTGGGTCATGGCTTTAATTTTTATGAAAGAAATAGGATAGAACAAAAAGTCGATTGGAATTCATATTGTTATAATAACGAAAATATAAACTGGCTTATTGACAAAGGACTTTCCCCAGATAAATTCATATTAACCGGATCGGCAAAACATGATATTTTATACGACAAACAATGGTTACATGAAAACAGAATAGAAAAACTATATAAACAATACAATGTTATTGACAAAACAAAAGAAATGATTCTTTTAGCCCCACACACATTTGGGGAAATAATAACAAAAGAAAACTCTTATGAATTATTATTCGCCGCCTTATCAAAAACAGGCTATAATGTTTTTATAAAATTACACCCAAGCGAATATTACGGTGAACAAATTATAAAATTGAAAGACTTATGTAAAAAGCATAGTAATATATACATAGCAGATGATCCGGGCATATTGAAATTCATGGTTGCCGCAAGCTGTTATGTTGGTAACAAATCTTCGTCTATATTTGAATTTTTGTTTTTTGAGAAACCCATAGTCCTTATTGGCGATCATAAAACATATCTTGGCGACAATGAACCTTTTCGCAGAATTAACCTTAACGAAATTACAAATATATGTAATGTAATCGAAGAAGAAAAAAATAATTCATTCCGAAAAAATATTTTAAAGTTTTATAAAGATCAGTATTTCACAACTAAGGACGGAAATGCGTCTGAAAGATATATTGATATTATAAAAAAAATTGGTAAATCAAAATGACACGCATAGGATTTACAGTCGGAGTATGGGATTTACTACATAAAGGACATACCAATTTTTTTGATGCTTGTTATAATTATTGTAATTATCTTATTGTCGGGATAATGAATGATTATTGGGTTAGGGTACAAAAAGGGCATAGTGGTAGGCCTGTGCAGTCATTACAACTAAGAGTAGAAAAATTAAGATCAATTCAAAAAATAAATAAAATAGTTGTATTAGACACGCTAGATATGACACAATATCTTCAAATGGTTGATGTATGGATAAAAGGAAAGGAACAAAAAAATATGCGTCCAGAAGATTTTGCAAATTGTATTTATATTGATAGGACTCCAGAAATATCAACCACAGAAATAATAAACAAGGCAGAAACGCAAACATGATAAAAGATGTATTTGAACGTATTTATAAAAATAATTTGTGGGATAGTCCCGAAAGTAGATCTGGAATAGGAAGCGAAAAAAGACATACTACGGAAATAATAAATGCAATTTCATATTTATACGAAAATTATAATATCAGAAATATATGTGACGCTGGATGCGGTGACCTTAATTGGTTCCCAGAAATTTTATCAAAGTATAAGGATATAAAATATACAGGAATAGATATTGTATCTAATTTAATTGAAAACCATAAGATAAAGTACCCCGAGCATAGTTTTTTCTGTTCAGAATTAGATTCCTTTAACTATAGTAAATATGATTTAATCGTATGTCGTGACGTACTTGTACACCTTCCAAATGAAATGATATTAAAAATAATAAATATGTTTAGGCAATCTAAAACAAAATATTTACTTACTACATCATTTATAGCCGAATACGATAATAGTAATATACCCGTAGGGAATTGGCGTCCAATATCGTTAAGTGAAAATCCTTTTAATTTTAAGAAAGTAAAAAATATGTTTAGTGAAACGTATTTGGAAAACGGCGAGCCAATCGTTAAATATAAAAGAACTTATCTGTATGATATGGAGGATATGTAGACATGTCGTCATACTTTTCAATATGTATACCGGCATACGAAATGCATGGAAAGGGATGCGAATATTTATCGTATCTGCTACATACGATATCAATACAATCTTTTAAGGATTATGAAATAATAGTGTCTGATCATTCCATCAACGACAATATAAAAAGCATCTGCGCTTGCAGCGCGTTAGCTGAAAAAATAAAATACTTTAGGTATGAACAAGATCGCGGTAATAGCCCTAGTAATGTTAATAATTGTTTGAATCGCGCAACTGGTGAAGTAATTAAAATAATGTTTCAGGATGATTCTTTTTGCGGATCTGAAGCTCTGGCTGATATAAAAAGGGTATTCGATTCCAATGTCGTTCAATGGTCGTTATCTTCTTTTTATAGAACTGATTCAAAATCAAATACATTTGGCGAATATACACCTATAATGCAGACGGTTGGAAATGGAATATTGTATTTTGTGGATCACATGAATACGATCGGATCTCCTAGCGTTATGGCTTACCGTAATAACAATTTACGTTTTGACACAAACCTTGTAATGTGTATGGATATAGATTTCTATTATCGCATGGGAATAGCATCCGTTCCGTGTATCCTTACACGCCCCATGATTGGCGTAAGGGAGTGGGAAAATTGTATATCGGCTATAGTTGATCGATCACAAGGTATATCCAATGTAGTCCAAAAAGAAAAACAATATCTGGTCAACAAATATGCAGTTAAATGAAATATTTGACAGAATATATATAATCAATCTTGACGAAATGAAATACAAATATGATCGTAGTCTATTAGAATTAAAAAAAATAAATCAAGATAACGTTATTAGGTTTTCCGGTATAAAAATAAATGATGGTAAAACAATAGCAGATCGGCGCAATGGATGCCGGACGAGCCATATAAATATTATTAAAGAATGCAAACGTGATGGATTGCACAATGTACTTATTTTTGAAGATGATATAGAAATAGACGAAAAAATAATTTCATACTACGAAAAAATTAAAAACTTTCTTACGAATAACGAATGGAATTTGTTTTATCTTGGTGGAAACCATAATTATAATAGTTCCGTTAATAGAATATATGATACAAGTTATCCATACATCAAAATGACAAAGGATACTCTTACCACTCACGCTTACGCTATTAACGCAAATGTTTTTGATGATCTTATCATAAGCGCCGAAAAGCATGAATACATTGATGGATTTTTAAGAGATTCAATACAACAGCGCGGCAAAAGCTTTTGTATCTATCCGCGTATGATTTCTCAAAGAACTGAATTTAGTTACATAGAAAATTCAGATATAGATTATAATAATTTGTTAAAGGACAAGATATGATTTCTGTTGATTGCATAATATTTTCAAAAGATCGCGCTGCGCAATTAGACCTTGCGATAAGAAGTTTACGAGATAATTTCAATGGGTATGGGAATGTAATAGTTTTATATAGATATTCTAATGATGAATATAAGAAAGGATATGACATTGTGCGTAATACAGATTACGGCTTGTCAATACAATATGTAGAAGAAAAAAATCTTCGTATAGATGCTTTACATTATGCTTACCATGCTACAGCACCATACATAATGAATTTCTGCGACGATGATGTATTTATAAATAAAGTGGATCTTTCTGGAATTAACAGTGTGATCGATAATGATACGCATGGCATATCATTAAAGGTTTCCAAGGCAATAACGTATTGCTATACATCGCGCAACCCGAACATACTTCCAGATTTCGTTTATGATGACGGTAAGTTTATTTCATGGAAATGGGCTACACGAGAATTATATAGTGATTGGGGATATCCTGGTTGTTTTAACGCAAATATATATCAGAAAGATTATTTCTTATCTATAATGAAAAATGTAAATTTTTATAGTATTTCTACATATGAAGATGGTTTCTTGTCACAAAGGGATAAATTTAAAACAAAAATAATAGGATTTTGTGAAGCAAAAGTTATGAATACCCCAGTGAATAAAGTACAAACAGAAGTACAAAACATTACGGGCGAGCAACACTATTTTTCTATAGAAGTTTTAAACAATCTTTTTTTACAAGGTAAAAGGATATCTACAAAAAACATATACGGCATAAAATGTAATTCATGCAATTGTGAAATAGATTATAGGATCGAATAGAATGCTAATAACCTTAGTTGATTCTAATTTTGGTGGAAGACATGGACGTGGGAATGCTTTCTTTAAATGGGATCAGGGTGAACAAGATATCATGGTTTTTACAGATAACCATCTTGGAGAAGCTGCGAATCACAAAAATAAAAAAATGAAAATTGGGTGGCTTGTTGAACCGATAAGTATATCGCCTAATATATATCAGAATATTCCGAGCATGAAACACGATTATGATTATATATTTTCCAGTAATAAACAATTTATCAAAAGACAAAACGATAAAAAGTTTATGTATGTCCCGTTTGGAACATCTTGGATATTGTCACCGCAAATATATAAAAAGACTAAAAACATATCTACGATTGTTTCTGAACAACGCCAGACCGAATGCCGCAGGATGCGCCATGAAATTGTAGCTAAATATAAAAATGTAATTGATGTCTGGGGTAGGGCTTATAAATTTTGCACTAAAAAAGAAGAAGCTTTATCGGACTATAGATTTTCTATTGTTACCGAAAATGAAATAACTGGCGGGTGGTTCACGGAAAAGATTGTTGATTGCTTTATGACCGGTACTATACCTATCTACAAGGGAGATCCAGATATAGGAAATATTTTCGATATAAATGGAATAATAACTTTTAACACTATGGAGGATTTAGATAAAATAATTACCATGTGCAACGAAGAAGAATATTCTAAAAAAATATCGTCAATAAATAAAAACCTTGAAACGGCAAAAAAATATGCGTTACCAGAAGATGTAATCTGGGATTGGGCATTGAGTAAAATATTATGAACCATCCTATCAATAAGAATTATAAGCTTACCGTTGAAGATATTGCAAAGTCGTTTCCATATTTTACAATTGTCATCGGGTGTTATAATAAGCAAAACATTATTGGAAAGTGCGTTGAACTATTGCAATTGGCCGGATTGAATCAAAAGATAATACTTATTGATGATGCTTCCACTGACGGAACATTTAACGAAATAAAAGAAATACCGAATGTTCATGTTATAAAGAATGATACAAATATCGGATGGGGTGCTTCAAATAATAAGGCGCTTGCATTAGTTGATACAAAATATGTTGTTTTTATGGACGCGGACTGTTTCGTTGGATCGTTCGGCTGGCTAATAAACTGGTATTTGCTTGCTCAAAATAAAAATAATATTGGCGAAAGCGGGGAATTCCATTACTGCAAAAGCTTATATGATATGCCGTATATTTATGATCATTTAATAATACAGCCATGGAATAAAAAGATAAATAAGTCAAAAAATAGCATAGAAGACATCGGGCATATCGGTGGTAATTACAAAATATTTGAAACTGATATTATAAAAAAATTAGGTGGTTTTTCAGATTCAAGAGATGCAGCATGTGTTGAAGTTACCGTGAGCTTAAAAATAAAAGCAAGCGGGTATGAACTTATGCCATACCGTATGTCTGATCGTCTTACGGTGTTAAAAGGTGACCCAATAAATGTTATAAATCAAAAATATGAACAAATGAAACATTCAATTATTAAACAAAAATCAATATTGATTGATAATGGTGTAATAAGTGGATTCATAAATAATCCAATCAATTTAGTTTTTGATAAATCAATTTATTCATCGTGAGGTAACATGCAAGTAGTGCCTGTATCCAAAGAACATCTTGAAGATTTAATGAACATTCGGAACAACCTTGAAGTCAAGCCGTTTCTGCGACAGGTAGAATTTTGTTCAATTGAAGGTCAATTGAAATGGTATGACCGTCTGATAAACAGCAATACTACATACGCATTCGCGATCTTTGACTGTGGAACTGTTGCTGGATCATGTTCGATCATAGGTATAGACCGCGTGTACGGAAATGCCGAAGTTGGTTGGTTCTTACATCCAGAACATCACGGCAAAGGGCTTTGTTCTGCTGCCGTAAGACATATGTTTGATTTCGCATTTAATCATCTTCAGTTAAATAGCTTATTTGCGTATGTTTATTCGGATAATGACAAAGGGTTGAAGTTTGCCGAAAAGATGATGAAGAAGGTCGGTATCCTTCGGAATCGGCGCTGGCGCAATGCCGGCTTTGTTGATGAAGTCGTTTTTGATCTTACAAGGAAAGACTATTATGAAAATTGATTTTATAGACGTAAAGAAAAACAACAAACGGTTCACGGGTAAAATACTGAAAAGTATCAAGTCGGTTATCAAGTCAGGCAATTATATTCTTGGTAAAAACCTTGAATCGTTTGAACAATTATTCGCGAAGTATTGTGGTGCGAAATACGCCGTTGGCGTAAATTCTGGTACAGACGCATTGAAGTATTCACTATTGGCTGCTGGCGTATCTTTTGGTAATGTGGCTACGGTAAGTTTCACATTCCCCGCAACTGTTATGAGTATACTTAGCGCCGGCGCAATTCCGCAATTCATAGATATAGATCCCCAGACGGGATTGATGGATATAGAAGATCTGAAAAGAAAAATAAATAAAGATACGAAAGCCATCATGCCTGTTCACTTCATGGGGCATCCATGTGATATGGATAGCATAAATAAGATCGCGCATAAATACGGTATTCCCGTAATTGAAGATGCTTGCCAAGCAGTGGGATCTACGTATCACGGACGCCGCGCTGGTGCGCTTGGCGATTTTGGTTGCTTCAGCTTTTTCCCGACAAAAAATCTTAGCTGTATCGGTGATGGCGGCGCAATAACTACGAACGACGAAAAGATGTATAAACGACTTCTGCTTCTTAGAAACTTTGGACGTAAAGATCGTGAAGAGTTTGATTCGCTTGGTTACAATAGTAGATTAGATGAAGTGCAAGCAGCCGTATTGAATATTAAATTACCGTTGCTTGATTATTGGAATAATATCAGAAACGACAATGCGGATTATTACAATAAGAATATGGTGAACGGCATTGTTCCCGTTATGCCGTTACATGATACGCGAAGCGCATATCATATCTACGCGGTACGGGTTAAAGACAATAAAAGTTTTGAAAAGCGGATGAATGAAAAAGGCGTTGATTGCCGGACGCATTATTCAATACCAGTGCATAAACACAAGTTCTGTAAATCTTTCTATGAAAAATTGCCGGGGACTGATCTGCTTAGTAGCCAGACGCTATCTTTACCGATGAATGAAAATACAAAACGGCGTGAACAAGCCTATGTACTCAAATGCCTTATGGAGTGTCGGAATGAACTATAAGATTGATTATGCGATGATCGAACCGACTACAGCATGTAATCTAAGATGCAAGACATGTACACGCGATTCTATGGTAAGAAGCGATGGGCTTCCAATAGGACACATAACAATAAAAAATCTTGAAACGATAAAACAACAATTGCCTGATCTAAAGCACATAAGGTTTCACGGTATGGGAGAAATATTCATTATACCGAATCATATGGAATTACTTGAAAAGCTTCGCCAGCTTTATCCAAATGCATTTATTGAAATAGTAACCAATGGTCAATATAAAGACATTGATACGAAAAAAGTTACGAAGCTTGTAAACCATATAACGTTTTCAGTTGATGCCGCCGATAAGAAAAAATATGAAGAATTGCGTACTGGAGCAAAATGGGAAGTTTTACATAATAATATAAATCAACTTGTACCGAACAATACTACTGCAAACATAGAAATCAATTTTGTCTGGAGTGGGCTTAATTTGTATTCAATAATTGATATGCCGCCACTTGTAAAAAGATTCGGTATCAATACTATGCGCGTAAATCTTGTGCAAGATTGGGATAAAGTTTTGACTTCTGATATTTTATTTTATAAGCAAAATTTAAAAGAAATATTTATAAGGGCAAAAGAAAATGCAGACAAGCGTGGCGTTAAACTTATTCTTATGGGAAATCCAGATTTTGAAATGACATCGTGCGAATGGATGAATAATAGAATATTTATAACGTTTGATGGTGAAATTCTTCCATGCTGTATGAAACAAGATAGAAAAATGTCATTCGGGAATATATATAAAGACAGTATAAACAACATATGGGATTCGGATAAAATAAATATGTCACGCCAGTTTAAAAGCGCTGGGTCATACAGAATTTGTGCTGATTGCCCATACATTGAAAATAAACAATACCTAAAGGATATTTTATGAAAATACTTATACTTGGCGGCGGATTATCTGGATGTACGCTTGCATATTTGTTAAAACAAAAAAATGCAAATAATGAAATCACGATTATAGAACAAGACGATGGGCTTGGCGGTCTATGCCAAACGAAGAACAAAGACGGGATCAATTATGAACTTGGTCCGCATATTCTTTTTACACATCGTGAAAATCTGAAACAATTCTTTCAACAATTCATTTATAGTAAAGAAAAACAGTTCTATCAATACATCAGCATTGACGGCAAACTTGATAATCTCAGGCACTTTCCCGTGACGATTGATGATGTTGTTGATCTTGACCGAAATGCCGCTAAAGAATTGTACCACTTAGAACTTTCTAAACCAGATTATTCGTCATTGGAATCATTTCTTCTTTCGCAAGTCGGTCGAACGGCATACGAATATTTCTTTAAGAATTATAATATCAAACAGTGGGGTATCCATCCGCGAAAGATGGAAACCGACTGGGCCAAACAGCGGAGGATGTTCTTGCGTGATACAGTGTCTACCGTATTCGGAGAACGCTGGCAAGGACACCCAGGTTCATATAATAAATTATTTGAATCGCTGTCAAAAGACATAAAGATAATTAACGAACAAGTCACAAGCATTGATTTCAATAACCAATGCGTGTTGACAAACAAAGACACCCATAAGTATGATTTTGTTTTCAATACAACGCCAATCGATTATCTTATACATCGAAAAAGTCTACTAAAATATCGTGGCATATTTTGGGTTTATGTCGTGCTCGGAGCTGAATATGTATTACCGACGTATCTGACCTCGTTTCCGAATAACCATAATTTTACACGCATCATGGAATACAAACACGCATCACAGCAGATCGTAGATGGCAAGACGATAATAGGGTTTGAATTTCCTTATGAAGCATCGGATCAATCCGAACCATCATCTGCTACATTTATCACGGAAGCTTTAGATTTCGTTAAACAGTATTTTCCAGACAAGTATATATCTCATTTTGTAGATGATCGCCGGCTTGCATATCCGGTTTCTGAAAAAGCGAATAATGATGTTTTCTGGAAAATTATAAATGAAAGCTTAGAAAAGAATTTCATAACGCTTGGTAGGCTTGGTCTGTATTCTTATATATCCATGGATACTTGCGTAGATCAATGTCAACAAGCAATGGACATATTTGAAAAATGGAATAATCTTTCTAATGATGAAAAGATAACATTTTATAAAAATCTAAGGTCACAACAGACATGAACGCATTTTATTATTGGAAGTCAAAAGAATTCAATCTACTGAATGTATATTCGGTGTTAACTCTTTCATTTAATACGAGCGTCGAAAATATTTATATATACCATGATATAAAAATATTTCCAAATAATATTTACTGGTATATGCTAAATTATATACCCAAAGTTATTATTACTCCAGTTCAGTCGGCAACAAACGGAATGGCGCATATAGGTCAACCGTATGATATGAAATCTGTATTTGAATATTCTGCCATTGCTGAATTTCTTTTGATGCAGCAAAGCCCATGTTTGGCGGTAAGCTTTGACAGCTTATTCTTGAAAGACATCTGCGATATAAACCGTATGCAGCCATTTTTTGGAAATGGCGAAATCTATCCAAGTCTATTTTATTTTAGGGAAAATAATTGGAATTTGAAAAAAATAGTTAAACGCATAACAAAAGAAAATTACACGTATGATAAGCTATTTGAGTTTATAAATAAGAAATTTAAACATAAGAAAAACGGCGATACGGTTTGGCTACATACGGCGAACTTCGCTATGCCTAAAGGATTATATGTAGCAAGCATGAATGGCGAAGATGGATTCGCGCTATTTGATGAAGATGATTTCTATTTGAAATTACACGTCAATTTATTCAAGGCGCTGGAAACGCTATTAAACAAATGCCAAAAAAAAGAAAACTACAAGCAGATCGTCCAAGCCATATCACTTTAAGCGCCGTTATGATCGTTCAGAACGCCGAAGACATAGTAGGCTATTCTGTAACAAGCCTATTGGCTGAATGCGATGAAGTCGTTATCGTAGACGGTATCGGTCATGATAGAACAGAACAGATTATCCGCGATAAGGCTAAAGAACTTAACGCCGAAAGTAAGCTGAAGTATTTTAAGAATAGGTTTGTTACTTTCAACGAACAGCGTAACTTTTATCTAAAACATGCCACATCTTCATACGTGTTATACTGTGATAGCGATGAAGTAATCACCGTAGAACACCTTAAAAACATACGCGCCAAGATGGGTAAATACGATCTGATTTTGGTGCATTCAAATCACTTCTATATTGACTTCCATCATATCATAACGGGCGGCGGATGGGATAGTAGCTACCTTATGCCCAGATGCTTCAGAAACCTTAAAGGAAGGCTATCTTATGCGCCACACGCGCCTAATGCCGGCGACCACGATCTTATGGTAGATGCCACGCAAGGCTGTAGGGGCTTCTGGCAAGCGTCACAGTGCGTCTGTAGCAAGTCTGAAGCGGTTGTATACCATTATGGCTATGCGCTGTCTAAAGATCGTTCTATGCGCATGATGCAGTTCTTTTTGAAGTATAATTCTCCTGAAATACCTAAAGAACAGTACATTGATATTATTAATAAGCATCCCTATTTTAATCCGAAAACGTGGGAACAGGGAGCTAACCCGAACGACAAGATAATATGTAAATATGCGGGATATCACCCAGATATTATGAAGACGCACCCTATGTATAATGTGGTTGTTATCAAAGACTAAAAAAATAGGGTGGCTAAACGGTGTGGAGGGTTTTGGTGGTTGGAAGGAGTGTCACCGTTTAGCCACCAGAAACTATAGTATACATCAAAAATATGAAAAAGTCAACATGCACGTTGACAGATAGTAAATAAAAGTCAACAAGAAAGTTGAAAAACATCAAAGAATAGAAACCAATAATCAGAGGTTATCATGTCAAAAGTATATCAAATTCCAGACGTTACGCAGACTATTACTACGACCGAAACAGATGTTATTTTTATTGGAGTTCAGGATGTTATCGGGCGTAGCTTCTTCCTGATCAATGACGGCGCTGTAGACCTTACTTATAAGGTCTATGCAAGTCCTTCGGGTGTTGTAACTGGCGACAAGGATAATGTTGGAAATACACTCACGGCTGCGCAGATCGCAAAAGAATGGGAAGTCCAGACGGCGATTACGGGAACGGTTGCTGCCGGCGTGTCGGCTTCAGTCAATGTGTCAAGCGTAATGTTAAAATATATAAAGCTTTCGGCATACACTTCTTCGGGATCGACTACGCTGAAAGCATACGCACAAAAGATAATCTAGGATGTGAACAATGTCCGCACCATATCAGATCGGAATACCGTTTACGGCTACTGTTGCAGTGCAGACTGCGCTGACTGTTCCGTATGTGAATTCTTTTTTCATTGTTAATGACGGCGACAACGCTGTTACATATACCGTCTACGGCAGCCCCGATGGGAAAAAAGCCGGCGATAAAGATAAAGATGGAAATATATTAACGGCTGCCGAAATAGCTAAGAGATGGGTTTCTGTAGACACGGGTTCTGTGACTACAAATAAAAGTATCAATGTTTCAGCAAGTCCATATCAGTTTTTCAGAGTAGATGTATCAACGAGTGCCGCTACTTCGGCGATAAGGATTTGGTCGAACACAATAACTAAATTGTATGCGTTCTTGGTCACACCATAGGAAATAAAATATGGCGCAAAAATTTGAAATAGGAATACCGTTTACCGCAACGACATCGGTTCAGACGTTGTTAACTGTTCCTTATGTCAATTCTTTTTTCTTGGTTAATGATGGAGCTACCGCAATAACGTATAACATCTACGGTAGCCCGAATGGAATGAAAACTGGGGATAAAGATTCAATTGGTAATTCTTACAGTGCTTCTGAAATTGCAAAGAATTGGGAAGAGCTTGAATCGGGTTCGTTCACTACGAACAAAAGCATTAACGTATCGATCTATCCGTATAGATATTTTCGTCTTGATGTAAGCACGGCTTCAGGATCGTCCGCTGGAAGATTTTGGACAAATACAATAACAAAAATCTTTGGGCTTAATAATTCACGCGCCGATATTGACTACAAGGGATATTTTGCTACTTCTGCTGCATTATCCGCCGCCTTCCCCACTTCGACCAACGGTGCTTATGCAATTATAGGATCCACAAAAACAATTTGGATATGGAACGATACAACGTCCGCTTGGAGCGATACAAGTGTAGCACCATCGCCAAGCACATATATAGTTGGCGCAGTTGTCGCATATGCAGATCTACCGACTGTAAGTGATCATACAGACGAATTGTGGTTAGTAAAAACGACAACAGGATTGTTATTTTCAAGAAAAGCAAAAGGTCTTTATCTTAGTGATGGATCTTCGTGGACGTGGATGAGTGATTACCAAATTCTTTACGATGATACGCAAACTACTTTTTACGACGATGGGGATAACACAAAACGCGCACAGTTCCAGCTTAACGGGATCACACCGAATAATACTCGTGTACTTACTTTTCCAGATAAGGACATAACTATCGCTGGCGTTGATGATGTAGAAACATTAGAACAGCGGTTTGATACAGTTGCTAGTGACACGCTTTTTGCCACGGGTATAAATAACATCAACACAAGCGACCTTTTACAGCGGGTGAACACCACTTTATCTTTTAATGATAGTACCCATGTGTTCTCAATTGCACCAGCGGGTGGGTCATACACCACATTTGATGTGTACCTTAGTGGTATAAAGTACACTTTTAATTCTGCACAAACTGTAGATTTGGATGACTTTTCTTTAGCAACTGATACACAATATTTTATATATTTCCACCTTAACGGAAGTAGCTGCGAGCTAACCGCAAGTACAACACCGTGGGAAATAGACAGCAATGCCGCACCTATAGCGACTTTGTTTTGGAATGGAGTTAAAGGATTTTTGGGGGAAGAACGGCACGGCGCACGTAGGAATATAGCTTATCATAAATGGGCGCACAAAAATATAGGTACAAGATGGACTTCTGGGTTGCTTGGAACATTCAACGCAGATGGTACGTTCAGCTTTGCTACCGGACAAATATCGGACGAAGATATAGTTCTCAACATCACCGGTGCAGTCACAACAGCTCGGGTATGGTACACAACAACTGGTCCTAAACCAACAGTTAATGGGGATGCTACCGTTTCAGCTTATGTAGACACGGGAGTGTTAAAGTATAATTCATTATCATCTTACACATTGGAACCTGTAACATCTGGATATTTTGTAAGAAACTATTTTTATGGTACGAATGATATTGAATTACCTATAGCAATGATTGTTGGTGAGAATGAATATAGCAATATTGAGGATGCTCGTAACGACCCGTTCCCAATTGCACCAACATACATCAACGCAGAAGTAAGACTTTTATATACTACAATTTGGGCTAATGTCGGCGGAACACCTACTTACGTAGAGAACACAGATTATAGAACGTCCCCGACACAATCAAATGGAACACTGGCAGAAATTCCAGTTTTTCTTAGTGGTTTAGAGGATGTGTATGTTCCTACCCCACAGCTTGACCAGGTTTTAAGGTGGAACGGTTTACAGTGGACTAACGGAGCACCAGTAGCAAGTAGTGCTTCTTCGGGGATACAATTCTTCAATTCCAGCCCAACAATAACTGGCGCAACTACGGATAATAGTAACCCTATTCTTACCTTGTCAAAAACGCCAGTAACAACTGCTGAACAAACCCAAGCTGCAACTGCAACTAATAACACAGTGCTAAGCGCAGCATGGTTATATGACACGGCTTTAGGGAGAACCAGCATAGATGCCGGGACATGGAACTTTAACAGCTATGCATATGTCAATTCTGTTATCGGTGGACGCGTAACTTATATGCAGCGTGGGATTTATTCCGTCTTACCGCAAGACGGTGGTTCCATTACTGTTACATTTACGGGTACAGGGACGACGCGTACTGTGACTGCAAGCGGCGGTACGCCTTTCGCCACTACGAAGATAGATGCAAGTGCTACAAATACAATAGCGTCTTACATTCAAACGCCGAATGGGTTGTACCAAATCACGGCTAGAACGAGCGACACTGTAGTGTCAGTAACAACTTTGACAACCTATACGAATGAAAGTGCTGTTACCTTTAATGTGTGGAAGCGGCTATTCATCGCATCTTCGCCGACAGTAACGGCAACCAGTTTAGCCACAATTGGGACGTATACATGGTCAAGTGTGCAGGCGGCGTTCACCATAACCGCTTTACACAAGTTCGGCGCAATTTCATTCGTAACAAGCAACAATACGACTACCCTTACGACTACATATGATGGGACTACGCATAACACCCATTTTGATACACCGCTTATAACTCTGCATAACAATCTTGCTGGGCTACAAGGTGGTACTACCGGGGAGATGTACCACCTTACACAGGCGCAAGCTACTGTCGTAGCAAACACTTCTGGAACGAATACGGGCGATGTCACGCTTGCCGCAACCAATAATGGTTTAAGTTTGACTAATCAAGTGTTAGCACTTGGTACTCCGTCTACGCTTACCAACGCTACGACAAATGCCGTTACTGGAAGTTCTCATACACATGCGGTTGAAATTGATTATTTAGGTCTACAAATATTTTCTTAGGAGAAAAATTATGTCGAAAGCTACTAAAAGAAAGTTATCCGGATCTACGGATGGGAAAGCAATAAAGGTCACTGGGACTGATACTGCTGGCGCAGTTACGGTGCATACAGCCGTTTCGGGGACTACGCCCGGTACGTTTGACGAGGTATGGATATATGCCTATAATGGTCATTCGGCGGCTGTTGTTGTTACTATTGAATGGGGTGCGGCGGATGCTTGGAATGTAGTAAAGGTATCCGTGCCAAATCAATCTGGTCTTGTTCCTATCATACCTGGTTTCTTGCTACAAAATGGAACTGTAGTAGAAGCCTTTGCTGCAACAGCGGATGTAATCGGAATACACGGTTTTGTAAATAGCATAACTGATTAAAAATAATACTGGAATTCTAAAATGGCTACTTTGATCGCATGGTGGAAATTTAATAATAATCTTACGGCTTCACTAGGATCTGATGGTACTTTAGCTGGTGGTTATACTGCCGTATATGGCACTGGAAAGTTTTTTGAAGCAATTGATATGACTACGCAACCCACATTTGGCGAAAAAATAAACGTATCTTTTACGATACCCACAAATGGGACAATTGAATTTTGGATTCAGCCTTCTGGATGGAGCTGGGAAAATACTACATTGACTGGTGATGCGAATTACCACGTTCCTTTTGCATTGAATGCTTCGGGAAATCCGTATATGTATATACAATATGAACCTGGTATCGGAATAATACTCCAAATGGGTGATCAGGCTGGAAATGTTACAGACACATATACGACCAATGCAAAATTTGATGACGGTGTGTGGCATCATTTTGCATTTACATGGGGATCTGGCGGATTGAATGTATATGTAGATGGGGTATTAAAAAAATCAGATAGCATGCATTCTTGTTCCCATAATGGAAGTACTTCATTCACGGCCCAAATATGTACAGCACCGTGGAGTGGAAGATATTTCAAAGGTTATTTTGATAATTTAAAAATATACAATGGTGAAAAAACAGATTTTTCTGATAGATTTTATGAAAGTGGTGTTCCTCCTGTTACAACCTACTTAAAAGATAAGTTAAGAAATCGTTTAGATTTGGCTGGTGTTTCATCTGGGCATGTTGCGAGCACTACCAATTATATAAAAACAAGATCACGAACTCGCGTTGAATTAACTGGAATATCAGCAGGTTAAAAAAGTAGAAAATGATACAATATGTAGAAAATTATTTAGCCTAATTAAGGAATTTGTATGCCCACGGAATACTATTATATTGTAATTGGAATTGTTGCACTTTTCTTTATTATGGTTCTTGCAAGTATCTTTTTTAAAAAGGTAAAATTTACAAAAGATTCTATTGAATTACAAAAAGACGATATAAAAGATAATTCTAAAGAGCTAAAAGAAAAATTGCGTAAATTCTATGAAGTTTATGCAATAATTGAAAAAAAATCATATGAAGCTGGATATGAAGTTGCAAAAGTAAAATATAAAACTATTTTAGACGCACAGCGCGGAACCGCCGAAGAACAAATGATACCATTACGAGAAAAAGTTATGAACGAATTGTGCATTCTTTCTCGGAGCAAACATGAAACAGATGGAACTATTTTTTTGGGTATTGTAACTATATATTTTAATATATTTATGGCAAGTGTAAAAACTTCTTTTGAATTAAATAATTGGCGAAGAATGACACAAATTGAATTCGATGATATGATTAATAGAAAAATAAATCTTCTTTTATCTGAATGGAAGCGTGTTGTGAATATTTATTACATATCTAAATTCGCATCTGTACCACAAGATATTGTTTTAGGTTTGCTTGAAAACCCAAACGATATAGGGCTAAACGAATTATTTATAAAAACAATAAAAACAATTTTTATTAGTGCAAAAAGTATGAAAATAAATGCTGAAGATAAAACGGTAGAAATAGAAAAGCAAATGCACGATTATAATAATTCAATTATTAAAGCTAGTCTTGCTGATGAAAATGATGAAAAATCAAGCAAAAGTTGATTTTTTCGCAATAGTTGAAGAAGAAAACGGCGGTTACAAATGTTAATTTATAGTTACAGTAGCGTTGTTCCACTGCAAATAACCATTTACAATTATAGTGGCGGACAGATAGTTGATCCAGATCAATATCCTTCTTCTACGCCAACTGTAACAATTTATGATTCTGGTTCAAATGTTATCGCTACGGGGCTTCCGACAATACGGCTTGGAACGGGCATATACGCTTATAATTATACTGTTCCCGCAAATGGTCCACAGGGGTATTGGCGTGTCGAATGGTATTTTACCATTGGAAGCTTTTTGCCTGGTGTTGAAAATCGAACTGAATATTTTAAGGTCGTTGAGCCTGGTGTGATAGAGTATGATCTTGATAATCTTGTAAACATACTTCGTATCCGCTTGAAGGATACGCACCCCGATTATCGCAAGCGTAAATGGACGGATGTAGAATTGCAGACTTTTCTTGAAAATGCGCTTTGGGATATAAATGTTACGCCGCCCGAAACGACTTATTTTCTTTACAGCGGTCCGACTTCTTATTACCAATATGTCCCAGATTGGAAGGGTTTGATTATGGAGGGTGCAGTAATATTTTCACTAATTGCCCAAAGTATTTTTGAAATGGGTAAAGAATTTTCTTTTTCAGATAATGGTATTTCCATGACGCTTGATCGCGGCGGGAAGTATCAAGGCATGGCTCAGATGATTTTATCACAATACGATCTACATAAAACAGCCGTAAAAAACAACTATTCATTCAATTCAGTTAGGCCATTCAGTATTATTGATTCAGAGTTGGTAGCGAAATTTTCGGCGATGGCTCCAATGTCATATCGATTCAGGTAGTAACATGTTGGTTTACGGAAGAACAGACGTTTATCGAAGTCCATGGGTGGCAGATGATCCAAATTTAGGCCAAGAAATTTTTTCGCCAAAAGATGCCATGGATATTGACTATACTCTTGATGCTGTACTTCATATGGATTTTAATATTCTTAATGCAAAGGGCGAAACATTTCAGCTTTGGACGGAACGAAAGTCTGGGCTTAGATGCGATAACCCGCTTTGTCCTGCGAGTAAAGATAATCGTGAAAATCCTAATCCAAATTGCCCGACATGTCTTGGAACTGGATTCAAAGGAGGATATGATAAACAGGGAGAAATACTTATTAGCGTTGCACCGCAATTAGATCAGATAACTTATGAACTTGGTGGGCAAGCTTATTTTTGGAAGCCGCAAAATTGGACAATGCCTGATCCAAAAATATTTGCGGGCGATATTCTTTTTGCCATAGATCAAGAAAAGTTTGTACAAACGAAACTGGTACAAGATGAAGAATTAACGCGCAGAACAGATAATAGCGCTGACTTTGATGCTCTATCTAGTAATAGTGTTACGCGAATCATTAAAATATCAAACAACGCAAATTCATCTGAAGATTATCAGAAAGGCGCAGATTATGTTTTGTCGAACAACGGCGTTTTATGGATTAGTGATAAGCGCCCAGAAGGGTTTGATTCTTACTTTGTTACATATGAAATTAGCGATACTTTTTTTCAAATGTACCGAGTAGGTAGTGTTAATCATGCGACAATGCGCGGAAAGAGATTGCGGCAGATCGTAGAAATGACAGCGCTTAATCGTGGCGATGCAATGTATGAAATGCTTCAAATGGATACTGGTTACGAATCTTATAATTATCCATATGCTTTCCCGTATAGCGATTGGTACGAGCGGGACAGATAAATGGCTAATCCAATAATAGATATTTTTCTTGAAATGGACGATGACGCGATCATGTCCGATCAAAAAGCGGTTATTGCGGTTAATTGTTCCGTAAAGGGTAAAGTTGTAAGCGGTATTGTTATAACTACAACGGTAACTGGCGGTACGCTCACGCCGGCGACTGCAACTACCGATATCTATGGAAATTGTAAACTTGTATTTGCGCCACCAGCCGCTATGACGGCAAAGGCATCCTATGATATAGTCTTTACGGCTACGAAAACGGGTTTGACAACTTCAACTAAAAATCTTACCATTTATGTTGATATACTTCCCGATGATCTAAAAACCGGTAATCTTGAACATTCAATAATGCTGTATCGCATTCGCGATATTATACTAAATTCTTTAAAAAAAATACTTCTTAACGATAGGGAATTGTATACTTCTACGGGTCTTACTTCAGCGCCAGTTTTCTATAATGGGTGGAATTATTCTTCAAAAGAATTCCCGCAAATTATCATATCTGGTTCTTCTATGACGCCACGCGAAACTGGCATAGGAAATAATATGTTGGGGGAAGGGCGTGAAGTAGGACAACCAGATTATGAAATGCTCGGCGGATGGTTTGATATGAATCTAAGCTTAAATTGTGTCGCTGAAAGCAAAGCTGTACAAGAAAAACTTCTAAGCAATTCAACGTATGCTTTATGGGTCAAACAGAGATCTAATTTGTGGCGGAATAACGTTCTTTTGCTATCAATTGATACAGGAAATGAAGTAGTGGAACCATACCAAGATCAAAAATATCGTTATCTTTATGGCGGTTCTGTTAATATAAAATTGGCTACGGAATGGTTCTATAAGAATACTTATGATTATACGATTACAGATGTCATTCCAACGCAAACAACTAATTAAAAGTTGATTATGCGCAAATATCAGAATGAAAAGATAGGAGCAATTCTATGCCATATGTAAGACCAGGCGTATTCGCGCAATATCAAAAATCAGTTGGTGATGTTCTTTTGACATCTGGACTGCGAGTACCAGCTATTATTGGTACGGGCGTAAGTTATTATACTGCGCAAGATGAAGGTGTCATTCGCGGTCAGACGGGTTATCCTTATTCGGCTACTGATCTTGACGTTTTGGCGCATGTTGCTACTGAAATTATAGGTGTCGGGGATTTTCCTGGTGATATTTCATATGTTGAAAATACCGACTATGTTCTTTCAAATGGCGTGATTGATTGGATAGGTACTGATAAGCCCGTCACGGGGGAAGTATTCTATATAACTTATCGCTATGCGAAAGATTCTACGGCATTTGTTCCAAAGCTTTTTTCAAATATCAACGATGTTATCACGGAATATGGAATTCAAGACGAAAACAACACTGTTTCGCTTGGGGCTGAAATAGCCTTTCAGAACGGCGCACCTTTCGTTATCTGCGTTCAGGTGGAAGCTGATGCCGATGCTCATTACCTTACAGCGATTGACGCGCTTCAAGTTTCTGTCGATGGTATTGACGCAAAAATCATAGTCCCGATAACCACTTCGGCTACGGTTCAGTCTTATCTGAAAACGCATGTTTACTATATGTCGAGCAAGCTTATCGGAAAACGGCGTATGGGTATATGTGGTATGCCTATCGGTTCTACCCAGGGTGACATTATAGCGAAAGCCACTGCGCTTGGTACTCCTACCACGCAGGACGATGGCGGACGTGTGGTGCTCTGCTACGACGAAATGACACGCGACATAGTTCAATCTGACGGTTCTTTTGTTGAACATACACTTGATAGTACGTTTCTTGCTTGTGCAGTCGCCGGAGCGATGGGGCTGTACACGGTTCAAGTTCCACTCACTCGTAAGCCATTGCAGGGTTTCAAGACGGCAATAAAAGCCCGTGCGTGGCTTGAAAAACAGAAAGACATTTACGGTACTTATGGCGTCCTTATCCTTAACGATAAGGGCGGCGTGATAAGCGTTCGGCATCAGCTTACGACCGATACTTCGGCTTACAATTATTCTGAAATATCGATCACGCAGATTCGCGATAATGTTACTGAAGATGTTATCGGCGGATGCGATACATTTATCGGAGAATACGAAACGCCAACGACGAATGCGAGTATATATGAAAAGGTCAATGCGATTTTGACCGCTAAGATGAATGAAGGTATTCTTGTTAACTTCGGTGGTATATCTGTTACGACAAGCCCGACAGTTGCTTCTGACCGGCTTGTTTCGTATTGGATAGACGTTGCTGATCCGATTAATCGTATTTACATTACGTATACTATCAAGCAGACCGCATAAGGAGATAAGTTATGCCAATCGACGGAGATATCGTATCTAATAAGCTTGACGTTCAAGGCGTCATACCGACAAACAGAACAGTAACTACTCCTGGCATTTATATGCAAGTGGGCAATTTCATTGTCGGCAGAATACAGTCGATCAATGAAGGGCAAGCCCGTGGTGCTACGGAAGTGTACGAAGTCGGCAGTGTCGGCCCGGTTGATATCACTTTCGGGCAGCCGAAATATACGCTGTCAATAAATAAGCTGAAGATCTATCGGCAAAGCTTGGCGCAAGTGCTTAGTGTTGAATCACAGAAATCTAAAAACAACACGCTTTATACCAAGCTGCTTACGGCGCTTAAAGATGGCGCACCGAAGGTTCCGGATGAAGCTGTTTTTCGTAATCTTTCGCACTTTGCATTTCCGTTTGATATTAAAGTTATTGAAGTCGATCCTAGTTCCAATAAGCGCGACATCACGATCTATGAAGGCGTGGTGCTTACGTCTTATTCTCGCGCGATCACGCTTGGCGGCGGATTGACCGTAACGGAATCCGCAAATGCTTCGTTCCTTAATATTCGTTATCAGATCGAAGATACGAATACTTGGACTGCCTAGTACTGTTCACTGAAAATCGCTGTTCATAAAAACTGAACTGCGGTAAAACATAACTTCCCCAAAGGAGAACATCCATGCCTACGCTTGAAGAAGCACTAAAGATCAAAATCCCGCAAAAAACTTTTACATTCCAAGGCTATTCGTTTACGCTGAAACTTTTGAATTCGCGTGAAACGGAAGAATGCTGGGAAGCGGTACGGTTTCTTGATGATACATCAAAGACTTATGCTTTTCCGAAACAAGTTCTTGCCCGCGCTATCATTGAAATAAATGGACAGAAAATATCTTGTAATGTAAATAAAGAAGAAGAAGAAAAGATAACAGTTTCTGAAATGAAAAGCCGAATTATAAATGAAAATATTCGTGTTCTTGATGCATCATCGGCTGTTGTTATTGCGCATATTTATGAAAAATATAACGAAGTCAAAAAAGAAGCAGACTCTATTCTTGAAGAAGTTAAAAAAAAAGAGAAAACGGTGAAAGCCGATATCTCTGGAAAATCGCCAAGTCTGTTGGAATAGAAAAAGTATTTGATGTAACATATCCGCTCACGGAAATTGAACAGTATTGGATTTACATTAACGAATGTGAAGATAAATCTGAATCAATAAAAGATATACGCGAATGGATAAAAATTATCAATATGCGATTACGCCCGGAGACTTCACCAGAGGTTGAAAAAGCAACAAAAGAAGAGAAGGGAAAACATCACGCCACGGATGATGATACCTTCAATCAACCCCTCCCTACTATTGAAGAACAAATGGGCGCATAAAAATGGCTACAGTACCAACATCTGACATGGAAGATATGATGAAGAACATGGATACCAGTTTGCGTACTGGTGTGTCCAAGGCTTTAAATACTCTTGCTGGTGCGGGTGATGGAACACTTGATCTTGCCGCAAAAGTAGAAAAATATTTCAAATCTTTGAAAGATAGCGCTGATCTGATGAAGGATAGCAAGACTGAAGAAGCTTTAGATAAACTAACGTCTATATATAAAAGCCAAAAAGATTTAATCGGCGAAATCGGTCAAGTTAGCGGTCTATCAAAAAAAGAACAATCCGCATTAAAAGATGCAATAAAAGAAACCGCGACTGAAGCTAAAGATATGACTAAGGTCATTGATGGTACTAAAAAAGCTATGGCTGCGATGAAAGAAACCATGGCTTCTGTTAATCAAATTGGTGGTATGCTTAATAAATCAATGGGGGATAGTTTTACTGCGGCTTCGGCATTAAAAGGAGCAATGGCGGGAGTAGCTTTCGCAACGGGAGATATTAAGGGTGGGGTTATAGCTACGCTTGAAGCTTCAGAAATGATGATTGAAGGTATTGGTAAGGTTCAATCTGGTTTCCGAGATACAGCGCTTGCAATCGTAACAGCTGGAGTTTCGGATAATATAAAACAAGACTTTGATAAAACAAAAGGTTTTGTTTCTACTGCCATACAAGAAATGAATGCAGATTTTGCAGAAACAGCAGAAAGCACAGAAAGGATTATGATGGAACTTTCTGGAGTTGGTTTTAAAAATCTTAATGTTGATATGGTTGCGGCGACACGAGAATTATATCTTATGGGTAAGTCGCTTAATATGTCTACTTCACAAGTAGCAAGCATGGCTGGGACATTGACAAAAGAATTTGGATATACATGGAATCAATCTAAAAATATTATTATGAGCGTAGCTGAAGCATCTAAAAATGCAAATGTTACACAAGCAGAATATGCTCAAACGCTTATAAGCACGGCTGATAGATTGAAAGATTATAATGTATCGTGGAAAGATATTGATAAAAACATGAAGGATGCTACTGAAAAAGGATTGGGTTGGAGCAGATCTGTAGCATATGCGACCGAAATGTCTAGCGGATTGGCGCGTCAAGATTTAGGTAGACGTGCCTTTATGTCAAGAGAGCTTGGTTTTGGTCAAGGTGATATTCTTGGCGCTGCGGCAATGCGTAAATATGAACCAGGATCAGATGATACACGTAAGTTTTTAGAAAAGATGTTGGAAAAAACTGGTGGTAGCGCTTCAGAAATAACTCGCTTAAAAGGCGGATCAATTGAAGATCGTGAAAAAGCTTTTGGTATGGCGCAAAAGGCGGCAATGGCATCTGGATTAGATGAACGTGTTGTTATGGAAGCACTTGGTCTTGTAAAACAGAAACAAGATCCAACTCTTGAAGAAATGAAAGGCGTAAATAATAAACTATCAAGTATGGGTAAAATGTATTCTGACGCTTTAACAACTAATGAGCAAATGAAAAAACTTGGTAGAATGGCTGATTATGCTACATCTAGTATAGGTATAACTATATCTGATAAAGATAAAAGTGTGTTAGCATTATCGCGTGAGATGAAAGAATTACAAGCAAAAATATTAGCAAAAGAAAGTGAACTTGAAAAAGAAAAATCATCTAAAACTAATATATTTCATACACAAGAAAATAAAGAAGCTAATATTGCGGCATTAGAATTTGAACTAGAATCTCTGGACACAAAAAAAGAAAATCTCGAAAAGAAAATAAAAGAAACAAAACATTCTGGCGGAGAAATAAGAAAATTTCATGGCGGCGGTGAAGTACCAGCGATACTTGAATCCGGAGAATTTGTAATAAACAAACGCGCATCACAAGAAATAGGATATGATACACTTAGTAGAATGAATAGCGGTGGATCGGCTGGCGGTAATACATTCAATGTCAACGTTGATCTTAATGTAAACAGATTAAAAGAACTTGTCAATATGTGGTTTGAAGAAACGTTTAGAAATGGAATGCGGAGTTTCAGATGATAGAAGAAAAAAAAGAAATTGAAGTCGGCGAAGTGAAAATAGCCAATGTAGCTATGCATTGCATGAATTGCCGATCCGGTAGCCAATTCGATCTTCAGAATGTGAAAACGCATCCAGATTTTATTTTTTGCAAGCTTTGGGGAGAATTAAAGTTCCACAAGGGCGTCTGTCCGAACTTTGGTTGAATGGAATAAAAAATGGGATTACTTACAAATTTTGCTAATTCTTTGGGTGTCGGTGGCGGTGTTAATTTCGATGCTCAACTTGAAAATGAACTGTTCGGTTTGCAGAATAAGGGTTTGCTGGGGCGTAAAAATAATAAAATGTATTTTACCGATCTTTCGCGTCCAAGATATATAACGCCGCAAGGTATGCAAGAACCGCAAGTGGCAAAAGTAAAAAAACAATCAATGCCGGACGTAGAAGTATATATTGACCCGCAAAGCGTAAAAGTCTCAAAAAAAGTTTTGTTCAATAAGAAGCAAACTAAGGGTGGCTGGGTTCTTCAGTTTTGGGGGCATGATCTCACAACGCTTTCCGTAAATATGAAAAGCGGATTTTATGGTTATACCAAGGGGCAGAACATTCTTACAATGTCTTATGACGCGCTAAAGCCTTTTGATCTTAAAGGTAATTGGGGTAAGCAACAACTCGGCGCTGTAGCAGTAGATCCGCTGAAGGTTTTCCAAAAACTTAAAAACAATGCGTACACAAAACGTTTCGATGAATCTTATCCTTCTACGGGATTTCCGTTGATAACGCTTGTCTATGAAGGTACGCCGTATACTGGATTTTTCAATAATTTTGATTATGACATTTCTGCGGATAATCCTTTCAATATAAATTTCAGTTTTAATTTTACGATTGTTCCGACGAATAACAAACTGATGTTTGAACAGGCTATGCAGAATGCATCGCGTATTTTGACTACGGGATTGAATAGTAGTGATGTAGCTAATCTTACATTGTTTTCTGCAAGTGCTATTACTAATCCGAACGGCACTGCGCAAAAACTTTTCCAAGGCGGAGTTGATTGGGCGCTTAAAACCATGGAATCAAGTCTTAATGATCTAACTGGAAATCTTGGAGTGGAAAGCTTATTTGACGATCTATTCCCATCTAAAGAAGAACTTAACTAATGGCAAAATTTGTTGAAAAACAAAACTATGCGGCGATGGTTCTTGTTTGTAAATACAAGGGCGCAACGGATATTAATACGCCAGAAACATCGGCTACCGCATATGAATCTTGGTTTTATGAAATAAATCGCGGATTGACTGCGATCAATACTTCGTATCAAATAAATGGACAAGGGTCTGGTTCTGTGACGATCAATCTTCCAATTGATAGTATAACCGAACAATCCAATAAAGCAATATTTGATCAAGTATTGAATGTGTATACTGCGGGACAAGTAAAATCTTCTTTTTTTACATTAGACCAAACCACAAAATCATATATAAATCAAGATGGTAGTTATAAGTCTGGCGGAAAGGCAATTCAGAATTTAAATATTCAAGTTGAAGATGTAACTGTTACGAACAATTTGAATAAAGAAGTTACATTTTACCCAATACTTGATAAAACAAAAACTCAATGTGTATTCAGCCCAAATGATAAGATACGCATTTATCTGGAAGGTCGGTTTTCCACAAATCTCTATAAGGTATTTGAAGGATTGATACAATCTTCTTCTGTCAATTATGATGGAATGGGAATAACGATATCAATACAGTTTACAGACAATACAAAATGGCTTGATATGAGTGAATATAATATCAATCCAGCGGTAGCTCAGTCAATGATTGCCAGTAGAACCGGCGCAACTGATGTAACCGTATTCAGCACAAATCTTGCAGGCATGTATCCGCAAGACGTTATCCGTAAAATGATTCTTGGTGATACTAAGCCAGAAAAAAAATTGATTGACAGAACCATATATGGCAGATTATATGATGATATAAATACCAGATCAAAATTGTGGGCTTATATAAAAGTAGTGGACGCTGCTAAAGTAGTAGATAAAGATAAAAGTCGATGGATTCAAGGTGAGTCCGTAGCAAAAACAGTTAACGGAAAAACAACAAATGGCTTTATAGAAAAAACAGAAGCCGACATATCAGGGAAATTACCTAAAGGATACACGTACACGACTGAATTCTATGTTGACATAATAGCCATACGTGGTTGCGGATATTTTTTATTGCAAAAAGGTTATCTTAAAACAGAAAACGGGAAGCTTACAGAAATAATGCAGAATACGGCATTCGGCGAAGATAGTCTTTGGATTGATCCGAACATATTCACGGTTCCATCTTTTGTGGCGCAGTTTGGATCATTTGATTTATGGAATCACCAATATGTAAAACGCTATCAAATATGTAAAGATGTTGCAGATAGAATTGAAGGAGAGTTCTTTGCCACGCCTGATGGTACGCTTGTTTTCAAAATGCCGTATTATAATTATAATCCCGGCGTTGTCTGGAAACATTATCCGATGAAAGATGATGGAACTTTAGATAAAACTAAGCCACAACCATTCATGCCGAACGGAGATTTTTATCTTATAGAAGATAAAGATATAATGGGATATAATTTCAGCGAAGACGATTCTGATATTGTAAACTTTATATGGGTAACTGGTTCACCAGATTATAGACCAGGAATTAACATGGTCGGTGTAGATCGTACATATGTTTTTAATGAAAACCTTATTGCTAAATTTGGTGTTCGCGAGAATACGATTGTAGTTCCATTCGCCGCCGAAGAAAAGGATGAAGAAAAAAGACAAAACTTCGGTCAAGCCTACATGAACAGACGTAACGCTAGATACAAAAAAGGGAATATGACCATACCACTTCGCCCAGAAATAGAAATAGGAAAAACAATGGCAATGATTCCCGGAGTTGTATCGCAAGCCTTTGGTAATAATCCAGTATATAAAAGTTATGAGCAATGGAGCGCACCGTCTATTGTAGGTGGGAGTATTTTTTCAAATCTTGTTGATTCTATAGTTAATTCAAATGATGCTATACAGATACCAGTTTATTATATTCAAGGGTTAGGTCATTCTTGGGCTATAGGATCACAGCCGACATCGTCTTTACAATTAGCTTATGGTAGAACTTGGAAAGATAGTTTTGGCGCAAGTTTATTTGAACCAGAACCATATGTTGCCGAAGATGCTGGAATACTTAAAGATATAATGGCTGATATAAATAGAGTACAGACAAAAATAAGAATGGGTTTTGATAAGGAGTCTGAATTAGCGGCATCTATTTCAGCGCCTTCGGTAGTATACAAGAACATACAAATATACGTGTATGCGAATGCAATTTTGAATTCATTGCGCGACCTGTATATTAAATATGTAAATTCTTTCGATGATTATAAAAATATAAAGTCTGAACTTATGAAAAAGAAATTTAGCTTTCAACGCGAAATAGTATTTGAAGTCGATCTGTCGCCGTATGGATCAGATTTTAATTGGCTGAGAATGAAAAGCCAAACGCCCGAGTTGTTATACCCATTACAAGAAAATATTAGTAATGCGTTGGGCAGGTCAAAATATATTTGGCGTGATATAACAAAACCACTTCAAATAATAGATATGCCCGTAGGGATTAAAGCATAATGCCAGACAATTATTTTAGAAAAATGGTAGACGATGTATTTAATGACCCGAAGTTTAAATACAAGATGTCTAACATAGACGTTTTTACTGGCGTTATCACAGACGTTAATCAAAAAACAAATGTTGCGGTTGTAAAAACTGGCGATAATGTATACGAAAATTGTGTACTACCTTCACCGCAAGTTAATCAGTTTATAGATTCCTACGGCAACAGTAGGATATACGGACAATTTAATAATTACAAAAATGATGCATTCGTTGTCGGAATACATTTCAAGACAAATCAAAGGAATGTTATACTTGCGTCATTCCCTACATTTACGCAAGATCAATATCAATTATTTATTGAAAATAATAAAAAGGGAATTGATCGGCTTCCAGTTAAAGATGCTGATAAGCGCGATTTTGACCCAGATACGCAAACTGATCTGGTAGACTCCGAAATAATTAAATGGGGTGAACATCTTTTATATTCATCTGGTTTAGCCGCTATCCTTATGGATTACGCTGGAAATATACTTTCTGAAACGGAAAAAGAATTTCATGTGCGCGTTGGCGATAGGGATACTTTAGGAAAAATATCTGCGCCAGAAATGCATTGTACCATGGGGCGTATCGTTGATTCAGTAGGTGATCCAAAAGTAGACGCTGACGATAAGAAAATAAAAGCCGAATTTGAATTGACTGATAAACTTATAATTACAATCAATGAAGACGGTAAAGTAAAGTTAGATTTAATTGATAAAACTGAATTAAGCATAGACGCCGATGGGAATGTATCAATAAAAAACGATAATACTGAAATGCAAGTTAATGTTGACGGTACTATCAATCTCGGTGAAGCTAGTTTGGAATCCATGGTGCTTGGCGATTCATTAAAGACATATATTGATAATACGATTGTAGCTACATTTAATTCGCACTTACATAATTATATAATGCCTCTAATGCCTTTAGCCACTGGTCCGACACTTGGACCTTTGACGCCAATGACTTCTGGTTCATATTTATCACAAAAAAATAAAACAAAATAGGCGAATAAAATATGACATTAGATTTAAATAAAATAAAATCGCTTGTTGAATATAACCTTACAAGTAACAACTTTGGAAATCCCCCAGGCGATTTGCCACCGGGTTTTACTATAACGAAACAACAAGTTTGGACGATGAACGATGTAAAAATACCATTTACTACAAGGCAGATGCGGGATATGATTGCGCAATGCCTTTATGATATTTTAACGGATGCAACTAGTGACGGAACATCTTTATCTCAACCGCTTCCTGTCGGCGGCGATCCAAATGTATATTATAGTGGCGGTAACAAAACCGCCGGTACTGGAATTATAAAATTACAAAAAGATAATAGTATTATACAAGCCGACACTACAGACGCCAGATTGCAAAACGGTACGACTATCGTAAAGGCAGACGGAACAGACGCTAGACTCGAAAAAGGAAATACATACATAAAGGCAGATGGAACGCACGTATATGCTGGAGATGGTGTAACCGAAGTTGATTTATTGGGATTGCTTGGCGAAGATTATTTATCACACCAGATATTTTCATAATAGTTGAAAAACGTACAAAATGTATAGGTCAAAAAAATGTCACAAGAAATAAAACTTAAATACGGAGACATAGAGTTTTATGCGGGTGAACCACGCCTTATTGACGGAAATACTAAGCTTGAACAAGACATCGGTAAGATAGTTTTGACTGAAAAACTTGGTGATTTTCACCCAGATTATGGCTGTGATATTTATGATCTTATTGGTAGATACGAAGATGTAAACACCCTTTCGGTTTTGGCAAAAAAGAAAATACTTGACGCATTGAATTATTTCGCAAGCATACAGTATCGCCAAGGGCTTCAGCAAGATCAAACTCTTCCAGAAATACTTGCGAAGATTGATTCTATGCAGATTGTAAGATCGCCGACTGATCCAAGTTCGTATTATATAAAAGTAGATATTCGCGACGGTACGGCTAAAAATATAAGTCTCACGCTTCCAGTACAAGTGTAGGTAATAAAATGGCAAAGAAAACATTTGATGAAATAGTACAAGATATACGAGATTATATTCTCGCTAATAGACCGCAAGTAAATACGGAAGAAGGTTCTGTTACGCGGGATCTTTTCATTGAACCGCCAGCAAACGAAATACAAAATATCTATATAGAAAATGACCGAATAAAACTTATCCATTCATTGTACTATCAAGAATTTATGACTGAAGATGAATTGGATATGTTAGGGTTTAACTATAATATCGCGCGTAAAGACGCTACCGAATCTTCTGGGACGATTACACTTTATCGATCGGCGGCGATTACGCAAGATATTTTGATTCCTTCTGGTTCTGTTTTTTCTACGCAAAAAGACGTAAATCTTAATTCATATTCTTTTGCTACTGCGGCTGATACAACCATGTACGCCGCGCAATCGGCGACTTATTATAATACGACTACTGGTTATTATGAAATAGATATTGATGTTACTTCGACTACGACTGGCATAGAAACAAATGTCGGCGTAAATACCGTTAGAGTTATTTCAAGCGGAACAAATGATTTTCTCGGTGTGAGGAATGATGCGGTATTCACTGGCGGAACTGATTCTGAAACGAATCTTGTTTATGCACAAAGAATATTGGATGCACTTGCGGGGAACAATGTCGGAACTGAATATGGCTATAAACGCGCTGTGCTTACTTCTACTTATGTTAACGATGCGGTAGTTATACAACCAGGCGATACGCTTATGACGCGGGATAATGGTTATGGTGGTAAAGTCGATATTTATATTAAAGTGGACACAACAAATGCAAATACCTACACCACAGCAACAGATGTTTTTGTTTTCGCTGATGCTAGTGGCGGCGTCGGTGCAAGCGATCCGTCAAATGATTATATTCTTCTTGAACGTCCAGTAAAATCAATTACAAGTGTGACTGGAAGTATTTCTGGCGCTTTAGTCGCTGGTGTTGATTATAATTTTGTTCCAGATACTACTTCGGCTTATTCGGATAGTACTAGATCAAACGATAAGATACATTTCTTGAAAACGAATGTTCCTATTTTTGGAGAAACGCTGACGATAGTGTATGTATATTATAGTATCGTTGAAGATGTAAAAGATATTATTGATACTGAACGGCAAAAAATAGTTACCGCTGATGTTCTTATCAAACTCGCTAAAAAAGTTCCAGTCAATGTTGCTGTTACGGTTTATGCGGATGATACAATCACTGATGCGACTGTGTTCCAAGCTTCGGTTCAGACGGCTATTGAAACAGCTCTGAATTCTGCCGTGCTTAATAATAAAATAGAACAATCGGATCTTGTAAATACAATTTATACGGTTGATGGTGTTGATCGCGTTAATCTTCCATTCACTACGCTTAATGCTCCTTCAAAGGCGGCGTATACTGTTGGACCTTATAATCAAATCATATTTGACGGGAATGAATATTCTTGGACGGGAACTGTTACGGTAACAGTCGTGTTGGCGGTGTAGGATGCCATCAAATTGTTTATGTGACTGCACAACTTATCTGGACGAAATGATTCAGAAAATTTCTGAAAAAGTCTACAAGGCTAATGATCCAGATACTTTTATTTATCAAATGCTGAAGGCGATCAATAACGAATTGTGCGAAGCGCATGACGATCTTATAAAAGCAAAAAATGATATTTATCTTTGGAACGATGTTGTAGCCGAACCAGTTATCAAGGGTGTTGAACATGGCATAGACTGTCTTCAAAATCGCGCCGTAGCTGAAATATTGAGTGTCGGTTTAACACCTGGCGCGAGTGATTATTTTGAAAACATTGACTTTGTTCGTGTTGAATGTGGTGTGGCTTGGTACATTCCTACACAATATTACGGTAGCTATTACGGCTACGGATACGGCGGCGGTACATACCAATATGGATTCAATCAGTATTACAATCAATACTATCCTTGGGGTAGAGCTGAACCGCCGATGGGAACAACATATTATGTAACATACCGTTATGGTGTACGTGATGAAAATCTTTACAACAATTTTGGTATGTTGGTTAAGCTTAGAAAGCAAGACTTGTGGGATTATCCACAATATAGAAAAGCAATAAAGACATTGATACTTTCATTTCTCGGCGGACCAGCGGTTGAAAACATTAAAGATGCCTTATCTGTTTTCCATAACCGCGATTATATAGAAATACAAGAACTGTATTTGAATGGATGGATATTAGATCAAAGTATCCTTTATACTGAAACGGAATATAACGACCCAACATTAAATACTTCCAATGGATGTATCTTAATCGGCGAACAAGAATCGCTTTATACTTTCGTTATACGATTCCATTTTTCTGAAACAATGTCAGCGCAGACAAAGGCTATTCTGAATGAGATCATTGCAATCATAAAGCCGGCTCATACTAAAGTAATTGTACAATATCTTATAGGTTATTAAAGTTGAAATATAGTAAATTATAGAATCCCCAAAAATAGGTAAATAAACATGTCGTTTACAAAAACCACAAAAGCCACGAAATTTTACAGCGGTCAACGCGTTGATGTTGCGGATATGCAGACGAATCTTTTGCAATATCTTATTGACAACGGGCGTCATATGCAGATCAAGGCGCTCGGCGATGGAGTTATTTCTGGTCTGACTGTTACCGACAATAGCCTTGCAATATCACAGATTCTTTCTGGAAGTGAAATTGCTACGCTGAAGGGGAACACGGCTAACAAACTTTGCCAAGTATTTCAAGCAAAAACTTCAAATATACAAAATATTATTTTAAGCATTAAGCGGACTAATACTTGTACTGGTTCTCTTACGATGTCTATCTGCCCGTTGACCGATACTACTGATCCGACTTCTGTGATTCAATACACTTCTACTGTCGCGCAAGCATCTGTAACTGAAAGCGGAATCGGAACTAGCCTTGGCGATATAACTTTTAATTTTATGGCAACAGCAGTTGGCGCTTATGGTGCGTTGACTGTTGGACATTATTACGCAATTATGTTGCAGAGTAGCACGACCGATGTTGGAACAAGTGGAACATTATCTTTTGCTTATAGTTCAGCAAATCCATACGCATACGGATTTATTCGCGAAGTTACGTCAAGCGTGACTACGGATCACGCAACTTGGGATTTATATTTCAAAATATATTCTGACTGTGTTTCTCTTTCAACTGGTTTTGGTTACAAAGAAGGGCAGCCAATAATTGTTGATACGGCTGTATCTGAAGTAGAACTTATTGAAACAACTGGCTCTGATAACTTTCTTTGTGTGCGTTATGTAGGAACTTTGACCGATCTTGAAGTTAATCCAACGTGGGGTACGAACGAATATTCGCGAACTTTGGACGATTATGAAATTGAAGTTTTTAACACCGCGTTTACGTCAATTGATTCGTCATGGCTGATACTTTATAAGATCAATCACAACAACGGTCTGTCTTTGACGATCAGTGATATGCGCCCATATATGCCGCATAGCAATCTTTTGTATCAAGTCTATCTGCAAGATGAACTTGCTCCGTATGTTGCAACCGCGCTTCAAAGAACGATGGCAAATATTCCATACAATGACGATTACACCACCGTTCTTACAGACGTTACTAAAATAAAAATATATCGCGAAGACGATGAGTTCACTTCTAAGGCAATCGCAACAGGGACGCCGGCAAGTTCGGGTACAGTAAATATCAATCCAGCGACGAAAGAATTATATTTTCACGCAAGCGATGTAACCGCAGATACAAAAATTTATGTAGACTATTACGCTGTTCTTTCGGCGTACAGAAATGTTTTCACAATTCAAGATTTGGAAGTTCTTGGTAATGCCGTTTTCAGCGGCAACATAAAACTGACAGGTAATATCAGTTTTGACCAGAAAGCGATTGATTCTTCTTCGGATACGGAAAATGATGATTATGTAGGCGCGGAAACAAATCTTAAAGAAGATTTGGATAGAATTAAACACGAAATAAAACAAATCAAAGGATTTACCGCGTTAAATACTTGGCGGACTGCATCATCAAGTTCTCTGCTACAATCTGATTTTGACTTAGCCGGGTATACTGGTGATGGCATAGTAAAAAATGTAAAAGACGGCGCATTGAATAAATTAGATTATGATGTAACTACTGGATATAGTTTTACAATTGACACTGGTAAAGCTATCATAAATAAGAAAACAACTGGTTTTGATTCAGTTACTACTTTAACAGTAGTCGCGCCTACAGTTGGCGACGGACTAGTTCAAGTAGCTTCTGAATCAAAAGCGTTAACGGGAAACTTTGGTAAAAATACTTTGACCAATGTGCATAAAATACTTACCATTTCAAATGTCTTGGGTGACATAATTCGTTATGGCGTTGACGGATGCACGTTCGCTGTTGACGGAAGCAATGTTGTTGTGACAAAAGCGAACCATCATTTTCTTGAAGGCGATTATATTACTATCGTACATACGCAAGATAAGGATACTACAGCTCCGACATTGATAAATTCGGGTTCAATTACAAAAGATACATTTAGTGTTCCATCCGCGTCTTTGGGCGCTGGAACTGAAGCCAATAATCTTGACGGTTATGTCGTGCTTGATACCAACGGTGGCGCTACAACCGAAATCGGTTGCGATCTTTATGGATCGGCAAAAATATTCCGTGTGATAAATGCGACGACACAAGACGCAAATACATGGGCTTATACATATGCCCTTCCAAGATACGATATTGTTGAAATGGGTAATGATGCGGCAATTACAATTACAAAAGGTACTGCGGCGGCATCGCCAACAATACCAACTGTAACCGACATCAATCACCAAAAGCTTTATGAAATCTACGTGGAAGAATTGTTGGACAATGTTGCGGGAACTAATTATTCGGCGTATATGTCAGGCGTACATAATGGGCGTTTGAAAACTATTACAACGGCATTTACGGATAGAAGAACATGGCTTGAAAACACATGGGAAAAAATTTATGCGGCCAGCATGGACGTATTTTCTTCTGCGCAAGCTCATTATGATGATCGAATAAAAAGATTGTACCGTTATAAATCCGATGCGCGGATATCAAACATAGACGTGATTGACGTAGAGCATGGCGATCTGCACGTTGAATTTTTATATAACGACGATATCGGTTCAAGCGATACGAGCAAAATATCTACGTTCATGTATTCGCACCAAGAAGAAAAGGTTTATGTAAAAAATCAATCATATCACGCTACGGCTTACTACATTACTGGCGAGCAACATTTAACATCTTTGGCACAAAAAACACGCGGCGTGATTTTTGTTACTGAAGACGCCACAGAATATCTTATGGCGGTCAACGCCGTGAACACTATATCATTAGCCGTCAGCGGTATTGCTTCAAATATCACTGACGTTGATCACGATATAGATTTCCAGATTTGGGGAAATGGTCTTGTTCAAAAAGATTCGGCTACAGAAGTTCTGCATAAGATCGCGCTCCATGGTAGCGGGACTGTTTTTGCTACGTCTTTGAATGCTGACTATATCTCCGATGGATATTCTGGTACAAGCCTAAGCGCGGAAAATTATATCAGACTTACGAATTGGAAAACGGGTTTGATATTCAAAAACGAGTCGGGAACCGCTTATCGCGTGTCGGTATCTAACGCGGGTGCATTTGTAGTTAATGCGATCTAGGACAACCAATGTTCGACTATATCCAAAACATTTTAAGTAAACTGCTTGATACGGCGGATAATCCGATTATCAAAGCCGGCAGTAATCTTCTTGATAAGAACGGCGTTTCTATTCTTGATGAGAATGGCAATTATCGTTCTACCACTGGCGCGGTGATGAAGACGCAAGTTTTCACTTCTAACGGAACTTGGGTTAATCCAAATGCTTCTACGGTGGTTACGGTTTTATGTGTTGGTGCTGGTGGTGCTGGTGGCGCCGGAGAATATCTTGGTGGAAATGCAACTGGCGGCGGCGGCGGCGGTGCGGGATGTGTAAAATTAGCAACAATTACTTCTTCTGGAGATGTTACTGTCACTGTTGGACCAACTGGAAATACAAGCTTTGGTGCATATTTAATAGCCGCTGCCGGTTCTAGTGGTATTAACGGTGGTGGTGTAGGTGGAGATGGCGGCGCGGGAGCTGGGTTCGGCGCGGGCGGAGGCGGAGCAGGCGGCGGATATGGAGGGACTAATGGCGGTGCTGGTGGAGCGGGCGGAGGATATTCAACCGCTGGAACCAACGGCACGGCTGGTTCTGGTGTTGGAGCATCCGCTGGCGGCACGGGTGGTGTTACCACTGGTACGGGCGGTTTCACAATGTTTTCTGGTGGTGCAGGC